ATCGACTGACTGGAGCATCACGCCGGTATCAATCAAAGGCTTTGAGCTGCCCTTACGGGCGATCGTGGAAGGCGCCAGCGGCGGATCGACGAGATCCACGATCGACTGCCTGAGCTGCCCCGCGATGGCCGCGCCGGTCAGCTCCAGAGTCCTCCGGGCGTCGTAGTCGTTCGCGATCAGCAGACCCTCGATCGCCTTCGGCCACTCGCCGGACTTCGCCGCAATCATGTTGCGGAAGAAGGGACGCGGAGGCTGGCCGCGGGATGGAGCGCCGAACTCGTTGATAGCGGCGACAAGTGGCACAGAAGTTCCATCGGGATAGGTAGCGCCCTCGAGGAACCCGACCTTGACCGTCCCGCCCTTCTTCAACTTACGCGCGATCTTGTCGAGCGCTGCCTGGAGCTTGTCGCCACCGGAGATATCAGGCATTACGTCGTAGTATCCATTCAGCGAACATTTGAAGCTCTTCCTCGGAGGCATTAGATTTCATAACATTAGCTCTAAAGCTAATTACCTGAAGGTTTCCACGAATATACCCTAATTCTGGTTTTATTCGATCAACACTAGGTAGTATTCCGCGAAATCCACGTTTACCAGAAGTACCGTTTGCAAATGATAAAGGAAAACCAAAAACTGGACAGTGAGTTGGAGCTATATCATTTAGATAGTACGCAAACTCGTGTCTCGATGTAAAACCAAACTGAATATTTTCATCTTTACATCGACGTTGAATGGCTGTAGCTACACGAAGCCACGGATGTTTAACTGGTAAAAATTTTATTCCAGTAATTTTTTCACGATGAAGGCGATAAGGACTTTTATCACCAGACTGATCTTGAGGAAAATTATAACCCCAAGATATGCCGCCGTTTCTAACTCGTCCGTACCTCCATCCCTCCGGTACTTCGTGCTCTTTTGGTACTCTTCGATTATCTATTCCGTTGGTAATCCATTTACCTCCTCGAACAGAATCGGCTAAACGTGGAGAATATAGTGAAATAGCCGCTGCTTTTATTCTAGCTTTCGCTTCTTCGGTATGTTTCTGTCCTACTTTCATGACGCTACCTCGTAACTAAGTACGAGGTTTATATTACGCCTTAGTTAATACTAAGTAAAATGCCTATCTTACTATAATCGTTGGTGGAAAGATCTGGTCGAATACCCTTCTTGGGCCGGGACGATAGTTGAACACACGATAGGGCGCGGTGGCAAACCAGTAGTCTGATCCTGGTTTCGTCTGCAGCCACCACTCCATTGTCCCCGGCTGGACGTTCGCGAATCCGCCCGTAGCGACCGAGACCGAGCCCTCGGTGGCGTTAGTGATCCGCCCAACGAGCGGCGACGCGGGCACGCCATTGATGATCGCGTAACGCGCGGCGATATGCGCCACGACCATATTCAGCAGCGCGAGCTGGACCGTGTCGTCGGTCACCGGACCGGTGCCGTCGTTCCGGTGATAAATCACCGCCTCGTTAAAGTACCCAAGCGCGGTCGGCTCAGTAACAGCCGTGAACTCAGGGTACCGCGCGATCCAGGTGGCGTAATTGAACTCAACCTGGTTGGTCATCAGCGCACCACCTCGACGATTATGCCGTAGCGAGACAACAATCGAACCACATAGCTCGGGAACGGCAAAAGGTGGAACGCGTGGAGACATGCCAGGACGCGCACGGTCGGCTTGACCCAGCGCCGGACTCGGCACTGGATCTTAACCGTACCGACCTGGTCGACGTATCCGGCCATTACGCCGCCGTCTGGGTCCCGCGCTGGATCGACCGCATGTCCGGCGCCGCTGTGCTCGGGGCGAGCGGGTCGATCGGCTCCAGGCCGGAGCGCAGCTTGGCGCCCTCGGCCGCGCGCTTGCGCGCCCGCGCCTCGCTGTCCTCGGCAAAGACCAAGCCGTTCTTGACGTACGCGGCGTCCTTGTTGGCGCGGAGCCACTCGTCCCAGAACACGCGCGGGATACCGGAGGTGATCCCGTATCCGCCGATGATCAGGTTCGGGACCTCGCCGAGCGCCATCTTGGAGATGTCGAGCGAGTTCCCGCAGATCCGGTAGGTCTCCTCCAGACGGACCGCACGCTGGGAGGTGCGCGTGCCGCCGCCCATCACCTGCTCCTGGTAGTTCTCCATCACGAAGTTCTGGAGGAGCAGGCCGTTCGGCAGCTTGCACCCGACGGTGACCGTGTCGGGCTCGGCCGAGGCCGGGCGTCGCCGACGCCGCGGCTCGTTGTTGTCGAGGTCGTTACTCATCGTTGCTCCTTAAATTCCGACCATCGATGCTATACCAGCGGGGAAACGCAGTACGGCGCCCCAAGTACCCGCGGTCACCTTCTGCTTAAACGACGAGGTGGCGCGGATGATCGGGTGTGACCGCATCTTCTCGTTGAACGCGCAGAAGCCGGTAGCCTGGCCCTCGACGTTGTCGGCGATCAACTGCATCAGGTTGCCCGCCGGGTTCCCCTGGGTGTTCTGGGTTGACAGCGCGTTGTACTGCACCGCCGACTCGATCTTCAGGTTCGGGAACGTCTTGTCGAGCATGTCCGCGACGGTCAACCCGAAGGTGTTGATGAACTTCATCGCCACCGCATTCGTCGTTCCCAGGGCCAGCTTCAGCGGAGTGTCCATCTCGACCAGGCCCGCGGTCTGAACCACCAGCTGCGTGTACGTCGCCAGGATGTCGTTGTACACCTCGTTGGCCGTGGCGTTCGGGCTGGTTCCGGAGAACCACGTCACGCCGCCGGCCGCTTTGGTCGCCGGGGTGATAGAGGCGCTCAGGTTCGGGTCGTTCAGTAGCCCGTAGTTCTGGAGGCCCGAGACGCCGCGGAAGTACGTCAGGTTGGCGAACTTGTTGAGGTTCAAGGCCGCCGCCTTGTCGATCTCCGAGACCCAGTTGATCCGGGCCAGCCCCGCACGCTCCAGCTCCAGCTCACCGTACTCCTTGATGATCTGGAACAGGTACGCCTGGCGCTGGGGCCAGTTGGTATTGACGCCGGCCCGACCGTTCTCGTTGAAGTCGCCGTATGTGCTGGTCTCGCCGGTGGCCTCGGCGACCGGGAACATCGCGGTTTGATCGAGCCACGTGCCCTTCCGGAGCTCGCCGAGGATCACCGCCGCCTTGTTCGCGGCGAAGAGGACCTCGTAGACGTTCGGGTCGATCAACGTCGTGAGCATCGCCGGGACGCCCGAGTTCGGGTCGGTAGTCAGCGTTGGCAGCGCGTCCATCGCGATCCGGTAGTCGCGCTTCATCTCCGGCGTGACGTAGCCGATTGGCTCGGTGCCCGGCTGCCAGGCGATGCCGAGCTCCTCCAGGTGCGCCTTGTCTCCGCGAAAGGCCGCGAGAGCTTCCGTTGCGTTCATGGTGCTATTCCTTTCTCTCTGCGACCTTAGCCGAGGGGCCAGGAGCTGATCTTGATGAGTTCACCCGCGAGGCCCGAGGACATCGCGACGAACTTCGTCTCGGTCGTGACCCCGGCGGTGATCACCGTGCCGACCGCGACGGTCTGGGTCGGCGTCACGATATACGTACCCGTGAGGCCCGTCCCGGTGCCGAGCGCCGTGATAGTGGTGCCGGACGTGACACCGCCGCCGCCGGTACCGCTAAGGACGTCGCCGACCGCTAGGACGCCGGACGAGACCGAGGCGACTGTCAGGAGGCCCGCGGCGGCCGTGATCGTAGTCGAAGTCACGGTCTGGTTGGGGACGCTGAGCGAGTACGTGCCCGTGCCGCCGGTCGTGCCCGAGAGCTGGGATACGATCGTAGAACCGGACGCGACGCCGCCGCCGCCCGTGCCCGTGAGCACCGAGCCGGGATAGAGGGTGCCGGAGCTGACCGCGGTGACCGTGAGGACGTTGCCGCTGATCGAGCCGGTGACCGAGGTGGTCGCGACCGGGCCGATCGAGCCGGTGACGGTCGCGGTGCCCGGCGTTGCGGTGGCGGCGAAGAGGACCGCGCCGTCGGAGTTGCGCGCGTACGCCTTCTGGCCGATCAGCGCGGCGGTCGTGCCGTCGTTCTTGACCCAGAAGCCGCCCTCGTTGAACAAGGTGACGCCGAAGCCCTGGGGCACGACCATCCCGGCGTCGGCCAGGTAGGTCGTGATCAGCGCCTGCTGCTCGCGGTGGACAAACCCGGTCGGCGCACCGCCACCGAAGCTGTTAACGATCGTCGGCGCGTTGTCGGGGTCGATCCCCGCGTACGAGGCCCAGGCGAAGTGCCCGACGATAACGCCGGAGCCGCCTGCTACGAAGCCTCCCGGCCCGGCCATGACCGAGACGCGAGGATTGTGATCGGCGAAGTCGCCGGCCACGGCGGGGGCGGGCTGGGTGCCAACACTCGCCTGAAACCCGTTTGCCATTTCATAATCTCCTTGAAGGTTTGGCGGGTTGGTTACATCGTCCTGATGTGGGAGGCGCTCGGGAAGCGCTCCGAGAAGCCCTTCGCCGCCGCCTCGTCGTGGGCGATCCGGGCCTCGCTGCTCCGGCGCGCGCCCGGCTTCGGCTGGGCCGCGAGGATCGCGGGCAGCGCGTCGGGGTGCGTGTCCTTCACGTTGACGCCCATGGCGGTCAGCGTGTGCCGATAGACAGCCTCGGCCGAGTCGAACGCCACGCTGAGGTCACCGACGTACGGCCGGACCATCCGCTGGGCCTCGGCTACCGCGTTGTGGTTCTTCTCGACGCGCGCCACGGCCGCCTCGACGGCGGTCTTGATGGCCGCGTCCATCGCCTTCTTGTCCATCGCTGGTGGTTTCCCTGCTTCGAGGTCTGCTCCATTGTCTTCGTCGACGGCGCCGCCGGCCTTGGCGGCCTTCATCATGGCGCACACGGTATCGAGGTCGGCCGGATCAAGCTTGTCGCGGAGGAAGTCCTCGATCTCGTTAGCGTCCGATTCGCCGGACTGCATCGCGTCCGGGTCACCGGCAGCTACATCCGGGTCGCCCGCACCGGCGTCATCGGGGTCGCCACCGGCATCCTCGTCGACCGGGTCGGCCATCGGGTTGCCGTCGTCCGGGCCGGCCTCGCCGCCAACGGCCTGGCTGGCCTCACCGGCGAGCGCCTCGATATTATCGAGGATCTCGGGGAGGTCCTCGATGTCGGCATCTTGTGCCAAGTTGCCCGAGACCGCAGCGCGGATCGCGCTGGTCACGTACGGGCGCCGGGCGGTGAAGTTCTTGGCCGTCACGTCCTTCAGGATCGGGCGGAGGTTGATCGCCGCGTCCTGGGCGAGGCGGGGATTGAGATAATTCTGCAGTGCCCCCATGGCGACCAGCGCCGTGGGGGACCACTTCGACTGGATCGTCATGGTGGCCTTCTCCTTGTTGTCGCGCGCTGGTCGTATAGCCGCGTCGAGCGCGATCGTCGCGGCGTCCAAACCCAGAGCCTCTAGAGCCTGCTCTGGTGTCTGAAACCTCTTCTTTAAGGCGTCGATGAGTCGCATTCTTAGGTCCTCAGCTCTCGGATGGCCGCAGCGATCCCGCGCCAGGAGATCAGCGCCCGGTCGATCGCGACGTCCGCCCCTGCACGACCTTCGCGAACCATCGCGAGATGGTTGCCCACGATGTCGCGCATCACGCCGTCATATTTCTCGCCTTCGTAAACACCTGGGGTCATCTCTGCACGATAGGCGTAACCCATGGACAACTGACGCTGCGAACCGTCGTCGATCGCCTCGCTGGCATAGGCGGGCCAGATGCTCAAGCTGTTGCGAACGTAGGGAGGTTCCCACGAGGCATCGTTCCCGGTAGCACCAACCGTAATCTCGTGCGGATGGTCCTGGGCCGAGGCTGGCTTGTGAGTGAACAAGATCGGGAGACCGTTAAACGTGTCGACCGCTTTGCGGAGCTCGTCGGGATGACGCAGAAGCGCATAGCGACGATCCGGGTCGAGCATCTTCCAGTTGTCAGTTCCCTTCATTACTGCGTTGATCTCGGCGCCGGTGTAGGGGTTCACGCAGGCCTTCGTCACGTTAGCGCGGTCAACGTGGAGGCGCCCGTCCTTGTCGTACGTCCGCTTGTCAGTAGCTAGGGCCATGTCCTGAGCGACGTTGGCGAGCCCCCGTCCAGACTTCACCGCTGACGACATCCGCATCTGCCGCTTCCCGGTCCCGACCTTCCCGCCGATGGCCCAGCCGAACCCGCCGTTCGGGTCGGTCTGCGCGCCGACGGTCAGGTGGCCGTTGGGGCCGATGCCGGAGTCTTTGGCTCGGCCGCCGACCTTATCCTTCAGATAACGACTCATCGCTGCCGTTCGCTGCACCGCTGCTGGACGTGCCGGCGTGCCGTGATTTGCCCTTAAACGCTGGGCTATCATCTTATGAGTATCCTCCACGGCGCCGGAGGAGTGAGAAGGATCCGCCGACAACCTCTTCTTGGTCTTATTCAACTCCTGGTGTTGCTCATAGGAACCAGGATCATGAGAAACAAACGCCTTAGAAAATTCAGCAACGGTATGAGGGTGAGATTCTTCCAGAGTATGGGAATCTAGATATCCACCCTTTCCGTAGGTCTTATGAAGATCACCAAAGCCAGCAGCTCCCTCACCTGACGTGAATTGCCCCGTCTTCGGGTCGTGTTTGACCTCATCTTGACCAAACGGCGGCGCATCCTTCATCCGCGGCAGCGAGTTGATTGCTTTTAGGCTTGCTTCGTGGGCCTCCTTGAAGGAGGCGTGCTTCCCGACCAGGACACTACCACCAGAGATCGTCCCGGATGGCTTAAAAAGGCGCGTAGCGATGAACGACTTCGGCTCACCGGCGTGTTTTATATTGACCGTGTGTGTCGTGCCGGATGGATCGGCCCCGATCTTCTTTGCCCAGGTCCAGGGTTGTCCCTCCTGGTTGTGCGCAACCTCGTTGTAGCCCTGGCTAGCGGCGAACTGACCATGCTCATCGCGCTTGATTTCAGCATCCTCCGCCTCGATCCTCCGCGCCAGGTCCCCGCGCCCGCGCAACCTGGCGCGGCGCGCGGCGTCTGGGAGGGCGGAGGTAGTCGGGGTGTCCTGAGCCGAGGCCTTATGAGCCTCGTGATGCTCGATCAAACCCTTAATGGCGTGATGCTCCGAGGTAAACAAGCGAGGATTGATGGTCGGCTTTCGACCCAGCAGGCTCCCCATCGTTCGTGAGGCCGCACTAGCTCCAGCGGTAGAGCGCGGACTACCGACATATCCCTTGGTATGGCTGCTCCAGGCAGTATATCCGCTCTTGTCCTTGGGATAGTTCGGGTTCGGAGCGATGAAGTTCGTATTGCCGATCTCTCCGGACTCATGGTGGACCGTCGATCCGCCGCCTTTTTCCTTCGGCTTTGTCGAGTAGGACGTTCCACTGGACGACGTAAACTGCCCCGTCTTCGGGTCGTGTTTAACCGCATCCTCCGCCTCGTTCTCGGCCGAGTCATCCAGGTTCGCTAAGATCTCGTCGATCGTCGCGCGCACCCCAGGATGGATCGGGTCCGGCGCGGCATCAATCGGATGCCACGCGTGCTCGGTCGACTCGTCGTTGAGATTCGGGTCGAACGGCGCTGCCACGGGCTGGTAGAACGTCGTGAACTCGACGCCGTCGTGTAAGTGCCTGTGCGCCTGTCTCATGCCCCCAGCGCCTTCCCTCGCGCTGTAACCCGTCTCCTCGCTCGCCTCGCGGATCGCGGCCTCCTCCGGCGTCTCGCCGGCCTCGATGACTCCGCCGGGGAAGCACCACTCGCCCTCGTGGTCGCTCGCGTCGGAGCGGCGGAGGAACAGGGTCTTGCCCTCGGGGGTGACGAAAGCGATGCCGGCGGCGCGGACCCTGGGGTCCTCATCCTCCGCCTCCGGTCGCGTCTGGCTCGCCAGGAACATCTTGCACCAGTCGCGCGGTTGGACACGGCCCTCGACGAGCTCACAGGCATCCGGGGCCTCGAAGTGAGTGCAATCGGCGCAGTGGTCGGTGCCCTTGGCCGGGTGCTCGAAGCCAACGTCTGGCTTGGGGCGCTTCTCGGCGTCCGTCGCGTGCTCCGGCTCGGCCCGCTCCTCGTCGATCCACTCCAGGAGCAGGCGCTTCAGCGCGGACCACTTGGTGCGGGCCATGTCCTTGGCCTTGGCGTGCTCGGGGAGCTTGCCGCCGGGGTCGGCAGAGGTGAACTCTTCGCCTACGGACTGCGGGATTCCTAGGGTCGAATGACCGGCCTTCGCCGCGAACATCGCGCGGCGCTGCTTCTCGGAGACCGGAGGGTCGGTGGCGATGGCCAAGGGCATGCGATCGTGGGCCTTACCTTGAATTAGACGAACACTCTTGATCTGACTCGAAGGGATCGCGTCTCCAGCATTGACATAGGCTCCCTTCAGATCCGGATGAGCTAAAAGCAGTATCTGGTGCGGCGATATTTTTTCGGACCAACTAAAGCTCTCGTCTGGGACGATGTCCCGGCTATTCCTCGGGGGAACCTTGAACTGGACTTCCGTTTTGACCGGAGACGTAATGAAATTGCTTGGCGCATTTATCGCTGCGTAGATCCCATGGTCCCTATCGACGAGACCCTTCTGTCGCATCGACGATACTTGGTCCCCATCGCTCTCATGGTAAAATGTTAGGTCGCCGCGCGAGTTAAGCTCGGCGATCTTGCTGTTGAATAACCTCTCAGCACCAGCCGGGGTCCTGGCCTCTGGTGGAAGCTGGGACAGGACATTCCTCAGGACCTCAGGAGTAATCTCATCATCGGATTCCGGAATAAAGTTCTTCTTACGCGATTGTTGCGGCTCGCGGGAGACGCCGTACTCGGTTGCGGCAGTCGCCGTCTTCGCCTTATCTGATAAACGCTTCGCCTCCGGAGCGTTCTTCCTATGGGCTGAGGCCGCCTCGAAGTGGGATACGGCCGCAAATCCGTGCTTATCTTCTACGGACTTTGAATTTGAATTATGATACTGACCCATCTTTTTATGATAGGCCACGTGCTCCGAACTCTTAGCGAACTGACCAGGATTATCGGGCTGCCCTCTGGGATGAGCTGACTCCTCGAACACATCCCGAGCCGTCGCGACCCCGAACACCTAGTTCGGCCTCCCCCAGACCGACGACCTGACCGAGTTCACCGCGCTCGGCGGCACCGTGTACGTCCCGAACGGCACGACCTTGCCGTGCGTCCCACAGGCCGGGCAGACGAACGTGGCGCACTCCTGGCAGCCCACGAGGAGCGCGGAGAGGAGATGGGTCCGGCAGACGATGCAGACGCAGTCGCTCACGCCTTCGGAACCCACTCGGCCGAGTATGGGTCCGCGAGGACCTTCCTCACGGCGTCTTTGACCAGCTCGACTGAGCTGGTACCCTCCGCCCGGTACGAGCGTCCCTTGCCATCGCGGTGAACGACGACGTCAAGCGCCCCGGTCGCATCATTGACGGCCGGGGTCACGTCGACGGTCGGGGGAGGCAGGTCCACCGCTACCAGCGTGCCGCAGTCGGGGCGGTGGCAGTATAATCGCTCTCGGGTGTTCTTGCCGCAGGGGCAGGGCATTGTTGTTTACCTTTTAAGGTAAGTGAGGTATGCTTCGTACCGACGCGGCTAGGTGTTGCAACACTGAAACTTCTCTCTTGCCAGGGAAATTGCCGCGTCGATCCCTGGCACGGAGCATGGCAAGATGCGATTTGATCCAGAAATGCTCGTCGATAACAAGTACTATCGTCGGTACGTGCAAATACTTTCAAAAAGTGACGTAGGATCTGATACCGAGCTACATCATCCTATTCCTAGATCATTCAAAAGAAAAAATAACAAAGAGGTAGTTAGATTATCATTTAGAAAACATTTTCTAGCTCATTGGTTACTTACAAAATGCACTAGCGGCCAAAATCAAAAGAAAATGTGCCGGGCGCTTCGCTTAATGACCCACAACAAATATGGAAAACGAATTATATCATCCTGGCAATATGCCGTCGCTAGAAGAGCAATGGTTCAAGCGATGCTCGGTAATCAAATAACTCTGGGCTACAAGCATACAGATGAATCTAAGAAAAAGATATCAGAAGCCAGCGCGAGTCACGTAGCAACTGAAGAGCAACGAGAAAAGACCAGTAGCTCAGTTAAATTATCTTGGGAAAAACGACACGACGATGGTTGGACCCACTCTGCGAAGACTCGTGAATCTTGTTCTCAAGCATCAATAGAATATTGGAGTAAAGTACACGCAGGATTAATCATCAGAACTTTGCCTAATCCTGAATCTAGGAGAAAATCCGCTCTTAAAAGCCGGCTTACCCGCGGATCTATCATCAAAATTACTAACGGAATAATCAATCGAGATATATCGGCGACTGAGTTAGTTAATAAATCATCGTATCGATATTAATGAAACAGTACCAGAAAATTGGAAATTAGGAAGAGTTCCATTCAATAGTAATATTAAGAAAGGTTTTCTATGGATTAATAATGGAAAACGCAATAAAAAGCTAATGTCTAACGATGTAATACCAGAAGGTTGGACTTATGGAAGAGTTAAGAAAAACCAGGAATAACTGGTCGACTTACACATCTGCAATTTATTTCTGTCCCTGGCCAAATGTATTTTTCAATTGCTGGATCGAACCATCCGATTTTTGGATCAAATTTCGTCTTTTCCTTCCCCGCCTTGACGTGCGATGGTCTAGGAACCTTTCCGCCCGACGAGTGGACCCACTGACACTCCTGAACGCCGAGCTCGACGAACCGCGCGCGAGTAACGACCGCAGTCATTTTGTTGTTCTGGTCACGACTGATCAGGGCCGCGCGACGTTTCGTCACCCCAAACTGGTCCTGGAGCTCCTTAGCCAGCGTGCCCAGGTCGCGCCCAGTCTGGACTGAGCGCATCACGTGCCCCTCAACCGCGGTCAGGTGCTGCTGGGCGATGCTCTTGATCAACGAGACGTTCTCTCCGACAGCTGCGCTGACGATGTCGTTGACGGGCCGGGACATCCTGAACCGAACGGTCATCCCGCCCTTCTTCAGCATCGACTGGAGCGCCGAGGTACTTCTTTGGGCCGTTTGGGTCGCAAAATACTTCGCGAGGTCTGCGGCAAGATCATCGAACCGGCTAGTCCACCGACGTGCCAAGCGCCGGAAGGCAGAACGGAGGTTGGCTGCCGGGCTGTCATCCGTCGCCAGCTTCGCGATCTCCGGTTCGTTCGCCCGGTAGTTGGCACTGATCCAATAGACCAGGCTCCGGTGCATCTCGTCGAGAAGCGCATCGAGCCGACGTCGGTACAGCGCCTCGATCGCCGCGGACGGGCGGACCGGGGCGATCGTCCTGGCGCGGGGCATTACGGTTTATCGGTCGGCGCCCCGAGCGTGATATTGATGATCGAGGCCTGGTCGCGGGGGTCGGCCGTCACGAGGATGTCCTCCGAGACGCCGATGATGTTCACCACCCCGGCGCCGAGGTCGGCGTCCGCCGTCACCGTGAAGCGGGCCGGACCGCCCGGTGCAACGGAGCTGATGTCCGCCTCCATTCCGTCGGCACTCGGCGCAGCGAGAACCACGGTCTCGTCCGAGGAGGCCCAGACGACCGAGCCGGCCTCAACCTGACCGGCCGAGCCATCGGCCTTGGTGACTGCGAGGGTGGCGTGAACCATCTGGCGAGTGGTGAGCTGTGCCATGTCTATGTTCCTTCTGGTTTGTCGGTGGGACTACCGAGCGCAACGCTAACGGTCGGCGCCGGTTCCGCCTCGAAGACCGAGGCGGCCTTCTCAAGATCGTCGACCTGGTTCGTAAGCTCGCGGAAGACGTTGATCGGTATCGCAACGGTCGACGTGGTCGGATAACCGTCGGTCTCCAGCTCGGTACGCTCGATGATGACCGAGTCGAGCCCGCCGATGACCGCATTGATCAGGTCGCGCCGACGACGATGGGCCGCCAGCTGGGCCGCGACGAACGTCTCCAGCTCGGGTGACCCGGGGATGTAGCTGAGATCAGTTAGACCCCGGATCTGCGGCTCTAGGACGTCGAGCGCCGCAACGAGTTCGGCGCGCAGATCCGAATTCGGATCTAGGGGGATCGTCGTCTGAACGCTCTGACTAGCTGCTCTTGCCATGGTTGTCCGACTTATCGGTGGGGGTACCAAGCTCGACCCGTATCCCGGTGGCTCGATTCTGGTCGATCAACGTGCGAAGGAGACGAAGGATCTCGCCCTGATCAGCCGCGATACGGTAGAGCAGCGCGCGATCGGCGTTGGTAAAGTATGTGGGCCACCAGCGCGGCATCAATAGTAATCCTTGACCTCGCGGTACGGCGCGCGGAGCTCGTCGTCGATTGCGCGCTTCAGCTCGACCCGCTGGCGGTTCAGGGTGACGGCGACGTGGTCGTCGCGCCACTTATTCTCTAGCGCATCGGGGACGTCCGTGGCGAGGCGGTCGAAGGTCGTCTCGTGGAGATCCACCAACGAGGCCAAGAGCCTAAGCCATTCCTCGGGAAGCGCCTCCGCATAGCGATTCGCCTCACGGCTAGCCAGTAGAAGTCCACGCCGAACTTTGACCGTAAGAACCGCCAATCGATCGAGGAAGTCGCCGGGGGTCAGCGGCATCTCGACGGTCGTTACCGGACGCGGATCGCGCGGGGTCCGCGGAGCCACAAGGATCGAGGCGATGATTTCGCCATGAGTCTCAGCGCGGACCCGATACTCCTCGACGTCATAGTCCTGCCCGGTGAACTTCGTCACGTAGGCGTACGGGTATGTCTTCTTGAGCAGCGTCCGCCCGACCAGGAAACCCGAACCCTCGTCGATCGAGGGCGTGGCGAGGACCTTGCGGCACGGGAACTCGGCGGCGACGAGGATCGACATCACTCCACACTGCGGGCCAACGACCATCTCCGCGCTGGCGGCGAGCAATAGAAGAGATTCCAGGGATGGGGAAGAACCCGGTATCTCCACGCTCCAGCCGCCAACGCGAAGGGCGCCGGCTAAGGCAGTCCAGAAGGCCGGCTGGTCGTTTGGCCACGAGACGGCCTCGGTGAGCAGGACCGCGGTGTTAGGGCGCGGCTCGGGGGTTGGTAGTCTCGGAAGCGCCAGAGGCGCATCGAGCGGTAGGCCGAGCAGCGCGCGGTACATATCCGCCTGGGATATGGCGTGCGGCAGCGTCGTCAGCTCGTCGATCCGGACGCCGGAGCGCGTGAAGCAGGGGTGGGCGTAGAAGACGCGGCCGGGACCCAGGGTGTTCTCGTACTCGCGGTGGAGCGTCCCGTCGCGCTCTACGTCGCGAATTTCATCTACGGGGCGCGGGTCGTATTGCAGGCCGAACATCTCCGGGATCGCAGCCTGGGTCTCCTTCAGGGCGATCGTGACGTCGTCGCCATACTTATCGCGGACATGGTTCGCCAGCGCGCAGATGAGGTACGCGTCGCCGGTGCCGCCGAGGGAGACGAGGCGGATCAGCGACCCAGTCCTGGCATATAGACCGCGATGCCCAGGAGGAGGACCGCGACGAACGCGAGGTAGCCACCAGCTGGCTCGAACTGAGCGATCGACGGATGCGGCACCCTCGTCAGGAACCACAGGAACATGGTAACGACAAACAGGATCTCGATGATCATAACCAGGCTATCCCCACCTCATTTCCGATAATCTTGACGCCGGGCAGCATCGCGATGAGCTTATGGACCTCGACCTCGGGGTAGGTCGGGCGCGGCAGCGCGTCGTGAAGCGCGACGATCCCGCCGGGGCGCAGCATCTCGCGGTAGTGGAGGTAGTCGTGCTGGACGTCGACGAACGAGTGACCAGCGTCGATGAAGACTAGGTCATACGGCGCGTAGCGTACGGCCAGGGTGATTGCCTCACGCGATCGTGTATCGGCGCCTGGGTAGCTATCCTCGTTAACCAAGCACGCGCGCCAGTCAATCGTCACGACGTGGGCGAACAGGCTGCACCAAACGGCGTGGGAGGCGTCGCACTCGCCCAGGCCGAGCTGTAGGCACGAGCCACGCTCGGGGACGACGCGCAGGAACTCGATGAACTCCTCGCGGACCTGCTGCATCGCTGGGAGATAGGCCGGGGTGCCATCGGCGGCGCGGTGATCGTCGTGCCAGCCGTGGTAAGGGGCGTAGCGGGGGTGGTTGAGGATGGAATCAAGCATCAGTGTACGCATGAATTATATAGCCGTCGTCGTTAACTTCGATCTCGCCGGCCTTGTGAACCGATAGTTCCTCATAAGGAACATCGAAGACATTACCTTTGGGCTTGATGACATCATGGTATTGAGCGACCGTACCGTCGTCACCCTTCATGTAACCTTCAACGGTAATCTCGTTCTCGCTAGTAATGAAAAACAATTTCACGCCTCGGTCTCTCCAATGATTAGGGTTTTTATGTGTGCATATGTCTTTGGAAACCAGTCCTTTAAAAACACTAGACTAGAGCCACCGGTCCCAAGGACCCCTTCGCTTCCCACTTCTGCCATAACTTGGGCAGTTATCTCAGCGAATGTCTCGGACGGTCCAGCATTGCCCTCTTGCAGATAATAACCTATTCCAGAATATCTACCAGCCTTCAAATCCATTGCGTTGTAATCATCATTATAGTCTTCGCGGAACTTCTGCGACTGAGAATACTCGACCCCTGGATCTGTACTATTCGCCAAAGCACGATCGTATGCATGACCTATTTCGTGCCGTAATACCGCCTTGGCGCGAGGCGTTGGAATAAATTCCCGGAGACTTCTATCATAGAGATTTTCAGACACTACTACGGAGTTTATAGATGGACTATAAAGTCCCTCCGCCATGTCCCAGGTGCTCCCCTTGGGCCAACCTCTTGGTGCCATATCTTTAAGATGTGGCATTACCTCCGTTGTAGAAAATCCCATGCGAACCTGCGTGCCGTTTTTTACGACCGCACTCTTCACGCTTTCGGGTAACATACTCCACGTAGTTTTCACACGAGATTGAAAGAGTTCACTAACAGTATCTGTCGCGTGGAACTCTAATCCATCTTCGTACGATTGCGTGGTTTTCAGTTCGTTCTTCGTGACCTCCCCGGTCTGCGACCGGGCAGCAAGCAACTCGTCGCCGTACTTCTGGATCATTCTTGCGTAGCCATTACTCCCCTTCAGCTTGTTCTTGTACGCGAGGAGCGCGTCCCACTTCCCTGCGAGGGCCAGTGCCTCTAACGTATCGAGATGCTTCTGATTATGCGCATTCGAGGGCGAGGTGATGGGGCCAGGCTTCTTTGGAAGCTTTATCGCGGTCTTCGAGATCTCAGCCTCGACCTTTGGCTCGACCTTTGGAGTCTCAGTCTTCGCCTCGGGCTGTTTTTTGATTTTGTCTAAATATGCCAACAAACTCGGCGAACCGAAACCGTGGGCAAACTTGTTTGTCCCCCCATGCCGGTGCTCCCAGATTGAGGACAGTTTCTGCCCGCCCTCGGGGGACATAATTCTTACATGGTGACCAGATGAATGATAATACCCGCCGAACTTGGAAGGAGTATATCCGGCAGTCTTGAGTGTGCCCTTTATGTGCTGGCTAACTTCGGAGGACTTAGCGAACTCGCCGTTCTTCGCCCTGGGATGCTCCTCCTCTTTCCAGGAGATCTCATCCATTGCCAGGCCGTCGTGTGCCAGCGCCACAACCCGGCGGACCTCACGCACCCGCCATAGCGTGCCGGCGGGATCACGGAGATATTTGCCTTCCTCTAAGACTCCGACATGGTTTTGAAGTAGACCAGCGAACCGGCGAGCTCGGCCAGGATCGATCGAGCTTCTAAAGTGAACGTGAAGACTCATCCGGCTCGTCGTCCAGGGGATCAAATCCCAGCATGCTAATCACATCGGCCGGGGTTTCGGCTAGTTCCTCGTCATCATCAGGATCCGGATCGTCGAACTCCTCATCCCGCCAGTTCACGGTCGGCTTAGCAGTTGCGGTGCCGAAATGAATTTCCGGTAACTGATCTTGATCTTCTTCATGCTGCGCCACTTGCCAATCTCCATCGGGCAAAAACAACGGGGTTGATGTATGATTGTAGCGCGACTGTCGGGGTATTGCCTAATGTTCTTGCAACCGCTGCCGCGACTGATCGCACGGCTTTCTTATAGGCCGAGGCCGACCTCGGTACCGGTTGGCGGGCAACTTCTTTGATCGCTGTTCTGGTGCCATGCAGGGTCCGAAAATCCTTTGTTTTGAACCCACCACCGTCCAACGTGTGAACATGCCCAAGGAGTGCACCGGCGCTCGTACTGGGGAAGATCTGCCCACTCGCGCCGGCCCTGCGTGCCCGGGATACCAGCATATGCGCGAGACCTCGATCCTCGACCGGTAGATCGAGATCAACGCCCTTCTTGCCAACAAATTTCAAGCGCACCGAACCATCAGATTCGGTAACCACGTGCTCGCCTTTGAGCGTCGTCGCACCATAAGCGTACTTATCGGCGCCAGTATCCGATTCCCCGCCAGGACGGATACCCATCGACATGATTAGGGCTGTGCAGTCAGCAGAATCACGGACACGTTTATCGGGCGATTTCCGCAGCTCCTCGTTCTGCGCTTTGATATCTTTGAACTTGTCACTCAGTTCGGAGATTCGTCGAAACTTAGCCTCAGCCTGGGCCGCGTGGTATGCATCCGAGTATATTCGCTGTTCGCGGCCTTTTGCATCACGACCAACCGCCAGAAGGTCGGCTTTTGGATCCGAACTGTATTTCACGTCAGTCCATGCAGGGGGTATCGCCAGACTAACGATATGTTCTGGAAGGCCCCCACCACCAACCGCGGTGCGTTCTTTTCCGCTGCCTTCTGATGGATGAAGATGACTTGTTTTACCGCCACCGCCTCCTGAGGTAAATTCGCCGGAGTTCTCGGGATTGCCTCGAGGATGGTCGCTCTCATTCCACTTGTCATTAGCGTGACGGGAGTCGTTTACAGCCTCAAGATAGACATGAACCTCCTCAGCTAAAGAATCACCGCCGAACCCACCGGTCGGGGAGGCGAGGTTGCCGGCGCGCGAGGTAACGGACAGCGAGTTATCACGCGGGTTGCGTGCGCCGGGGATCGCGCCCTTTGGGGCACCAGGCGACGGTGGGGAGCGAACCTCACCCTCGTCGTTCAGCTCTGGGCCGCCATTATGGCCCATCAGTTCCGATCCTGGCTCGCCCATCTCCATCTCGCCGCCGGGCGGCTCGGGGAGCTCGTCCGGGTCGAGGTCGAGGCCGGCATAGGTCGAGGATGGATCCTGAGCGATCCGTTTGCGAACTTCCTCGGGACTGACCGAACCCATCGCGACATTCGCGTCGTCGATGTCTGTCTTGGTCTTCTCAACCGCGACCTGGGCCGCCTCGTCCAATTGCCACAAGGATTTGAACTCAAACTTGATCCCGTGGTCCACCTCTCCCCACAGCCCGAGCATGAGGAACCCGATGACCGCGTGGAGGTTCTTGCGAAACAGGTGCTCCTGGAAGCTAGCAATCCAGTCGTAGAACGAGCGGATCTCGCCCTCGGTCGAGGTGTTCAGGCCGGACGGGGTGATGCCCAGGAGCTTGACAAGAGGTATTCTGCTCACAGAAGCCATGTGCTCCTGCGCTTGCGCTTGGAGCTCATGGAGCCCGCCGAGCGGCGTCGCGACCTCGAAAAACTCCTCGTTGGTGCTGTCGAGCAGCATCAGCCCGGAGTTCTGGACCATGTTGTTGAAGATCTCGGCGCGCTTGTAGATTAGGTCGCCCCCGGCGCTGAGCGAGGCCGCCAGGCCAGGGGTCTTGATCCCGCGGACGCTGAACGAGGCCACCTTGTCGCTGACCGACTGGCGCGTGCGCAGCCAGTTGTCGATGTACGGCTTGGCCATCTGGGACATCGAGAGGCCGCCGAAGGAGTAGGCGGGCTTCAACAGGTCAGGAACCTCACGACCGATGAACGTCAGCAGGCGCGAGACGTGGACCTCCTTCCCCATAACGTGCCACGTCGTCGGGCAATACCAGTCTGGCTTCAGCGGGTCGTTGGAATCGTACGTCGTCGGATAGCACCAGACGGGTTCGACCGGGCGCAGGGCGAGGATCTTTTTAGTCTCAGTCCTGCCATTGTGGCCCTCGAGCCCAATCTTCGACCGGCTCATCAAGTTCCACCCGTCGCCGATCGGGGTCTTCAGCTCGTCGCGATCGTCCGAGTCACCTGTATCCAGGTAGACGTGGCCGCGGCCGAAGAGTCCGTCGTAGACCGCGCCGCCGCGCTCGAACGCCGCGCGGACATCGAGCCGCTCCATCTCAGCGTTGAGCTGAGCGATCCGCTCGGTCTTGTCCTCGTCTCCGACCGCCTTCAGCTCTATCCACTCGCGGACCATCTCGGAGGCGATCTCCTCGGAGATGACGCGGTACTCGGCGCGCTGGGCCAAGATCGAGAGCGCGGCGTAGCCGAGGAACGTCGTGCCCTCGGCGACCGCGCTGTTGATGAACGACTGCTGCGCCCAGACCCAAGCCTCGTCTATCGCGGAATCTTGGGCGATCTTCGAACCACCCTCGCCCGCGGGGATCACGCCGGGCGGATGGTGGGGCATCGCGAACGGGTCGACGCGCCGCTGGCGCCGCTGGGCTGAGGTATCGACCGCCTGCTGCGAGATCGACGGAGCTGCCTTCGCGGCGCGCTGGCGCCGGGTCCCGGGGAGTCGGGTTACGGTGGCGGACTTCACGCCGCGACGAGCTCCACCATCTTCCGCGTCGCCGCGTCCGGTGGATAGCGATCCCCGAGTCGCGCTGCCGCGACCGGCGCCAGTTGATCCTGCCCGTAGGCCCACGGGCGCTCGGAGATGCCGTAACGCGCCCAGACGATTAGGCGTGGCTCGCGGCTCGTTGGTTTCACCCCCATGTGAAGGCCGCGCGTGTCGGCGAGAAAGGTCGTGCCGGCAGGGCCGAAGACCGGAGGTCCGTAGTTCGCCATCACGCACTTCGGGTCGTGGGTCCCGATCATAAACCGGTGCGGTCCGTCCTCCTCGCATAGCACGTCGGTCCCGTAGACGAACAGCGCGAGGAACTTATCGTCGTCGCGGTCGCGATGCCAGGTCTGGAGGTCAAGCATCGGCTCGGTAGCGGACGCGCGCGACCAGAAGGCATTCATCGAATAGAGCCGTGGTGGGGCGTCGAGGTACCGCGCGGCGGCCGGGAGGAGGCCAATCGCCAGGTCCCAGAGATGGGGCGCCAGGACGATCGTCTCCAAGGAATGGCACCAGACGTCACATATCTCCGAGGTAACATCCCACGACCGCGCGACCCCGTCGCCGTACACGCGCACGTGGCCCGGGTAGCACGGCGCGGCGCGCAGGTACGCGGCGAGCTCGGCCGCCGGGCCGGCGCCGAGGGGCGGGTAGACGCGGGCGATGCCGTCGCGGCGGAGGGTGTCTAAAAGGGGCGTCGCTGTCTCCATTTTTCTGCGCGATTTGGAGAAAAAGTAGTTTACTTTCGTGCGCGGACGGGCGATAATCGTCCTTACTAACCGAGGAACTGCCTCATGACCAACGCAGAACGAGCCTACCAGAACTTCATCGCAGCGATCGATACCTCAATCGCCGGTCGCGACAACTACGGTGATCTGCGTTGGCACATCGAATGCAGCGCCGAGACCAACGCCGGGGACACGATGAACGAAACTGGCGGCGAATGGTACTCGGATGAATACTGGCAGTCGGCTCTCTCGACCGCTAAGCTGTGCGCCGACGATTGGCGCGGTTATTACCCTCAGTTGCGGAAATGACCACCGACAATTTCATTCTTCGCCTAGCGACCTACCTCTCGGAGGCCGGTCTACCTAATCCTCTGACCGAGGCTGCTCGCTTCGTCATCGATAATCCAGGCATCGAGACTGATACCTCAGCCGATGACGCTGCGCAGGAATACCTCGCGGGTTGCGCCGACGCCGCCGACTGGAAGGATCCAGCTCGGTACAGAGCGTCGTAGCTAACGCCTCATCCCCCCAGCCGCCCGCGCCCGGCTCATCATCAGCGCCTCGTTCGAGACGACGATCGGCTGAGCGATGTCCGTCACAAGCCGTAGCACACCGGCCACGGCGTTGACCACGTCGTCGTGGCCGCCGGGGGCGTGATCGATCGTATCCTTACCGACGCGGCTCGTCCTTCGTTCGAGACCGCAGGCCTGTAGCACGAGACGTGGAAGGTCGAGGAGCTCAACTTTACCGCTATTGAGTAGGGGTAGCCACCCCTGGTAGATCCTGGACTTTGCGTCCTCGGAGAGGTTGTAATTGATCCCGACCTTGCGGAACTGCTCTCGAGGCCATTCACCCGCATAGTGATCTCCCATCACCTCGCCGATCCGGTACGACCGTAGCAGCTCCGCAAACTCCCCCACGACCGACTCGGGGCCGAACGGAGGCCTTACCTCGCGCACCACGTCTAGTATCCCCCGGCCCGTCGCCCAGTCCTTGTGGCCGATGGCCAGCGTGAACGAATCGGCCGACCCACCAGAAGGATCGGTGAACGCCTTGTAGACGACGCCGGGCTGGGGCACACGCTCGAAGACGCCAACTGGGACCGTCGCCTCGACGATCTCCCTCGTGACGAACGCTGCGACGTCGGAGCGCCACTCCAAGCCGTACTCGGCCGCGGCGGCCAGCGGGTCCTTCTCGTACTCCGCCGCGATGAAATCCTGGTCAACGCTCGGGTGCATCGTCACGGTGTCGGCCGACCAGACCAGCGGACCTTCGGCACGGCCGTGGTAATCACGGAAGGCGTTCCACAGCGCACCCTTGCGCGCGTAGCGCGAGGAGGCGGCGAGCTGGGTAGCGTTCGGGATCGTCAGCATCGCCGGACGGAGGGCATTTATGACCTCGACGTCCGGGTTGGCCTGCGTCTCATCCGGCTGCCAGAACGCGATCTCATCAAGAAGCGCCGCGACGACTGTTTTCGACCGCACTGCCTCGATCGAGGCTGCCACACCCTCGATCTTAATCTGGCCTATTAGCTCAACAGACTCGACAAGAGGCTTCGCGACTAGCTTCGTGAGTTTCGGGTGGCTGAACAGGAAGCCCTTGACGTAGTGGAGAATCGGCGTTGTATGCTTCAATTGATCCGCAACGATAAACACGTGGCCCATCTCTCCGGGGGAGAGATACTGTGTCCAATCATAGCAGCAACCGAGATGAACCGCTATAGCAGCGAGCATCCGGCTCTTCCCGCCGCGACGCCCGACCGGCAGCCACGCCTCGCGCTGGCGCCCAAGGGGTGGACCATCTAGGCCCGTACATTTGCGGTATACTTGCAGTTCTTCATCGTACAAGTATTCGCCAAATAACGTCTTAATAAAAGCTCGCCAGGCCAACCAGTCATCGGTTAGCCAGGGCGGGCCTATCAACTCCCCGATGAAGTCTGATGCGCGGCCGGCGTAGGATCTAGCCCAATTTTGGTCTAGATTCGGCAGCGGCCTCCCCTCAACCCGCCGCGTCTTCTCCCGCTGGAGCATGCTCAAGAAGAGGGCCATCTTCGCGTCCCGCGAGGTGGCCGAACCGTTCAAGGACCTGATCGAGCTGTTCATCGGTGAGCTTCGTCGGGTCCAGTTCGAGGTTGACGTTGCGGGTCACGAGCATCCCAAGGTGCTGGGCTACCATCTTCATCGCCTCATCGCGGTCGCGATGCTTGATCTCGACTGAACCTTCTTTTGAAACCTTCACTCCATCGTAAAGCAGCACAGCACCCGGCGAATAATTACGCGAATCATTGACCCACACTGTGACTTCGCCAAGGCCGTCGCATGCTGGGCAATCATGCTCAGATGTTGCTTCAACATCAACACCGAGACTTAAAAGACGCGATACCGCCTTCGGACCTCGGCAAGGATCTTTGAATCCATCAAAACCTCCACCACCTAAATCGTTGAATTCATAGCGTTGTTTTTCGTCAAGTTGAATTTGAGTATGCTCATGCTCCAGTTCAGCCTCGATTAATTCGTTATCGCGGAACTGATACTGATGATTTCGACCCCAACAGCGGCGACAGTTGACTCGACGAATCTGCGTAAACTCACGCGCATCAGCCGTAGCGAGGAGCCACCAGCGACGGAGGACCTCATCAGTGTAGATCTCGGTTCGGCGCATCGACCGCTGCTTTGCGATCTGAATCGCCGCTTGGATTATCGGTTTAGCAAATAGCGACTTACCAGTCTCGAAATCAACCCCGGACGCTTTACTTGCGATCGCAAGGTCATGGCTCAGCGTATACTCATCGACGAATCGAAGATGCTGCGGCGTGAGCGGCGGTCGATATGGTCGCGGGCTGGGAGCCGATGGCGGTCGGAAAGCCCGCTTATACTTCCGCCGAGGGTCCGGAAACTTTGCCATGAGGTGATGTTAAGCCTGTGAACCAAGATTCACATAAGGACTTCGTAAACGACCATTCCTATGGCGCTTACGGGAGCGGGTTCCAGGTCCACCATCAGTGGCCGGAGCACTCTTCTCACACCAAGCCAGAGGTTGGTTTACCACGATCTCTCGACCAAGTAAAGAGATATTTATACCCCCGACCTGGAGCTCATCATCGACAGTTTCGACAACGCCATCTGTTCCTGCGAATACCCCATTGCACAGGGTTATTCGATCGCCGACATTAATCCTCCGAAAAATCTTTCTCACCTCATAACTGAGCACCCCAGTTCCATCACCAACCTGATGACGCAACTGCAAAATTTCCTCCTCAGCAACTCGACCAAGAAGTATCCGATTGACCCCAACAATATTCATCATCTGATGCCACGTTATAGCATCAAAGCCAAATCTGACAAAAATATAAGAATGAATAAACGGAACAACTGTTTCGCGTTTCTTACCACGGTGAACCATGACCATCTTATAACTCGGACAATAACAAATAAAATCGAGATCACTAATGAATCCCGATACAGCAATCTCGGATCTGGGCTGAATACCAAGAGCGCGCCACGGTAGATCAAGATCTATCATGAAGCGAGAGTCTCATTCACCCAGAGCGGTGCTGTCAAGTGGAAACAAAACGACCGACACTCTATTTCATAAATTTTATGATTGTTACACCTGTTACACTAGTCACAAAACCCCATGTAACAAGACTTAACCTATTATTATTACTATGTTATTTTTATGATGTTACACCTGTTACAGCAAAACCAATACAACCGAGGCAATGTTAGCCCCAAAGTATGTAAAAAAAATAAGGGTGTACCAGTAGGGGGTACCCACCGTAACACCCCCAGTGTAACATATGATTTCAATAACTTAGCGCCCATTCCACCGTAACAGGTGTAACATTTTAAATTTTATTTTCGGACATGTTACACCTGTTACACTAGTCGAACCAACAAAAACAAAATAATTTTTCTCTAGTAATCTTTAATTTGGGTGGTGTATTGTACACAACCGTACCTTTTGTCAAACCAGGGGAGATTCAAAAAAATGCTGGAAGAAATCTTTATTAAAACCTGGATTGAGGCGTTTGGTCAAACGCCGGTAAGCCCCCGTACCGTTCTTGATTACGGTATCGATCATCGCCCAGACTTTCTATCAACTATTATCACAGTCGTGGACATGGAGCGAGAACACCCGCATCCGGATGCTCTCGCGGTCTGGTTATCAAAGAACGAAAACCGGTTTATTTTGTCGCAGAAAGAAGACAAAACTTACGACATTTACAGATTTTCACGTTTTGGCCGGCGGTGGCGCCTGCTACCAGTACCGGCGCAACCCGCGCAACCACCAGAGGAGATGGAGATAGTCAACAGTTAATGCGAAAGAAATCCGCAAATGGCACCAGACACCCAGACAGCCGTCAAATGGCTAAAGGCCTGGCACGGTCCTAGTGGCCCCTGGCTCGTAGTCGAGATCGATCCCTCCGTCGAGAACCCTCTAGTACCAGCCCGTCGATTCACTGAAGAACAGCCGCTACAAGAATATCTTGACGACCGAAACGGTATCGTCAACCTGTATTTTGTCCCAAACATCATCGAGGGCGCGCCAAGAACTACACCAACCAAAGATCAGATCAAAGCTATTTGGGCAATCTATGTCGACCTGGACTTACCAAAGTCCGGACCTTTCTCTCTGCCAACCGAGGAAAACTTCACACGTCTCCTATCGCGGTTAAAGCTCCTCGAGCCACCACCGACCGCTATTATATTCTCTGGCGGTGGTTACCAGGCGTTTTGGCGATTCGCCGGTCCGCTAATTGCTCACGAGGATAATAACCTCGAGCGTATCGAGGCCTCAGGAAAGGCGATCGCACGGGACCTGGGTTCGGATGCGGTCCAGAACATCAACCGGCTGATGAGGCTTCCCGGTACCATCAATCTTCCCTCCAGCGCCAAGCTGGCCCGCGGCCGTGTTCCGGCATTAGCGGCTATCGTTGAAACAAATTGGGACCGAACATGGTCATACGAGAGTGATCCAGTCCCCCATCTTCCCGAGGGTGCGCATACGGCCGATGATGAAAAGGTGCACCCATCGGTTGGTAGCCTTCCCGTAAAACTTCAGAAGGCCATAAAAACTGGTGATGCATCTGACTACAATGATGACCGTTCCCGTCTAGTGTTCGCCGTAGTAACAGCGCTGATACGACGTGGTTGGCCTGATGGCGATATCATCCCCATCCTAATTGATCCATCGTGTGGGATTGCAGCACATTGCCTATCTCAACCAAATCCAACAGCGGTCGCCCGCCGCCAAGTAGAGCGCGCCCGCCATGTAGTTGCAATCGACTGGGAAAGGACATCGCACGGTAGTATCGACCCACTATCGCCCAAGAACGTTCGCAAGGCGCTCAACGATATGGGAATCAAATTAAGTCACAACGTTTTCCAGGACCGCTCCTATGTTAACGGCGTAGGCCCGGCACGTTGTCTCGATGATCCAACAGAGGCCGAGATCCGGGTGAATACGTATGAAAGATTCGGATTTCTGCCAACCCGCGATATCTTAAACATCACTACATCAACCATCGCCCGTCAGGCGGCCTACCATCCAGTCCTAGACTATTTTAACGCCCTTCCCCTACACGACCCCAGCACTACCCAGAATTTAACCGAGGAATGGCTTATTCGCTTTGCTGGGGCTAAGGATACCCCGTTTATTAGGGCCACGTCCCGCCTTATACTCCTGGCTGCTGTCCGCCGCGTCCGCAACCCTGGTTGTAAGTTTGATGAAATGATGGTTTTAATTAGCCCTATCCAAGGGACGGAGAAGTCACTCGCGCTCAGTACCCTGGCGGTGAATGAGGATTGGTTTACCGACAGCTTTCCCCTCAAAGCCGACGAGAAGAAAACTATCGAGCAACTCTCCGGCCGCTGGATCGTCGAATGTGCAGAGCTCCAAGGTATTCATCAGTCTGATGTCGAGACCATCAAATCAATTCTAAGCCGGCAGGTAGATCGGGCGCGCCTCGCCTATGGTCATCATCCAACCAACGCCCCGCGCCAATGTGTTTTCTTCGGAACCACAAATTCGACCGCTTTCCTACGCGACCGCACCAATAGGCGATTCTGGCCGATCTACGTCCTCCGTTTTGATATCGCCGCGCTACGTGCGGCGCGAGAGGCCTTGTGGGCTGAGGCAGCGTACCTAGAATCTCTAGGCACTTCGATTCGCCTCGACCCGACACTGTGGGATGAGGCGGCCGTCGTGCAAGATGCGGTCCGCCAAGGCGATCCATGGACAGATATACTACTGCCGAAACTCTTTGACACGCCATGCGGATGCATCACATCTAACGACGTTTGGAAAATTATTAACAAACCAGAACATCAACGTGGTAGCCCGGATAATGGACGGCTGACCGAGGCCATGTTGGAGCTGGGCTGGGAGCGAGTTGTTCAAAGAATTGCCACCGGTAAAGGACCACCATCCCGGTGTTTTGTCAAAGGCGATACCTGGGAGGATCGCCATAAAGATATCTACGTCTACCGTGATCCGATCGACGGAACAGTTGAAGTATCGTATAACGATGCTCCAACCGCGAACCACTTACAAAACGATCACGACGAGACCCCGTTCTAAGCCCCACACTTTACTTTTCGCCACATTTCGTATATATTGTTGTCGTCAAATGCTCCTGGGAGATATATCATGCGCGCAGACTTGGATAAAATTATTTCAGCCTCGTCAGAGACTCTAAGACCTTTGATTGAAAAGGCATTTGAACTTGGCTATGATGCAGCAGTAGCAGAAATGAAAACGAAGCTCGCTGACTTGACTCCGCTAAACCCTAATGAAGAGTCATCCGGTCGTGCAAAATCTGGTAGTGTTAAGCCGGCGATTAGGCAGATGATCGTTGAGACGAACGTGGGATTAACGTTGGACGAGATAGTTAAAGCGACCGGCTTTAAACCCAATAGTGTCCGAGGAACGCTCTGGACTTTAAGTCGAGAAGGGCTGGCAGTTAAGCATAAGAACCGATGGAGCTGTCCGAAGAGACCGCAAGAGATCCACTAACATGTCGCCCCAGAAATCCGCCTTCACCTTCCACCGCCCCCCACGTCCAGCTCAACTCGCCGCCTTCGAGCGAGCCAAGGACACGGAGTACCACGCTCACTTCTGGGACCCGCGCGTTGGTAAATCAAAAACCATCTTCGACCAGTTCCGCTACAACTACGATCTCGGCCGAGTCACCACCCTCGTGGTGATCGCCTACCCCTCCGACGTCCACCTCGTGTGGCGCGACGAGGCCCCGAAGGATCTTCCTCCGGAGTTCCTCGAGAAGACCAACCTCCTGACTTGGCGCCCCGGCCGTATGGGAACCAAGGCCGCCCGCGCCGCGATCGACGCCCTGGCCATCCACCCCGGCCCTGCGATCTTGACGATGAACTGCGAGGCGATTACTACCAACGACGGCGAGTATGCTCTACGAGCGATCCTCCGCAACCGCAAGACAATGCTCGTCGTCGACGAGGACTGGGCGACTAGATGGTCCGCCCGTACCAAGATGCTTCTGCGCCTTGGTCGCGCCCCGAACGTCAAGATGCGTCGTCTCCTGACCGGTACCCCGGCCGACGAGGGGCCGGACAATCTATACTTCCCCACGAATTTCCTCCGCCCCGGCGCCCTGGGCTTCACCACCGCTACCGCCTTCCGCGCTCGCTACACCAAGTACGAGGAGGAGGAGATCGCCCCCGGCGTGTTCACCCGCAAGAAGGGCTACAACCGCAGGACCAACACCCACTTCGACGTTAAGATCGGTTATCAGAACCTAGAGGAGCTGTTCGCACGCCTGTCCACGTTCAGCGACCGCGTCCGCCGCGAGGGCTCAAACAAGGAGTACGCCACCCGCTACTTCACGATGACCCCGAAACAGCAGAAGGTCTACGACGGCCTGCGCGACCAGTACGTCGCCGAACTCGGCGACGGCGACGTCCCGGTGGCCAACGTCTTGACTCGCATGACCCGATTACAAATGGTAGCCCGCGGATATTTCCCGCCCGAACGCACCGGTACCCCGTGCACCAACTGCGAGACCGCTGGCTTCCTCGACGATGGCACCGAGTGTCCCCAGTGCGACGGCCTGGGCATGACCGTCGCGCAGACCGAGCTCCAGCGGATCGATACCCATAACCCAGCGCTTGAGACACTCGTCAGCGAGGTCGAGCGTACCCGCAAGCCGTTCCTCGTCTGGTGCCGCTTTCGCCAGGACGTAACCGACGTCACGGTAGCCCTCACCAAGGCCCAGTTCAAGGTCGGCCGTTACGACGGTTCGATGCCGCGCGACACGAGGGAGGGCTACTACCACGCCTTCAAAGACGGCCAACTCGACGGCCTGATCGCCACCGAGAAGTCCGGCCTGGGCCGCGGCCACGACTGCTCCCGCGCTCGCCTGTCCATTTACTACAGTAACGAATTTTCCCTCCGTGAAAGACGCCAGACCGAGGATCGGACCGAGTCGATGGACCAGGACGCCTGGACCGACGTCGTCGACCTCGTCGCCGAGGGAACCCGCGACCTCGACGTGATCGAGGCCCTCCGCGCAAAACGCTCTATCGCCGAGCTGATCGTCGGCGATCCCCCATCGAGGTGGTTGTGATGAAAAGTCTAGTGATAATCACCTGGGTCTCTGGTTTCGCGAACGCGGTGCTCTTACTCGAAGTCTTATCTCATCTTGGGGAAGGCGGTCTGCCGCCCGCGCCGACCGCGTCTCTCATAATCTCCAGCGGAACTGTGATTCTAACCAGCGTCCTTACTGGCGTTCGAGTAGCGCAGTACGAACGGTGATTAGGTGTTTACTTTTCGTCTAAAGTAGCGTATAAGACCTCCCGTGTAATTAACTGACGAGCCTAAGACACCATGAACGACCTGTCCCCCGCCGACGTAGAGCCCGCCCCTCCCCCGACCGACGCTGACCTAAGCCGCGTCGCGACGCTAGCCGAGCGCCAGCGCCAGGAGGAGGCCGAGGCCGTGCGCCTCACGTCCCTCCTCCAGCAGGCCCTGACCGCGCTGCGTCAGACTAAGGAGGTCGACCTCCCCGAGGCTCTCCGCGCCGTAGGCATGTCGGGCTTTACCCTGACCGACGGCACCCCGGTTAAGATCGAGGACAAGTTCATCGGGAACAAGTTGACCGCTGCCGACGGCCTCCTCTGGGTTGAGGAGCACGATGGAGCGCCGTTAATCAAGACCACGATTGAGATCGAGCTGGACCGCGGTGACCTCGAGGAGGCACGTACGCTCCTCGCTGAGCTTCGCGCTCACCGCCTGTCGAACCGCTTCAAAAAGCTCGACCTCAGAGAACAAATTGCTGCGCCGACCATCGGCGCCTTCGTGCGAGAGCTAGTCCTGCGCGGCGACGATCCCCCCTTGGAGCTACTCGGCGTCTACCGCTCGACGACCGCGGTCGTTGGCTCTCGCCCGAGGACCGTCGAGCTGAAGGGACTTGCCCGCCGATGATGACTCGCATCACGAAGTTCTGCCCTCCTGGGATGCAGATCGCGTCGCCTGGTGGCCTTAGCTTCGACCTAGACCATCTCGCCGCCGTAGAAGTCACGGATGGACGCGACGGAACGTTGGTACTCCACTACGTCGGCGGAGGAAGTACCACCCTAAGATTTCACTCAAATCATGATGGCGGTCCACCTGACATCTATGGCCTGAAGCGAAATATCGAGGCGGCGTGCAACGCCCCTCGTGACCCGATCACCGGGACTCGCGAGCGATGACCCTAGACCAGATGCGCCGCCTCTGGCCCGTAGCCAAGCTCCTCCACGAGGCCCGCCGCGACCTCGCCTGGGGACCGGCCGCCGCCCACCGCGAGCGTTGGCCCGAGTGGACTACCGCGTACCCCCATAATCCGATCGCCTTCGTAGACCTGGCACTAGCTCAGGCCGCGGCGATCGAATCGATGTTAACCCAGAGGAAGGACGAACCATGAGCGACGCGAGACGCAAGCAACAGGACGAGAAGCCACCGCTGACCCCGGCCAATCTGGGGCCGGGCACCGATCTCGAAATAGTCGACTTCGGCGACGATGCCGGCGCTGGGATGGAGGGCGCCCGTTCCGAGGAGCTGCTGACACCGTTCCTTGGCCTGATCCAGGCCCTTAGCCCGCAGGTCGCCGACCCCTCGGGACCGGTCTATAACGAGGCTGCTAAGCCCGGCATGTTCGTCAACACGATGACCGGCCAGCTCTACGACGGCCACACCGGCCTCGACGTGGTCCCGGTCGCGCGCGACTACCTCTACGGCGAGTGGGTCCCGCGCACCCAGGGCGGCGGGTTCCGCGGCGTCGTCGGCCCGGACGACGAGCGCGTCCAGCGCCTGATCCGCCAGCAGGGCCGCTTCAAGCCGCTCGACACCGGCGAGGGGACAGAGCTCGTCGAGCAGTTCAACCTCTTCGCGCTCGTCGCACCCCCTCCGCTCGACGAGACCTCGGCCGAGCAGGTCGTCATCGCGTTCACCAGCACCAAGATCGGGGTTTACAAGAAGCTATTCACCCGGATCGGCTCCCTGAAGTACCCGGTCAACGGCCGGGTCGTGACCCCGCCGATCTGGGCGCACCGCTGGCGGCTGACCTCGGTTGGCCAGAAGAATAGCCAGGGCCAGCCGTTCTACAACTTCCAGTTCGAGCTGGCCGCCCCGACCGCCCGCGAGTCGCTGATCCGCCAGAACGAGCCGCTCTATGCGACGGCCAAGTCCTTCTCCGAGCTGGTCCGTTCGGGTCAGGCCCGCGCCAACTTCCAGGCCTCGGCTGAGGGCGGCACCGACACCCAACGCGCCTCCTCGGATGAGGTACCATTCTAAAAGTCAACCATCGTTTTCGACTGTCAGATCCCGAAATTTGACGTAATGAAGTCTTGACTTTTACCGTCGAGTTTCGGGACAATCTTGGTCCACGCTGGGTCGTCAAAACCCGGCTCTAACCGAGGGAGTTTAGGCACATGCGTATCGTTTTGGATTGGCGTGAGTGGCTCGAGGATGTTCGTATTCGGCGGTTTGAGGATGATGTCAGTTTGGCCCAGATCAAGAACTGGACCGAGCACCTCCCCTCGAATCGGACTGCGTTCATCTTCGATACTGCGCACCCACTACAGGAGGAGATTGAATCCGCTTGGATCATTCGCGGGTTCACAACCCAGGCCAAACTCGCTGAGATCTATAACGCCATGGTCTCTGAAAAGGACCGGGTCAAGAGCTTCCACGACCGGGACACCGCATTCCGCCGTATCGCTCTAAAGCTCATCGACAAGGCCCAGGCCGCCGTGCCTAGCATTATCCCTCAAACCCAAAGGACTAAGTCAATGGAAGGCGAGAACACCGAAGTCACCGGAACCGAAGTCAAGGCCAAGAAGACCCGTGCACCAAAGGCCGAGAAGGCGCCAGCCGAGCCAAAGGCGCCGGGTGTCATTTCAACTCTTGTCGACATGCTCAAGAACGGCGGCGGGACGGTCGAGGAGCTCTACCAGCATCTCGCGAGCGTCTTCCCCGACCGCGCCGGCGAAGGCTCCAAGGGCGGTATGGGCACGACTATCCGCGTCCAGCTCGTGCGTCTGGCCAAGACCGGCAAGCTGAATATCCACAAGGAGAAGGTCGAAGGCCGCGGCCTTGTGTACACCGGATCGGCCGTCGAGTAGCCCCACACGACATCGAGCACAACAATGAGTAAAGGCCCCACCAGGGGCCTTTACTTTTCGTCTATTTACCGGTACTATTGTGTTTCGTCAATATGTTATCCAGGGAGACCTACCGTGCTCCATCATATTACCCGTGAAATTAGTATCGATGCAGCACACCGTGTTCCCGATCACGAATCAAAATGCTGTAACGTCCACGGTCATCGGTATACGATTCAGGCCACCTGTGTCGGCGCCTTACAAGAGGAGGGCAGCCAGGCCGGGATGGTCCTTGATTTTGGTTTTCTCAAAGATGAGATGATGTCTGTAATAGACGAACCATTTGATCATGCAATGATCGTTTGGTCGGACGACCCATTACTTTCGCAGTTTCGCGAGTGCTGCGGGAAGCTCCAGATTATCCCGAGTATTCCAACCGCCGAGAACTTGGCGCGTCTCTGGTTTAATCAATTAGCACCCGAGGTGGAGCGCCGGAGTAAAGGCCTGGCCTCGCTCGCCCGGCTACGTGTCTACGAAACCGTTAATTGTTGGTCAGACTATCCAGCTTCCGGGTAGCGGTGGTTCTACTCCCTCCACTTCTATCTTTGACGCACTGTTGCCGGCCACAGTGGGAAGAAAGGCCGGCGTCTACCTTAGCGAAAAGGGAGCATCATGACCATCACCCTGGGCTACGTTCTTTTATCCGGCGGCATCGACTCCTCAACTGCCGTGTCGCTGGCGGTCCGAAACCTTGGCCAGCAGGCCGTTCGGACTATAAGTATCAACTATGGTCAGCGCCACAGTAAGGAGATCGAGCACGCCCAACGGGTGGCGAACTTCTATGGTCGTCCGCACTCGGTCATTACACTCGATTCGATTGTTCCCAAGACAATGCTAACCGACTCCTCACGCGAAATCCCGTCCGTATCGTACGCGGACCTCCCCCATGGGATCAGTCCGACCTATGTTCCATTTCGAAATGGTCTTATGCTCTCGGTCCTGGCCTCCCATATCCAGGGAACGCTAATCGACGGCGTCAATGCGATTATCTACTTTGGAGCGCATGCCGAGGACGCGGAGCGGAGCGCATACCCAGACTGCACATTTCAATTCACTGGTGCGATGGCCAATGCCATTGATGTTGGGACATACCATCGCGTTCAGCTGAATGTCCCTTGGCAGTTTATGACAAAAGATCAAATTATTAAGATGGGTGCAGAGCTCGGAACTCCTTACCATATGACATGGTCCTGTTATGCCGGTGGCGATCTGCATTGTGGCGTGTGTCCGACATGCCGTGCGCGTCGAGAGGCATTTATTCGTGCAGGAGTAAACGATCCAACCGAGTACGCAAAATGACAGAGGAGTGGAGACAAATACCCGACTGGCCAAACCACGAGGCTAGTAATTTAGGCCATTTCCGTAAACTTGCGTGCTCTAATCGTCCGGCACACGATTTGGTTGTGAACGTACAATACTATTCCTCTAAGACTGCGTCGGAGAACTTTTCACCGTCTTTGCCTCCACCTTATAGGCGTACATTTATATCATTGCATGATAGTGGACGAGCGGCAAAAATTTCAGCAGCGCGTCTAATCCTATTCACCTTTGTCGGACCACCTCCTGACGATCGGCGAAACAAAGCCCGTCATATAGATGATAATGTTGAGAATAATCGTCTAGATAATCTTATCTGGGGAACCCAGAAAGAAAATATTCAAGATGCAGTACGCAACGGTAGACGGACAACTTACGGCGAATTTGTTAAGTCCGGAAAATTAACTCAAATAGAAATTGAGTTCATAAGAGACAATTGTACTCCATGGTCAAGAAAGAATGGAGTTCGAGCACTCGCGAATCGATATAATGTTCACGAAAGTACTATTTATAATATTATTCATAATCTAACTTGGCAGCAGGCTGCACAATGACCCAACGTCTCATTACTCCGGCCGAGGTCTTGGCAGCGGCACGCCAACTCGCCGACCGTCTCCAGATTGGCAGTAGGACGCGTATCTGGGGCGTGCCACGTGGCGGGGTACCGGTCGCCTTGGCCATCGGCGCCCTTACCGGTGCCGAGCTCGTCGACAGCCTCAGTGCGGCCGACGTGGTCGTCGACGATATCTGGGATAGTGGGCGCACTGCCGCGAGGTACGAAGGAATTCGATTCGGCGTCCTTTTCGACAAACGCACACCCGAGTACGCCGGACAGTGGCTTGTCATGCCGTGGGAAACCACCGAGGAACACGACGCCTCGGCCGAGGACGCCGTGGTACGCCTCCTCCAGTTTATCGGAGAGGATCCGACGCGTGAAGGCCTGCGACAAACACCGACGCGTGTGGTAAAGGCCTGGGCTGAGGCATGTAGCGGTTACGGCCAGTCGCCAGCAGACGTCCTCAAGACATTTGAGGACGGAGCCGACCGGGTTAACGAGCTCGTCGTTATGCGCGGTATCCCAGTTTACTCAACGTGCGAACACCATCTTATTCCTTTCTTTGGAACCGCGACCATTGGTTATATCCCAGATGGGAAAATCATCGGCCTATCCAAGCTGGTCCGTTTGACCAACGTATTCGCTAAGCGACTACAGGTACAGGAGCGTTTGACAAATGAAATTGCCGACGCGCTAATGGAACATCTGACACCGGTCGGCGTTGGTGTCATCATCGAATGCCGTCATATGTGTATGGAATCACGCGGTGTCCATGCACCAAACACTCCGACGACGACCAGCGCCTTGCGCGGTGCACTCTATGACGACGCACGGGCGAGGGCCGAATTCATGGCGCTCCGCAAATGAGGCCGGTGTACCTTTGCGGCCCAATCCAGGGCCGCTCCGACCAAGACTGTGTCGAGTGGCGCCAGCGCGCAGCCCAGCTCCTCGCGCCCATCCCGGTCCTCGACCCCATTCGGCGTGACTACCGCGGACGCGAGCAGGAACCGGGGATGGCCGGCCAAATCGTGTCAGCGGATGAGGAAGATATCCGTAATTCCTCGGCCCTCTTGGCCTATTTCGACAGGCCGAGCGTAGGCTCTGCAATGGAAATTCGTATGGCCTCGGTGGAACTTCAAATACCGGTTTACACCATTGACGTCAGCGGTGCACCGCGCTCTCCCTGGCTCGTCTGTCACACTTGGAAGTTCTTCGACTCGCTCGAGGCTGCCTGCGAGTTTATCAAACGATGAAGATCTACCTGGCCGGCGAACGCGCCGCCACCGCCACCGCCATATCTCGCCTCAGTGGTGGAGACACGGCCGCAGGCGTCTGGACCAAGTATGTTAAGCGCCGCCTGTTCAGTTTCTTCTACCACGGTTTTTCCGGCTCAAACTTCGAAAAACTCCCCAACGGTCTCAGCGCTGCGATAGGAGACTCGATTGATTTCGGTTGGGATTTATTTCTAGATTCCGGAGCTTTCACGGCCTTTACCAAAGGCAATGAGATACCGATTGAGGAGTATGCCCGGTACATTCGCCGTTGCCTACCACGCCAGATCTTTACAGTCTATTCCGCGCTCGATGCTATTGGTTCCGGTGAGGAATCAGCCAGCGCCACATACGCTAATTACCAGACCCTTCTTAAACTAGGCGCCCCGGTCAAACCGGTCTTCCATGTACGCGAGCCAGACGAATGGCTTCAGAAGTATATTGACGACGGTGAAGATTATATCTTCATAGGAGGAATGGTACCCGAGACTACGAAATGGCTAATGCAACGGCTTGACTGGCTCTGGATGAAGTATCTTACCAACCAAAATGGGTCACCAAAAGTCCGAACCCATGGATTCGGTTTAACGGACATGCAGCTCATGTTCCGGTACCCCTGGCACTCTGTAGACTCATCCTCCTGGCTTATGACAGGAATCTTCGGCGCCTGTTTATTTCGCGTTAATAACAAGCTCCGCAAGGTAGTTTTTTCCGAGGAGTCGCCACAGGCCCGTAGTTTCAATGGTTGGCATTATCGAACCCTTCCTCTAGAGTCGCGATGTGTTGTTGATCAGTGGCTCGGGGAGTTTGGTGTTACCGCTGAACAGCTCGCGACTCATTACACGTTTCGTGACGTCGTAAATGCTGCAACCTACCAAGGTCTCGAGGACCTCGGTGTCGACCGGTTCACCGAAGTCCAGCCGCTCCTGGTCGCATAATGAAAGAATCGCTCGACAAAGTCCGTAAGGCCCTATCGCGCCAGGATATTGTAGCCTCAATGACACAATACCTTGTACGCGATGGCACCATTACCGCGGGTGACGGCCGATATACGGCCTGCGCGCCTATTCCGTGCGACGGGACATTCGCGGTCCCGGGTCGTGAGTTCGAGCGGCTTATCAATCGGCTCCCCTCTATCGAGTCAGTGCAAATCGGCGACGGTAGCATTACGCTGCGCTCCCGGCGTATGCACGGTACAATCAAGACTCTACCGGCAAACGATGTCGAATATGCCCAGCCGGGTGACACCTGGAATCCCCTACCGCCAAACTTCTTGACTGCACTCGCATTGATTCGTCCATTTATCTCCGACAACGCGATTCACCCCTGGGCGCTCTGTGCCTGCATCGGTCGTGATTCGTTTGTTGCGACGACAAACGTCAGCCTGGCCCAGGTCGATTGTCCAAGCCTCGACGGTGCTGGGCATCTCTTACCTTGCTGGGCCGTCGACTATCTCTTATCCCGCAAGGACGGCAACCTCATTGGATGGCAGCTTTATCCAAACTATGCGGCCTTCAAGTGGGACGATAATTCGTGGATGCGGACCCAACTCATTAATGATGAGTTCCCCACGACTGGTCTAAAGCTCTTCGAGAATTACAAGAAACCCGAGTGGGCTATTACGAATGAATGGCGCGAGGCATATGAATTTGTGTCGGAGATGACCGAGAGTGTCGTTGAAGTCCATGCAACCAAGCTTGTTGGACATCGCGATGCAAGCGAGGTCGAGCACGAGATACCGTTGACCCCGGTGCCGGTGGAGGAGCGGTCCTTATGGGCCTCACAATTTCTCGATGCGGTGATTAAGAACGCAACACACTGGGAGCCGGACAAGTACCCGAATCCAACGGCGTTCGCCGCACCTGGGCTGCGCGGGTTTATTATTGGGAGGCGCTAGGTGCTCGGACAGAACCCGATACGTCATAGAGAATATCGAGACGACAGTAAGCTCCAGGTGCGGGAAATTTTTATGACACTGCAAGGAGAATCAATTTACGCTGGTTGGCCCGCGGTATTCATACGTTTAACTGGATGCAATCTGAAGTGCGCCTTCTGCGATACTGAGTGGGGAGACGAGACCGACCCTTACCTGTCCGTCGATGAAATTATCAATAAAGTACGACAAGTCCAAACTGACACCTGTCGTCTCTACGTCATCACCGGCGGCGAACCGCTGCGCCAAGATATGAGCCTCCTGGTCCCCGCACTATTCAAGCTTGGCAACGGCCGCACCCGTATTCAATTTGAAACAGCCGGAACCATCTGGCAAGATATCTTATTACACGATGATGTCTCCATCGTTGTCTCACCAAAGACGCCAAAAATCAATTCAAAGATATATCTACATGCAGCGGCATTCAAATACATCATCCGTCAGGGTCAAAACGCCGAGAACGACGGATTACCTGTCATGTCGACCCAGCGCCAAGGCCAACGGTCAACTATCGCCCGTCCACGCCCAGGTGCACCGGTCTACCTCAGCCCGTGCGATGAGTTGGATACCGTTCTGACTAAGGCGAACGAACGAGAAGTGGTGCGCATGGCAATGAGACACGGTTATATTGCCGGAATGCAAATGCACAAAATTTGGGGCGTACCATAAATGTCTGCCTTCGATGACGACGTCGGTATGTTTTGGCAGGTCCAGCCAAAACAACGGGTCCCAGTAACATACGGCCCGCGCGCCCTACCGGAATGCAGCTGGACAGCCCCGACAGGGCTCCCCACGCTACGCAACCGCGGTATTAAGCGTATATCGTTTGACGTGGAGACACGGGACGACGACCTCCTGTCTCTAGGGCCTGGCACACGCCGCGGCTCCTACGTGGTCGGCCTGGCGGTTGGAACCGATGATGGACAGCGCTGGTATTTCCCTGTCCGCCACGAGGGCGGTGGGAATATGGATGCTGGTGCAGTGCATGCCTGGGCGTACGACGAACTAAACGCCTTCGACGGGGAAGTCGTCGGCGCCCATCTGCTCTACGACCTCGAGTTCATGGCGATGCCGGAGTGGGACGTCACATTCCGCAATGCCAAAGGATTTCACGATATCCTGTTAGCCGAACCATTAGTTGATGAATGGCGCCCGCACGGTTATTCGATGGATGATGTCGCTGAGTATCATCTCGGCGAAAGCAAGCGCCACGAGATGCTCTACTCCTGGGGTGCGGCGAACGGGTGGACAACAGAGAAGCAAATTAAGGGCAACCTCTGGCGGGCACCAGCACGATTTGTTGGTGAATATGGTGAGGGTGACGTTGACTTGCCCTTACGGATTCTAGAGAAACAACTAGCAATCATCGATGCGGAAGGTTTACGGGAGGTCTACGATCTCGAGCGTGGCCTACTGCCATTAATGTTGGCAATGCGGCTTCGTGGTGTCCCAGTTAATGTCGAGCGCGCTGAGACCGTTAACCAGGAGATGATCAAACAGCGCGACCGCTGGCTGGGCGAGGTCCGCCGCCTCTCCAATAACAAGGCCGCGGAACTTATGGCCCCGGACAGCTTTGCCCAGGCGCTACTGGACCGTGGTCTTCAGGTTCCCAGGACCTCCAAGAAGGGCAAGCTCTCCGTCACTAAGCCCTGGCTTGCTTTATTCCAAGGTAAAGATGCGTTGGTCGATGCGATCCAGGCCGGTCGTCGGGTCGACAAGATTATCAATACCTACACCGGAAACATCTTGAAGCACAATGTTAGGGGCCGAATCTATGCCGAGTTCCCGCAACTAAAGGGTGAGTCGGGTGGGACGATGGCCCGTTTCGCCTCCAGTCGCCCCAACCTCCAGAACCAGCCAGCGCGGGATGAAGAATTGGGTCCGCTAACACGATCAATCTTCGAACCGGAAGTTGGCGAGATCTTTGAAAGACATGACGAGTCGCAGATCGAATATAGAGTTTTAACTCATTTTGCATCCTTAACCAAATATCCCGGTACCCAGAACATTCTTGCAGGGGCGGAGGACGCACGACAGGCCTACATTGATGATCCGTCAACTGATTTTCATAATATGACGGCTGAAATGATTGGTATAGATCCTCACGACAAGTTTCTCCGCAAACGGGTCAAGAATGTTAATTTTTGTCGAGTCTACATGGGAGGGGATGACAAAATTGCGGCAACCGCTGGGATTTCGCTTGAGGAAGCCCGGTCATTCTCCCGAAAATACGACGCGAAGCTACCGTTCGTGCGCCAGCTCGGTATTATCGCCATGCAGACAGCCGAGGACCGGGGTCACGTAAGGACTCTCTTGGGTCGCCGCCAGCGATTCACACTCTGGGAACCCAACCTGCGACAACAACGCGGCGAGAGCAAAGCCGACCGCAAATCGCGTATGATGCTCAAAGAACGGGCGACCGAGACCTATGGGAACAATATTCGCCGTGCGTTCTGCCACGCTGGGCTAAACCGGATTCTACAGGGATCGGCCGCTGATATCCTAAAGAAGGCGATGCTAGATATCTGGAAAAGCGGTGTTTGTAGCGTGCTGGGAGCACCGCTCCTAACAATCCATGATGAACTTGACTACTCCGTGCCCAGGTCGGCCGCCGCGGATAAAGCGGCGGTCGAGGCCCGGCACATTATGGAGACCACAGTAAAGCTTACCGTCCCAATGAAGGTCGACTGGGAACGCGGGGCGAACTGGGGTGAGACGGTTTAGACGTGTTGTCGCAGCTCAACGTGGTATGTTTTACCATTAATTACGATCTCACCAATCCACTGGATATGGTCGCCCACATAAATTTCGTTAGGTCTAAGATCGCATTCGACCATGGTAGTTACATAGGCCTCTGGCTGATCTGCTAAAGATTCGTCCCACAGATGTAGGTGCATGTTTCAAAATCCCGCCAATTCCATTGGGGTGAATCCGAGAGGGTACTTGGTAATGGTAACGTGACCTTTGCCGCTGTACGTGCCAACGAGGTCGCCGTGTAGGGTGTACGAACTGGACTCCCACATTTCGACGTCCCGCATGTCGGTATCAAAGTTTGACCATGTAAGTGCATGGTCGCCATCGCACGCACACTGCTGGGCCGCCTCGAGGGTGGCAAATGCCGCACAGTGCTCGGCGTAGGACCAACGAACGATGTAGATGTACTGCATTTGACCTAAACCCCCTTGCCGGTGCCCCACCGCGGGTGCTCGGTGGGTAACGTGATACTGAGGCAAGGTAGCGCCAAGGTCAAGAAATTTTGGACCGTCCGGGGCGACGGGATCACCTAAGTGCTTGATTTTATTGGTAAATAAAAAATCACGGTCGGTGCGATTTTTAGCTTGACCATGATCACGGGATCGGTCACTATGGTGATCACCGGTGCCGTTGGGGCACGGTTTTAGGGAGTTTGGTTTATGGCCCACATCGACCCGACCGTCCGCGTTACCGCCGCCCAAAAGGCCGTTATCGAGGCCGCTGACTTGACCGTTACCGAGGAGTTTGGTCACGTGGTGGTCTGCGACCTGACCGTACTGAGGCCGTTCAGCCGCAAGACCATCGGCGACATTAACTGCCCCGAGCAGGGCCGTGTCCACGCCGAGGCCACTGAGCTCGATAACATGCTGTTGCAGATGGCCGCGCAGCGCGAAGTTGCGCACGTCGCCGAGGTCAAGGTCGCCGCGGCCCCGAAGGCCCCGAAGGCCCCGAAGGCCCCGAAGGCCCCGAAGGCCCCGATCGCCGCCAAGGCCCCGAAGGCCGCCACGGTCGCCGCCAAGGCCCCGAAGGCCGGTGGCGTGATCGGGTCGCTGGTCGCCCTGCTCAGCGACGGTACCAAGCGCACCCGGGCGGAGCTCTACGATGCCCTGGTTGCGATGTTCCCCGACCGGGCCAGCGAGGCGGGTGGCATGCGGGTAACCATCGGGGTCCAGCTCGTGGCGCTGGTGAAAAAGGGCCACAGGATCCAGAGCGCCGATAAGCGCTATTGGATCTAACCGGAGGTCCCGGGGGCGCACAACGCCCCCGGTCCACCCAACCTTCAAGCGGGAGTTTAGACACCATGAACAAGCAACGGCGCAAAGACATCGCAATCCAGGGCCAAGAGCTGGCCAAGGTACGGGACGCGGTCGAGGCTCTAATTAACAACGACCTGCAAGTGACCGAGCGCAAAACGGCATATGACGAAATCGGCAGCTTCGACACCATCGCCGACGAGGTCGACACCCTTCGTGATGAGGAGCAGGAATACCTCGACGGTATGCCGGAATCGCTCCAAAACGGCGAGCGCGCGGGCGAGGCGCAGGAGGCCATTGACACACTGGAAAACGCTGCCGAGACCATCCGGTCGGCCAACGAGGAGCTGGAAAACCTCGACCTGGACTTGGAGGACCAGGAGTTTGAGGACGCGGTTAACGAGGTGCTCGACCACATCGACGAGGCCGCTGATGGCCTGAGCGATGCCACCGGCGGCTTTACGCTCCCGACGCCCAAAGCTCCCAAGGCGGCCAAGGTCGCGAAGACTATGCGGACGCCGCAGCAGATCCTCGAGCAGGCGCACGTTCAGGCCAACGCACCGAAGACTAAGCCTGGCATTATTGGCGCCCTGGTCGCGCTGCTGGCCGACGGTACCCCGCGGACCCGTGCAGAGCTGTATGCCGCGCTCGCCGAACAGTTCCCTGACCGCGCGACCGCCGAAGGTGGGATGCGGGTAACTATTGGGGTCCAGCTCGTTGCCCTGGTAAAAAAGGGCCACAAGATCCAGAACGCCGATAAGAAATACTGGATCTAATCTGAGGTCCCGGGGGCGCTACAAACGTCCCCGACTTCAAACGGGAGAACCAACATGGCTTATTATAAAGAAGCATACGTAATTGTTATCGATGCGTGCAAGTTTACGAAAGAGGAACACGAAAGTCTACAAGAGTACATTAATCACTTCGTGGATGTGACAAACGATTTTACGCCGTATACGGCATACATGGACGATGACTATTCAGACGACGTCCAGCCGGTCTAACTAGGCGCCGCAAACGCCACAACTTCAAACGGGAGTACACCATGTCCGATTCGAACCCAGTCCTCGCACGTATCGCCAAGCTGCTTGCGCTGTCGCAGAACAGCGGCGCCACCGAGGCCGAGGCCTCACTGGCGGCCGAGCACGTCCAGCGGCTGCTGCAAGAGAACGGTCTGACCATGGCCCAGGTCGAGCAGGCCGGGGGTGATGCTAGCGATGTTGGTGGCAAGCGCGAGAAGCGCACCACGGACCGCCGTGCGATGTACGAATACCAGCGGAACCTGATGGCCGCGCTGGCCAACAACAACTTCTGCCTGCATCAGATCATTAAGGTCCAAAACGTCAAGCCGCTCTATTCCGGTGGCCGCGGTAAGACCTCGAGGTGCCACGTGCTGGTCGGCCGGTTCATTAATGTCCAGGCCACCGAGCAGATGTACGACTATCTCGATTCTACCATGCGTCGCTTGTCGACCGAGGCCGGCATCGATAACCGCAGTACGCGGGAACTTACGTTTTTCCTCGAGGGTGCCACCTCGCGCGTCATCGAACGCCTGGTGCAGCGCCGTCGCGAGGCCGAGTTGGCCTCTCGCAAGGCAGCACCCACCGGCAACGGTACCGGGCGCGAGCTGGTTCTCACTGACGTGTACGGCAGCGAGGCCGACCTGAACAACGATGCGCTGAACGGGTTTCCCGCTGGTACCACGGCGACCCGTCGCGCACAGGGCCAAGCCAAGGAAATGGAACGCCGCGCCAAAGAGGAGGCGCTGGTTGCAGCCGGGGTCGAGGCCACCGAGGCGTTCTATCAGTCATACGGTTACGGGGTCGAGGAGGCCAAGACCTACGCCGATTCGTGGCGCAAGCGCAGCAACCGTCGCAATAGCGGGGGCGGACGCGGTCGCTCGCAGAACTGGACGCACGCAGATTCGAAGCACCACGAAAAGGTGAACTCCGCATCGTACCAAGCCGGCCGCAGCGCTGGCGATAACATTGGCCTCGACTCGCAGGTCGGCTCGAGCAAACGCAAGCTGTTGAAGTAGCATGGACCTCCACCCAATTCCCCCAGGCCTATGGTGCGTACCAAGCGCCCTGGTCGCGATTACCGGGGCAGACTTTGCCTCGGTAATCCACCCCGCGCTGAACCGTCACGCACGCAACGACACGCTCACCGGTGTTGTCACAGCAAGCACGATGGCAGCGGCCCGCGCCACCCTGGTCGAACTTGGTTACAAGGTACGACCATACAAACATGCAAAGCTCGGCACCGTCGCGACCTGGGCCAAGCGCAGCGTCGAACTCTACCCAGGTCGGGTCCTCATGTTGGCGGTCCCGCAGCATGTCGTGATTATCAAGGACGGTCGAGTCTACGATTCCTGGACACCACACGGCGCGCCAGGCGCCACGCACCCGTATACCAAAGACCGGGTTCACAATGTTTGGTTAGTGGAACGGTAAAGACCACACTTTACTTTTCTATCATTACCATGGTATTATCTGCTTTCTGAGCTGAGGGGAGAGAACCAGTGCGCCGACCGACCGGACGAGTGACCCTGGAGAACCTCCTGGAGGCGGTAAATAGCCTCCCCCCTCTAACGCGACAGGAGGTCGTTGCAGCGCTGCGGGCCGTTGATCCGCACACCCGCTACTTCACCCAGCACGATGGGCGGATCGAGGCGGAACGTGCCTAAGCACGTCTCTATCGAAATCTTCAACGTTGGCCGAACGGTCGTCGACCGCGCTGAGGTCCGTCGCTGGCTCGACCACGTCGGGGCGGACGGGTACGAAGTTCCGGGACCGGATGTCGCGACCGATCCGGCGCTGCTGATCGCGCTCGCCGCGAAGCGCTGCTATATGTCGTTCGAGCCGGGCCTGAATCCGAACGTGACGCGGGTCCGCTCGGACCTCGTCGCGTACCTGGACAACATCCTGGCGTCCGGCCACGGCTCGGTCCTGGAGCACGCGGTCTATACGTTCGCGATCGAGGGCGTATCGCGCGTCTTCACCGCCGAGATGAACCGCCACCGCGCCGGCTGGGCGATCAGCGAGGGGTCCCTCAGGTTCATCAGGTTCGACAGGGACATCCCGTACTGGATCCCGACGTCGCTGACCGAGCGCGCGTCCGATGATCCGGACCTGGCCGACCGCAAGGCGGCGAGCCGCGCGGTCTTCGACGCGACGTTCGAGACGGTCGAGCACTACTACGCCGAGCTGCTGAAGATCTGGGAGATGGACGAGGGCGACAAGAACTTCGACTACAAGAAGCGAGTGACGTCGTGCTTGAGCCGGATCGTTCCGCTGGGCGTCGCGACCGGCGGCGTCTGGACCGGGAACGTCCGCGCGCTCCGCCACGTCATCGCGCTCCGGACCGAGCCGGCGGCCGAGGAGGAGATCTTCCACGTCTTCTCACGGATCGCCGAGCTGATGCTCGCAGCTGAGCCCGCGCTGTTCGGTGACCTGGAGCGGACCGAGGCTGGCGGCTTCGCGCCGAGGTATCTGAAGGTATGACCCGCGTCTTCCACCACGGAATCGCGCGCCTGCCCGATGGCTGGATCATGCGTCGCGTCCGGCTCGATGCCGCGGGCTACGACGCCCACCGCTGGTTCTGGGGTCCTGGCGACCCGGTCTATCGGATCGAGCCCGAGGAGATCGACGACTCGCTGAGCGTCCGCGCGCCGTCCCCGGTCGTCGCGCTCGCGCTCGCCGGGGAGGACGGCTGGCCGCCGAAGAAGTCGAAGCGATACAACTGGGAGTACGCCGATGCCATCGGACGGTAAGGACCTGATCAACGACGTCGATCGTGACCTGTGGGACCTTCACCACCGGTTCATCGCGCGGTCCGGGAACGTCGCTGGCTCGATCGAGGACGAGCGATTCCTCGCGCTGGCTCTCGCAGGCGAGGCGGGTGAGGTCGCGAACTTCATCAAGAAGCAGTGGCGCGGCGACAAGATCGACCGTGAGCTGCTCAAGGACGAATTGTCCGACGTTTTCGCGTACTGGACGCTCCTAGTCCGCTGCGCCGGCTTCGACGTCGTCGGGGTCATAGGTCGCTCGCACTTCAAGGCGCGCGAGCGGATCGCGCAACTGGAGGCCGAACGATGACCGCCCGCGTCGACGAGACCGTCCGCCAGACCCACTACGGCGAGGGCCGCCAGGTCTGGGATACTATAGTCGAGAAGACCGACTGGGGTCCCGCGTTCGCCGCTGGGAACGTCCTGAAGTACCTTCGGCGCGACAAGTCGCCCGAGCACAGTCTGGAGTCGGCGCGGTGGTACTGGAACCAGCTGGTTGAACGGTCGAAATCCGATCGACTGATCAACGATTGGCGCGTCGTTCGCTTCCGCCTGTGGCATCTGCTGACCGAGGACGAGCGCGCGAGGCTTGAAGGATGATCACCCTCCACCCCCTCCTCTTCGCCACCGCCCTCGTCGTCCTCGCCTCGGCCGACGACCGCGAGCTGATCGTCACTTGGCCCGATGGGAGCGAGGTCCGTGCCTGCGCCAAGGCCCCGCTGCGCGGGATGCCCGACCCGTGCGCCGTGGCACGCGAGGGGCGCTGGAAACCAGAACGCGACGCCTTCCACCCGAACGGCTACCCGCCGATCGAGAACGCCGAGGTCCGCTGCGTGCCGCACCCGGGGTGCTTCGAGGATCGGTCGAACTACATCGACGGTTACAATCAACCGAGGGGAAGACGCTGAATGTGTGAAATCCCAACCCTCTACCAGGAGCAGCCTCGCCGGGCACGCAAGCCCCACCGATGCTGCGAGTGCCGGCGCACCATCGAGGCCGGTGAAGTCTACCTGAACTCGTTCGGCATCTGGGACAATACCGCGACCGAGTACTGTACCTGCGCCGAGTGCCACGAGGTCCGCGAGGACCTGCGCGCGGACATGCCATCGGGGCACGTCTACGATGAGGAAGCGGCATGCGCCCTGGCCTTCGGGAACCTCGCCGAGGAGCTATACAACCAGAACCGCGAGATGACGCTGTGAAGATCGTAACCGTAATTCCTACCTTAGCCGAGTTCACCGAGGCGCGCGATGATCTTATGGAGAGCATCTCCGAGGCTATGAACGTTCCGGCAAGGATACTCTTCGGCCAGACCGAGGGAACCACGGCCGACGAGGAGGCCCTAGCGCGCTACTACCGGCGCGAGGCGCGCTTCCTTCAGCAGTCGGCGTGGCGCTCCAGCCCGCTCTGTCGCTATGGCACGCGGTGGAGGGGCGTCAAGATCAAGAAGACGTTCGTCCCGCGGTACCGCAACGTGTTAGTCGGAGTTGGACGATGACCAAAACCCTCTGCATCGCCCACGGCTCCTCCTGCATCGACGGCTTCGCTGCCTCCTGGGTCGTCCATCGCGCGCTCCAGAACAACGTCGAATTCGTCTACGCGTCGTATAACCAGGATCCGCCGGACGTCAAGGACCGCGACGTCCTGATCGTCGACTTCTCCTACCCTCGTCCGATCCTCGAGGCGATGGCCCGCACCGCCCGCTCGGTGCTCGTGTTGGATCACCATAAATCCGCAGCGGAGGACCTGGCTGAATTAGCCTCTCCGCGTTCAAACTTTATCTCTTGGGCATTAGAAATCAATATGATCGAAACACTCGCTGGTCGGCCAGCGCTTCCTATTCAAGGTATGACATATCATGTGACCGATGAACCCGTAAGATATATTTCTTCCGGCGCTCCAGTAAACCTCGGCGTGTTATTCGATATGTCGAGGAGTGGCGCCGGCATTACCTGGGACTTCTTCAACCCCGGCGTCTCGCGCCCCTGGTTCATCGACCTAGTTGAGGACTACGACATCTGGAAGTTCACCGACGACCGCTCGCGCCCGTTCCACGCCGCGGTGACCTCCTACCCGCTCTCCTTCGCGCTGTGGGATCGGCTATACGAGGACAACGGAAATATAGCGGATTCAGGTGCTTGGTTCGGAGCTGACCTTATCAAGGAGGGCACCGGCATCCTCCGCAAGCACGACCTCGACGTTCAGACCATCATTCGCACCACCCGCCGCACGATGGTTATTGGCGGCGTTCGCGTCCCAGTCTGCAACTGCCCGCCGTGGTTGGCTTCTGATGTGGGGCACGCGTTAACCGAGCCTCAATCTATGACCGGTACTAGCGGTGAATTTATGATGGCCGCGGCTTTTGCTGCCACCTATTACGACCGCGATGGCCGGCGCAACTTCAGCCTCCGCTCGCGCCCCGAGGGCGCTGACGTGTCGAAGGTCTGCGCGCTGTACGGGGGCGGTGGGCACCACGGCGCGGGCGGCTTCGAGCGCCCGCAGGGCTGGGAGGGAGACAAGTGACCATCCGCGAGCTGACCTGCCTAGTCCACCTCTTCCAGGCCTGCGTCGACCCGGTCCTCCGCCGCCGCGCCATCGAGCTGGTGCCGGAGCTGTCCGAGTGGGACAAGATCGATGGTGTAACGCAGCTCCGACGTCACGGCCAGATCTACCAGGATAAGATTTGGCCGTTAGGCAAGGACCGGAGGGGCATCGAGTGAAGCTCATCTACTCCACCGGCCGAGAACTAACCGTCCGCGACGTCGGCCCGGTGATCTTCCGACTGACCGCCGGGGCGGTGCCGATCAAGCTCAACGGATACCGGATCGTCGAAGACGACGCTGCACGCGAGACGCTCCGCGGGCTCCTCGACCTCGGCCTGTACGCCGGTGGGAGGGTGGAGTGATACTGAAGTTAGGAGAACACGCGTGAAGATAACCCGCCTATATACGACCACTGACCGTCCCATCGAGGACCAGATCGAATGGAAGACCGTCGACGTCGCCATCACCGGTAAGGTCGCCCAGGTGCCGCGGGTCGAGGTACCGGCGCGCTGGTCCCAGAACGCTGCGAACATCCTCGCGGACAAGTACCTGCGGAAGGCAGGGGTGCCGAGCGAAACGATTGATAGCGTCAAGGACATAGATCATTCCCTACCATTTTGGTTAAGGCCTCGTGAACCCCACAGCGGCACGAACAGGACTATAACGTATGGCCCCGAGACCTCAGCGCGCCAGATCTTCAACAGGATGGCCGGCGCGTGGACGTACTGGGGCTGGCGCGAGGGGTACTTCAAAGTTCTCGGTGCGGACGCGGATAAAATCGGAGAGGAGGACGCCCGCGCGTTCTACGACGAGCTCTACTACATGCTCGCGATGCAGATCGCGGTGCCGAACTCCCCGCAATGGTTCAACACCGGCCTCCACTGGGCCTACGGCATCGCCGGACCCGACTCGGGGATGTGGCGGGTCGGGAAGGAGCACAAGGTCACCGATGACGGCTGGCCGATCGCCGATCGCGTCTACAACAGCTACGAGAACCCCCAGCCGCACGCCTGCTTCCTGACGCCAACCCGGGACGACCTCGTCAACGAGGGCGGGATCATGGACACGTGGGTCCGCGAGGCGCGGATCTTCAAGCACGGGTCCGGGTCGGGGGTAAATCCTAGCACCTGGCGCGCGCTGCACGAACCGTTATCCGGAGGTGGTCGAGCCTCCGGCGTGATGAGTTGGCTAGCGATCGGGGATAGAGCCGCCGGAGCGATCCAGTCCGGTGGGACGACCCGGCGCGCGGCCAAGATGGTCTGCCTGGACGACGACCACCCGGAGCTCCTGGAGTTCATTCGCTGGAAGGTTCGCGAGGAGGGCAAGGCCGCGGCGATGGACGTCGGGAGTCAGGTGCTACGATTAAAATACGGGGGGTTCGCTCCCATCGGCATCGATATCCCCCAGCCGATGATCGATCGACTTGAGAACGGCTTCGAGCCCGAAGCGCTCCCAGCGACCTGGGAGTCCGAGGCGATGCGGACGATCGATGGGCAGAACTCGAACAACTCGGTCCGAGTGACCGACGCGTTCATGCGTTCAGCCGAGGGACATAAACCGTGGAACTTGATAGCGCGCACGACCGGCGAGGTGGCGAAGATCGTTAACGCCGGTGAGGTCTGGAACGAGATCTGTCGTGCCGCCTGGGCCAGCGCGGACCCTGGGCTACTGTTCCACGATACGATTAACTCCTGGCACACTACGGCCGCGGACGGTCCTATTAGGACGACGAACCCGTGCGCAGAATTTCACTCAAATGACGGCTCGGCGTGCAACCTCGCCTCCCTCCGCCTGACCGCCTTCCTTAACGACGACGGCTCGATCGACCTTGACCGCTACGAGCACGCTTGCCGGCTGTGGACGATGGTGCTCGACATCAGCGTCTCGATGGCCTCGTTCCCGGCGCGCGAGTTCGCCGAGGGCGCGTACAACTACCGGACCCTGGGCCTGGGCTACGCTGACCTCGGTGGGTTGCTGATGCGTCTGGCGCTACCGTACGATTCCGACGAGGGTCGCGCGCTCGCTGCTGCCCTGACCGCGTTGATGACCGGCGTCGCCTATCGGACCTCGGCGGAGCTGGCCGAGGAGCTCGGGCCGTTCCCTCGGTGGGAGGCAAATGTTGCCTCGTTCTACGGCGTGATGCACAAGCACCGCGAGGCGGTCGACTTCGTGAGCTGCGAGGGGCAGGCCGGAAGGATCGTCGATCGATCCATCTATGTCTGGGAGCATGTCCTCGAGGCCAAATCCTTCCGCAACGCCCAGACGACGCTGATCGCGCCGACCGGGACTATCTCGTTCGTGATGGACTGCGACACCACCGGGTGTGAGCCGGACTACGCGCTGGTCAAGGACAAGCAGCTGGCCGGCGGCGGGACGATGGTGATCGTCAACCAGGCGGTTCCTATGGCTCTAGGACGCCTCGGTTTCGATGAACGAGATACCAGAGACGCCATAAATTGGATCAGCGAGGCTGGTACCCTAGATGGTTGGCCCGGTATTTATCGTGCACCGACGCTGACCCTACGGGTCTTCCACTGCGTCGCCGACCTCCGCCCGATGGCCCATGTGTTGATGGTCGCCGCGCTCCAGCCGCATCTCTCGGGCGCGGCGTCGAAGACCGTGAACCTGCCGAACGATGCGACGGTCGAGGACGTGTCCGGCGTCTACCGCGAGGCTTGGCGGCTCGGCGTCAAGGCCATCGCGTTGTACCGCGACGGGTCGAAACTGACGCAGCCGCTCGCGGCTGCCAAACCTAAAATCGCACAGACCTCCGGCGAAACCGATTTCTTGACCGATCCCAAGCGTCGATATTCTGTTGTTGCGGATACGGTTTTCTCCCGTAATGAACGCGAGGCGCTAACTCCACGCGCTCGCGGCTATCGGCAAAAGTTCAAGCTCGACGGGCACTCGGTCTATCTCCACACCGGGGAGTACCCGGACGGGCGGCTCGCCGAGATCTTCACCGAGATGAGCAAGGAAGGGTCGACCGTCCGCTCCCTGGTCAACGGGTTCGCCAAGGCGATCTCGATCGGCCTTCAGTACGGTGTCCCGCTCGACGAATTCGTCGACGCGTTCGTTCATACAAAGTTCGAGCCGGCGGGGATCGTCGAGGGCCACGAGCGGATCAGGTTGGCACAGTCGCTGTTCGACTTGATCTTCCGCGACGTGGCTATCCACTACCTCGGGCGCGAGGAACTGGCTAACGTCCCGGCGGTCGAGGCTGCGGTCGGGGTCGAGGAGATCCACCGGAAGATCTCGGAGTTCGTCGAGAGCCGACCACCGGTCGCCCTGGCCGCGTGGGTAAACGTCGCCAGGAAGGCTGAGCTCGACGAGTGCCCAGACTGTCACAACCTGTCGCTTGTTAGGACCGGGACCTGCCGGACTTGTACGCGGTGCTCGTATAACGAGGGATGTGGATGAACCTCAAGGACTTCGGTCAGTTAAAGAAGCTGATGACCCTCTCGACGTCGGACAACGATCACGAGGCGCTGGCGTGCCTACGTCAGGCGACGTCGCTCCTGGCGCGCAACGGCTACACGTGGGAGATGGCACTGTCGAGGGTGATCTCGGTCGTGGCAGAAGTCGAGTCTGCCCCGGCTGGGGACGACGACCTCGAGGCCGCGTTCGACCTGGCTATGCGAAACGCCAGCGGTGAATTCCGCGGGGTCCTCAACTCGATCCGCGAGCAGTACTACGCTCGCGGGTTCGTCAGCCCGAGACAGCGGGCCGTCGTGGTGGACGCCGCGGACCGCGCGGCGGAGAGGCACCCGGGAGGGAGGGTGAGGTGATGGAGACCTTAGTTCTATTTGCAGGCTTCTTAGCCTGGTCTGCTTTTATGATATGGGTCGGTTTCAGGTTCGCGGCAAGTAAGATGCTTCCGGTATTCATCTCTTTATTTGATAAAGAAGGACTAAAGAAAGCCTATAAGGGCGATGAAAAATCGGCTGTGAAGAAGGCTCTTGAAATCTAATGCCCCTTGAGTCCCACGCCTGGTCCACCACGCGCGACCACCTCGCGCCGTTCGGCGTGCTAGAGCGCGTCGAGAACGGCGTCTCGCTTGGGTTCCCGGACACGGTGTACTGCCTCGTCGGGGTCACCGGGACGCTAGAAATGAAAGCGACCATCGGCTCGATCACGCTCGACCAGGTTCTGTTCGGCGAGCGGTGGGTCAAGGCCGGCGGTCTCTACCACGTCCTGCTATACGCCGACCGGACGTGGTTCCTCCATGACGCCGTGGGAACGCGTCTACTCTACGAGCACGCCGAACCCGCGCCGGTGGTCCGCGCCGAGGGCGCGTTCCCGCTGAAGGAGATCCTCCGCCACCTGGCGCCGATTGAACGACGCGTCATAACGAAGCGATTCAGATGAACGATGTATCGACGCGCTACGACCTCGGCTACCTGACCGACGCCGAGCGGCTGTGGATCTGGCGCCGTCGGCAGCTCAGCCGAAACGGGAGGACCTTCGGCCGGGCCGGGCCGGCGATGACTCAGACCGAGGCAGCCGCGACGATCGGCGTTAGCTACAGTTCCTATCGTGCGATCGAGGCTGGCCTTGGTGCTCGCGTCTTAGCCGCGGAGGTCGCCGCCGCTGCCGAACCGATCGAGGGTCTGGTACCCACCCAGGCCGAGCTGTGCGCCGCCGCGCGCCGCCGGTCCGGCGAGCTCCTCGTCGACGTGTACGAAAGCCTCGGCGTCAGTCGGCCGTGGTACCTCCGCCTGGAGCGCGAGGCCGACCCGCGCGTCGTCGCGTTCTGGGAGGAGCGTGGATTCCGATTTCCTTAGTTTACTTTTCGTTGTTAGTGCGCTATGGTCGGGAACCTGCTCGAAGGAGGACTCGAAGATGACCCCCGCCGACCTGATAGCCTTCGAGGCGGACATCGCCGAGCGGTTCAACCGCGCCGAGATCCCACACCCGGTACACCTCTCGGGCGGCAACGAGCAGCAGCTGATCGACTACTTCGCCGCGCACCACGACGCGGCCCGCGGCGACTGGGTCTGTGGGTCATGGCGAATGCACTACCACTGCCTCCTGGCCGAAGTCCCCTCGGACGAGGTCCGCGCCGCGATCCTCGCCGGCCGCTCGATCACGTTGTGCTTCCTCGAGCACCGGGTCGTCTCGTCGGCGATCGTCGGCGGAATCCTGCCGATCGCCGTGGGGATCGCGGTGGGGTTAAGACGCCAGGGGTCTGACGCCAAGGTTCATGTATTTTGTGGCGACATGACAGCAGTGACTGGAGCATATCACGAGGCGACGACCTACGCGCGGCGCCAGGCGCTGCCGATCTCGTTCGTCGTCGAAGATAACGGCCTCTCCGTCATGACCGATACGCAGGAGGCTTGGGGCGCACACCCGGGGGCGGCAGAGGAGCATCGATACTTCTATAAGAATAAGTTCCCGCACGCTGGTGCGGGTGTCCGCGTCGATTTCTGACGAAAATCCTTCGTGCCGGACTGTGACCGCGCTTAAAGGACGCTGGTTTTACAAATGGAATTAGGACAAATAATTCACAACAACCCTGTCGGCGCACCGCTGCCAGATTACGTTGATGCACTGATAGAGGGGTTACGCGCGCACCTGAATCGAGCATATTGGAATACCCAGCAGAAACAATGGGAAGCGGGTCGCGATTTTGATATGTGGTCAGACGAAGGGGGGCTAACGCCACTGCCGCAGGGGATTGTTTGGAATCACTATTATAATTGGGGTGGTTCGCCCGAAGATGCCGACTGGGATCAGCAACTAGCCGACGCTCCGAATTTCTCGTTCGAGGGCGTCGAGATACGCTGGTACAAGCGATTCGGACGCTCGATGAATGCGAACATCGTGTGGGAACCAGAAAAATGGGTGCGTTGGTACGAGCGATGCTTGCAAACGATACGGCATTGGGAAACTACAAACTCCTACGTTAAGTTGGGCGAACCTGTACCTCTGCCTGACCCGCATGGCATGGTGCCAATTGAACCGACCGCCGATGATCTTCGCTACATCGAACTGATGGAGCAGATTGGAATGGCTGATGCGCAATTGAATTGCGTCGCCTGTGTGTGCCTTGATGTCGCTGATGGTAAGGTTCCCCGATTCGAGAAAGACGATCGGCGATGGTGCCACATACTAGACTGGGTTACGCGGTTGGGCATTCATGCCCTTGGTGCTCCAGGGAAATTACGACTACATGATGATGACTAACGTCACGAGGAAAGAGTTTTGACCACCTATCGTGATCGCCTGACCGAGGCGATGACCCTCCTCGCCGAGGACCCTCGCGTCATGTTTCTTGGCCAGTCCATCGTAGCCGGCGGCACCGCGATGACCGCGACGTTCCGCGACGTTCCGCGCGAGAGGATGATCGAGACGCCTGTCTTTGAAGATACTCAGATGGGAATCGCCACGGGGCTGTCGTTGACCGGCGCGATCCCGGTAGCGGTCTACCCGCGAATCAACTTCCTTCTGCTGGCGATGAATCAGCTCGTCCTCCACCTCGACGCGATCCCGCTCTACTCCGACTATCGCCCGAAGGTCATCATCCGTACGTCGATCGCCTCCCCGATCCCGCTCGACCCAGGTCCGCAGCACGTCGACCCTGAGGGCGGCAACTATCTCTCGGACGAGGTCGACCTTGTTCCCACCGGTTACGTCGCTGCGCTCCGCGCGATGCTGCGGACTATCCACGTGATAGAACTATTCGAGCCGTACATGATCGTCCCCTATTATATGGATGCCCTTCGTCGTCCGACGTCGACGATCCTCGTCGAGAGGGCGGAGCTATACGAGACGGAGGACCAGGGATGACCGACCTGGAGCGCCGCTACGAGGACCTAATGCGGAATGTCGACCAGCGGACCCGCGATGCCATTGAGAATCCAGCTTACCCTATTAACCCCGGAGACGAGTTTCACATTAAGCGTCGTTTGGCCTTCACCGAGCTCTGTCGACTAGGCCTCCGGATCTGGAACGTGAGGGTGTAATGGAAGCACTAGCATACGCGATCGGTGCGGTCGTCCTGCTCATGGTCGTCCTACTGTTCGCGAACGACGTAGCGCACGGTCTGGGAGTATACTAATGACGACGTGGGACTTTCCGACAGCCTTCAGCGCGCACGGAGCGGAAGAGGCCGCCGCCGTCGCCCGCGTGCTGGCCTCCGACCGCCTGACGATGGGGCCGGAGACCGAGGCGCTGGAGGCCGAGCTCGCGGCATTCCACGGCCGCCGCCACGCGGTGATGGTCAACTCCGGGTCGTCGGCTAACCTCATCGCGGTGGTGGCGCTGGCGCATCGCGCTGGGGATGGGTGGATCCGGAACGGCGAGCAGTGGATGGGAGATCCTCCCCTGGAGATCTCCCGATTCGCCGCGCCGGCCATCGCCTGGGCCACGACCTATGCTCCCCCGATCCAGCACGGCCTCGCGCCGCTAGTTGTCGACGTAGACGACACGTGGAATGCGCCCGCCGGAAACCTCGTCGAAATGGAGTGGGACAAGTTGTCGCTCCTCGTCACCGTTCCGGTCCTCGGCAACCCGGCATATCTTGTCGACTGGCAGATCTTGGCTACTCGTCTCAACATCCCGCTCCTAGTAGATGCCTGCGAGTCGATCGGCGCCTTTGCGGGCAAGCCTCCTGGGGTAGACGCCATCGAGTTCGGCGCCATCGCCACCGTTAGTTTCTTCTACTCCCACCAGATTAGCGCTTGGGAAGGCGGCGCCGCGCTGACCGACGACGACGACCTAGCCCGGACGATGCGCCTCCTGCGCGACCACGGGAACGCCGGGTGGGGCAGCGCCGAGGTTGAGGAGCACTACAATTTCACCATTTTCGGGTACAATTTGCGGCCAGTCGAGATCCACGCCGCGGTCGCCCGCGAGCAGCTACGGAAGCTCCCCGAGATGATCGCCGCGCGTCGCACCAACGCCGACCTATTTCGTAGCCTCACGACTGATCTACCGATCGTCCACCCGAGGATCGAGGGGACTCCCAGTCCGTTCGGGCTGCCGTTTACGGTCGAGTCGCGCGAGCGCCGCCGTGCCCTGGTCGCGGCCCTGCGCGAAGCCTCGATCGACGCACGCTTACCTACCGGCGGGTCCTTTACCCGTCATCCCTACGGCGCGCCCTGGCGCGAGGCGAACCCGACGCCGAACGCCGATCGGATCCACGATACTGGCCTGTTCCTGGGCTGCGCGCCGTGGCCAATCCCAGATCTTATTGAAAAAGCTGTAAAAATTTTAAAGAACACACTATGAACGACTATGATAAAGAATCATGACCCACACCTTCCTCCACGCCGGCCGCGAGTGGCTCGCCTAACGCTGCGTCAACGAGGCCGATATGCGAGAGTTCATCCGCGTCCGGCCCGCATCGCCGACCCCGCGGCCGACGCGCGAGGAGTATCGCGCGGCGCGGGCGGCTTATTTCGTAAGGAAGACATCATGCATCTAGCAAAATTGACGTTTAGAGTCGGAGCTGAAGGAGAGATCTTCAGCGAACGGAGCGTTACGGCATATCTCACGGACGAGGACCTTGATCCCACCGAGTACGTTCGCGGAAAGCTGCCGGACGCAACCGCAGATCAACTAGTAACGATCGTTGCTGCCGAGCGGGGGATGCGATTTCGCGCCGCGACTGAGCTTGCTGTCTCCGGCTTCAAGGAACCAGCCCTAGAGGCTATACGAACCGCTCTCGCGGACCGTGGCAGTGTGAAGCTCGTATTCTCGTTTAATGATGGCGATCTTAATGGGGAGCTCGTCGCTGATACCGAGGGTAGCGATGGTTCATCAAAGCAAATCGATGAGATCGCGCAAGCCGCTATCCTGAACGTCCACCACTGGTTCAGTATGAGGGCTCGCGAGAAGTTTGCCGGATGACCCCAGAGCGCCGCACCGCGATCCTCGACCTCCTCGGCGACGGCGAGATCCAGTCCGTGGTCGCGGAACGCTTCGGCGTGTCCAAGAACGTTGTCGCAGGGATCTGGCGCGACTACGGCGGCGTGTCCAAGACGACTCTCTACACGCGCTGTGACGCGCTGAACCGACAGCTGGACGCGGTGCTGGCCGAGACCAGGGGCATCGGGCGGGTTCCGAACGTGCTCAAGCTGACGAGGGTGAAGTGAACGACGACCCGCCGGTTCGCCTGCTGACGACCCGGAGCGACGCCGAGGTCGCCGTCGACCTGAAGCGTCGGATCGAGGAGGCGCTCGCGCCGGTCCTGGAGCTCTGGGAGGAGGCGTCCAGGCTCTCGTTCCAGTCTGGTTTTAAGTTTGAGCGCGACGCGTTCGGCCGCGGCCGGATCATCGTCACGTTGATGAAGGAGTTCTGATGATCGACCTGGTCCTGATCCATCCCGGCGCGGTGCACGGCATCTACGGCGAGCTTGGTGGCACCCTCACGGCTATCGAACAGGCTCTGTGGTGTCGAATTATCGCTTCCTACTTTCTAGATCGTGGGAAGACCGTCGCGATCATCGACCAGGAGGCCGAACACCTTTCACCGGAGCAGGTTGCTATCAAGGTTACCTTCTATCGACCGCGTCTAGTTGCGATATGCGTCCACGGTCATCAACCATCGGCGAGTACACAGCAAATGACGGGAGCGCGGGCCGTAGCTCAGGCCATCCGCGTCCTGCTCTTCCCCCCTCCGATCCTCATGCTCGGTAACCACCCTTCGGCGCTACCAGAAAGGACGCTGCGCGAGGAGCCGGTTGACTTCGTCTGCGACGGCGAGGGACCACTGACGATCGAGGGACTCCTAGAGCAAATCCACAAGCACGGTGGCGTCTGGTACCCGCAGGAGATCCCAGGCCTGGTGTGGTCCCACCCGACCTGCGGCGGGGACGAGCGAGCGGTCGCCAATCCCCGCGCACCGCTCCTCGACCTCGACTGCGATCTCCACGGCTCGTCGGCGTGGCACCTGCTGCCGATGCACCTCTACCGGGCGCACAACTGGCAGTGCCTGGAGGACCCGACGCGGCGTCAGCCTTACGCGTCGATCCACACGAGCCTGGGGTGTAGCTTCAAGTGCCACTTCTGCATGATTAACGTATTCCAGCACTCGAACGTTTACCGGCGCCGCGATCCGCGCAAGGTCGTCGACGAGATCGTGATGCTCTATCGCGAGTACGGTATCCGAACGTTCAAGATAACTGACGAGCTCTTTGTTTTGAACCGCGGGCATTTTCGCGAGATCTGCCATCGGCTGATCGCCTCCGGGATCGCCGACGACCTGAACATATGGGCCTACTCTCGTACCGACACGGTCCACGACGACGACTTACCACTTCTACGCAAGGCTGGGATCAAATGGTTAGCCCTCGGCATAGAGGCCGGCTCGGCCCACGTCCGCGCCGGGGCGAACAAGCGCCTGCGCGCCGGCCAGGACGATAACGCCGAGATCCGCCGGGTTGTTGCGATGATCCAGGCCGCGGGGATCAACGTGATTGGGAACTATATCTTTGGCCTGCGCGGCGATACGATGGAGACGATGGGAGAGACCCTCGATCTCGCGCGCTCCCTCCGAACCGAGTTTGCCAATTTCTACTGCGCGATGGCCTATCCCGGCTCGCCTCTATACGACCAGGCCCTCGCCGAGGGATGGACGCCTCCATCGTCCTGGGCCGGATATTCTCAGCACAATTCCGTATCTCGTCCACTAGACACCGAGACCGTCCCCGCCGCTGAGGTCCTCCGCTTCCGCGACACCGCCTTCACGTGCTACTTCACCGACCCGGGCTACCTCGCGATGATCCGCGACAAGTTCGGCCAAGCGGCGGTCGAGGAGATCCGTAGGATGACGTCGTATACGCTGAAACGGGATCTGTTGGAGGAGGCGAAGTGACTTACGACGGTTACTCCGGGCCGTTACCGGCTGGGACCGAGATAACCTGCGAGAATGGACACCGGATCTGCGAGACGAAGGTAGTCATACGACCGGCCCCCGTTGGGGTCCCGGCCGGCCAAGACCCAGGACCCGAGGGGGACGTGATCGTTACAAAAATGTTCCATAACTACGCCATGGGTCAGACTATACCAGAGGAAGCAAGTAGGTTCGACGTCTGCGTCTGCTCCTCGTGCGGCGCGCCCTGGATCGATACTCGTCTCACGATTCTAGGCTATCTGGCAACAAAGGTTCATACCAATAACGGATGGTGGCCATGATCAACCTCCTCGCCATGATCGACGACCCGGACGAGGGGCACTGGACTCTGGTTCGGTTCCGCGAGCGGGTCACGAAGACGATGTATCTCGTCGAGTGCCTTAATCCACAGACCGGCGAGCCCAATAAGATCGGCTCGTACCTCGTCGACCTCCACCTGCTGATGCTTCAGCCGGGCGAGGACTACGCCCGCGCCAAGATCTTCCCCGACTTCGCCGCGGTCCGCACCTTCCTGGACTGGGTCGACGAGCCACCCGCCGAGAAGGTCGTCAAGCTGGTTAAATCATAGGAGTCCGATATGCCCCTAGACAGCACTACCTTCGCCCCGAGTACCCTCGTCGAGGACCTCCGCGCCGCTCGCGAGTACATCGTAACCCACGGCTGGTGCCAGAATGTCTCCATTGATAACGGACGAGCCTGCGCAGTAGGGGGCATCTTTGCGGTGGTCGGCGGCCGGATGTGCACCTACGAGGATACCGTCCGCCGCCAGGTCGCCTTCGACGCACTAAGGAAGACACTCGTGGGCCGGGGCATCTCCTGTCCCGTCGCTGACTGGAACGACGCGCCCGAGCGGACCGTAGAGGACGTCCTCGACCTGTACGACGCGACGATCCGCGGGTTGGTCGAGTGACCACGGATGAGATCAATGACCTGACCGCCTCCCTGATCCGGGAGTTCGGCGCCAAGATGGCTGCGATCGGTCAGTTCGAGACCGAGATGGTCGCGGTTGAGGGCATGGTCGCCGGTTTGATCGCGTTCAACGCGGTGCGCTACAACAAGCAGCCCGACGAGCTCGTCGAGGCGTTCTGCGAGGGCCTGCGCGAGCGGGTCACGCGCCTGATCTATGGGGAGAAGCAGTGAGCCCCGGCGCCGCGCTCGGCGCGATGACGGTCGGGACGCTCCTCGCCACGCTCACCCGCCTGCCACGCTCGGCCAAGGTCTGGGTCGGCTCGGGCCGCTACCGCTGGGACCACTTGGTCAGCTACCGCGGCTACTACGAGGACCTGGCGCTGGTGTTCGTCCAGCGCGGCGACCGTCCCCAGACCGCGGGCGCGCTGGCGGGCCTGCTTTCGGACGCCATCGGGCGCGTGTTCGTGGGCTACAAGGGCGGCGGCTACGTCGCTCGGACCGATACCGCGGTCTGGGTCGCGCCAGACCAGCACACGAGCAGCGGCAACGCGATCGTCCGCGTCGAGGAGCGTCCGAGCGGGTACGAGCTCGTTGTGGAGAGGATTGATCCGTGATCATCACGCGAACGCCACTAAGGGTGAGCCTCTTCGGCGGCGGCACAGACACGCCGGCCTATTACAACGAGTCCCCGCGCGGCGGTGCGGTCCTCGGGTTCGCCATCGACCACTACGTCTACTTGACTGTGAGGGAGCTCCCCGCATTTCACGAGCACAACGTCAGGCTCGTATATTCCAGGATCGAGCTGACCGAGCACGCCGACGATCTGATCCACCCGGCCGCCCGCGCCGTCCTGACCCAGCTGGGACGCCCTACTAACATCGAGTGCACATACTCGGCGGACCTGCCCTCCCGCGCGGGCCTCGGATCATCGTCAGCCTTCATCTGTGGCCTGATCACCGCGATCGATGCCCTCTCGGGCCGCCACGACCACCCGGGCCTCCTCGCCCGCCGCGCGATCCACCTGGAGCGCACGGTGATGGCGGAATTGGGCGGCGAACAGGACCAGATCTTCGCCGCCTACGGCGATCTGCTCCGGGTCGATTTCGGGCCGTCCGGATGGGAAGTCCGGCGCCCGATGGTCCCCCAGGCCCGCCAGCGCGAGCTACTCGATCATCTGCTACTCGCGTTTACGGGAGAAGTCAGAGATGCGCCGCAGATCGCCGCCTCGCTCGACCTCTCCCCGATCTCCCCGTACCTAGCCCGCATGCGCGAGCAGGTCGACGAGGCCGAGACGATCCTGCTGTCCTCGACAACGCCGATAGAGGCGCTAGGCGAGCTGCTGGACGAGGCCTGGCGATTAAAGCAAGCCCTCTCACCCCTGGTAGCCACCCCGACAGTCGGCGAGCTGTACGAGCGAGCCCGCGCGGCCGGTGCGATCGGCGGGAAGCTGCTGGGAGCAGGCGGAGGGGGATTTTGTTTGCTATTCGCGTGCCCGGAGGACCACACGCGGGTCCGCGCCGCGCTCCCGAGCGCGGTGTTCGTGCCGGTGGGTATCGCCCGCTCCGGCTCGACGGTCGTCGTAAACGGGTGGGCGACGTGAGCCGGCTCGACTGGCGCCGGATCTGGCGGCAGGCCGAGACCCGCGCCGCGTGGCAGCGCACGTTTGGCCCGCTGCCGTGGTGGCACGCGCCGCTTGTGCGGTTCGAGCTCGGGCTCCGCAGAAATCTTCCAAGATCGCGAAATTAGGGGTTTACTTTTCGCCGCAACGGCGCGATACTACCCCTACCAATCCGAGGAGATACCTCATGAAGACCACCCGTCACGACCTCCAGGACGAGCTCGTCGGTCAGAAGTTGATCCGCCAGGAGGAGGCCCTGCGCCACGCGCGCGATCTGACCGAGCACTTCATCACCGGCGAGTACGAGCCGAAGGTCAAGCGCTGGGCTCGCGAGATCCTCAGCGCCATCGAAGCTGGACTTTGAAACCGAGGAGAGACCTCATGCCCAAGCCCACCCGCCAGCAGCTCCTGACCACCGCGCTCCTCGCGCGCGGCTACGTCGTCGACACCGCGACCCACGTGACGAAGAAGGTCGTCTTCAGGCCGACCGCCGAGACGCGGAGCCTCCTCAAGCCGCAGGAGGACCTGCTGCGCCATCGCGTCTACGTCGGCAAGAACGGCGCGCTGCGCTTCTCGTCGATGGGCCGCGCTGGCGACTCGATTCCCTTCACGGAGCGCACCGTCGCGCGCCTCCTCGACGAGGCGCACGCGGGCGGGATCGACGCCTACGAGGCGGCGCTGCGCGCGGCGCGGGTGCCGTGATGTGGATCTTCCTCTCCGACGCGATGTTCTCGATTGTCGCGCCCGACGACGACCTGACCGGAGACCAGCTCCTAGTCCGCGCCCGCTTCAAGGGCGACATCCGGCGTGTGTTCCCCTCTGCGAGGGTCTCGACGACCCCGCAGAAGGACTATCGCTACCGGGCGCTGGTCCCGCGTTACGAGGTCTGGGCCGAGATGGCCGATCGGATCAACGAGATCGACTATCCGAACTTTAAGAATACGGTCGCGCCACGCGACCACCGGCGCCACGACGCCTACTCGGACGTCTGGACGGCCATGTTCCGGGCGCAGGATCGGCCACCCATAAAACGTTAAGAATCAACAACTGGTCTGGCCAACCTTGGTTTGAACCTCAAATAAAAGGAAAACCATGATGAAATGGATCATGAGGCACCCGAGCGCGTCGATGGACCTCCTCGGTCTGGTCCCCGCGTTCCTCGACGAACGCGACTCGCGCCCGGCGCGCGAACAGATCGACGAGAACTACCGCCACGGCGGCGGATGGCGGCCGATACCGAAGTTCAAGATGCTCGCGGACGGTCGCCTGTCGTACCCAGGCGATGACCCGCTCGCGGTCCTGGCCGAGACGCGCCTGCGCGACGAGGTGATCCGGTTCTACGACTGCTCTTGGCTCGCGGTCGTCCAGCCCGATGGTTCGTTTGAGGTCTCCCGGGTCGACTGAAAATTCGGGCAAAATAGGGGTTTACTTTTCGCTGCAATGGCGCGATACTACCCCTACCAACCGAGGAGATACCTCATGACCGACCGTCAAATCGAAATCGTACATAACCTCAGGCTCGTACCGTACGGTGGTAACTACGAGCTTCGCAGTTACGAGGTGGACCGGGTTGGCGGTACAGATACGCTGAGTGTGACCCGTACCTACAGCCAACCCGGCTTCAAGGTCGAATATCATGAGTGCGTCTTTGTCGGCCCACGCGGCGGCTGTAAGACGATCTACAATAGTTTCTATTAGGGGATCAGGCGATGACCACCGTCCTCTCCCCGAGCGCCGCCTACCGCGCGACCGTGAGCGACACCCCGATCGGGATCGCCGTCGCGGTTCGCACCGCGGCCCACTACGAGGGCCGGCGCTTCGTCGCCGGGACCCAGGTCCATCGCGTCGTGATCGACGCGCCGTACCACGTGGTCCTCGACCGCGTCGTCGAGATGCTCGCCGAGCTGGAGCGCGGGTCGTGAGCGCCGAATACTACGCGAAGCTCAACGGCGGCTCCTACCCGAGGACCCCGGCCGAGTGGCGCGCGGTCGATGCGGCCCACCAGCGCAACGTCGCGGGCGTCAAGGAAGCGCACCTGCGCCAATACTGCCACGATCTGAGCGAGCTGCGCTATCCGCGGTGGATCCGCGCGCTGCGCCGGCTCTGGGAGCGCATACGAGGAGAGACCTCATGAATAATCGAACCTTCGCCTATCCCGGCCAGGAGAAGGTCTACGCGGTCTATATCGCGAAGACCGAGATCCCCGAGCTGGATAACCCCGCGGGTACCGGGCTGACCTCGGCCTACCGGCGCGGCTATCACCACGGTGGTCGCGCGACCCCGTATAACCGCGCCCCGCTGGCCCACGCCGCGTGGGCGGCCGGGAAAGACCGTAAGACGGCCGAGTTGATAGGCCGCACCTCGGCCCACGAGCTCGCCATCCTACGCCTGTCGCTGAAGCGCGTCGCCCAGGCGGTCCTCGCGATCGACCCGAGGGCCGACATCACCATCCCCGCCGAGGACGCCGAGCGCGGCTGGAACCGCCTCTGCGCGGACCTGATCGGCTATCTCGAGGATCGTGGGTAGTCGTTATGATCACCGCCGATGACGCCATCTTCGTCTCCCGCTGCCGGACCGCGATCGAGATGATGCGCGAGGAGGGCATGAACGAGACCCGGATCGCGGTCGTCCTGACCACGATCCGGTCCGCCGCGCTCAGCCAGGAGTTCTTCAGGCTCCAGGAGCTAGTGAGGACGAATCCACCGACGCACCTGTCGCACGGCGCGATGATGGACATAGCTAGGAAGTACGAGGGATGACTAAACCTAGCCCGATCTGCCCCATAGACGCCAGCGATTGCGCGACGGCCGGCGCCTGCGCCCGGCGCTGCTGCAAGTCTACCGGCGCCACGCTGCTCGATCTGCTGATGGACGGCGTCCGCCCCGCGACGCACTTCGTCGGATTTCGCGATCCCCAGCAGTGGGAGAACGCGGTCCGCGTCTTCGGCGAGCCCGACGTTACTCATTACGTCTGGGACCAGCGCGCCGCGCGCGAGATCGCCCCGGCGATCGACCGGGTGGTGTTCGCCAGGTACCACGACGCCGAGCCGTCCCCGTACAACTACGACGACAGCAACGAGCCGGATGATCCGGCAGCCAAAGAACGTTTAACTTAATCCCCAGAGGAGATAGCTGAACCCCAAACCCGAGGAGAGACCTCAGTGTTTACCAAGCTCATTGCGGCTACAGCGACCGCTCTTGTCTTAACCACCGCGACCGTCCAGGCCCGCAGCTGGGTGCTGTTAAGTTACGGTAATCGAACCTGCGAATTTACTATAACAGCTCCCGCAGGTATGCGCACTCCGCTCGAGGCAGAATACTTCTACAGAAGGTTGGGAGTATACGTCGGTACCGAGGTCTCGCGCACTGACAACGGCGAGATTGAAATGGCTAGAGTCAGCCGATCAGGTCCAGATGGCATGGAACGCCATCTAGATTACTTTACCTCCATGTCCCGTTGCCGTACGGTGGCGGAATTTCTGGGATCAGCGCAAGAGCTGAATTAACCCGAGGAGAAACCTCATGAAGATACAGTGGGACTACCTAGACGGCGAGATGGAGCCGGTCGCGTCCAAGAGCGACGACGGCTACGGCGGGTTCGATCACGCAGAGGTCCCAGATGACCTGATGATGCGATATATGCGCGCGGCGAAACGCTGGCGTAAGTTGAAGGATGAGATCCGTGCGGCGCAGGTGAAGCCATGATGCGCCGGACTAAGACCCACCCCTTCCCGTTCGGGAACGTCATCCCGAACATCGTCGAGTACGACCCGCGCGCCGCGGAGTTCGACGACGTCGACTACCGCGACGTGTTCGCCGAGTTGACCATGCACCCAGACCCCGAGGAGCCGCGCGGGCCGTTCGGGGAGTATGGGAGATGACCCAGGCCGCGATCCTCGTCGGTGGCCGGGGCACCCGCCTCGGTGCGCTGACCGCCTCCACCCCGAAGCCTCTGCTCGAGGTCGGCGGGGTACCGTTCCTCGACCACGTCATCGCCCACCTGCGCGACCACGGGTGCGACCGCTTCCTCCTGCTCGCCGGCTTCGAGGCGATGAAGGTAGTGGAGTACGCTCGCGAGGCGGACCGACGCCTCGGCGTCCCGATCTACGTCGCTATCGAGCCGGTCCCGGACGCCGGGACCGGCGGCGCGCTATGGTACGCCCGCCATCGCCTCGATGAGACGTTCATCCTAGCCAATGGGGACACGTTCTTCGACGTGGATCCGCGCCCGCTTTTCAACATGGTAAAGAACGGGTGGCTTAGTTGTCCGAAGGGACCAGTCGCCGGTCTCGTGGCACGCCTTCGGGACGGTACCCCCGCCGGCCTCTACGTGCTGCGCCGCTCGGTGATCGACGACGTCGATGCAGAGACCCTCTCGCTGGAGGAGTTCATCACAGGCCACCCGTCCGGGTTCGCCGACGTGCGGCTCGATGGCTACTTCGTCGACATCGGCACGCCAGCCGAGCTGGAGCGGGCGCGGCGGGAGCTTAGATTATGATCGGACCTGAGGAAGCGCTGTTGATTGGGATATTCTGTGGCATGACGCTCGGTTACGCGCTCGGATTTTTCATTGCGCGCAGTATATATCGTACGAAAACTTGGCCATACTGAGGGAGTATAGATGACCCAAACCCAAGAACCCCGACCCGGCAACGAGCACCGCGCGTCGTTCCGCCGAGCGCGCAGCGCCAGGCTAGCCCAGCCGCGCGAGCCGGTCCCGAACCAGTCGTCGCGCGGGTCGCAGTACGGCCCGCCGAGCCAGGCGCGAGAGGCCGCGCGGAGGTTAAGGCAGATGGTAAAATGAATTGGATTATTTGGATATGGAATGGTTGTCTTCCGGATTTTCCTTGGTGGTGTGATGGCTTTTTGTATTTCTGTCCACTAGCTATGATATCATTAGCTATTTCGATAGGCGTTGCCCTAAGGAGGATTGTTAAATGACCCGCTATCTGATCACCGGAGGCGCTGGCTACATCGGCTCCATCCTCGTCCCGGAGCTCCTCCGCGCGGGGCACGCGGTCACCGTCCTGGACAGGTTCAGCGCCGCCAGCCCGTCCCTGGCCGCTTGCTGCCAGTACCCGATCTTCACCCCGGTCCGCGGCGACGTGCGTGATCTGCGTCTGGTCGCGGAGCTAGTTGCCAAGGTCGACGTAGTCGTGCCTCTGGCAGCTATCGTCGGTGCGTCGGCGTGCGCTGCCGACCCATGGGCCGCGCGCGACGTCAACCTGGGCGCGATCCTCGGGCTTACCAAGATCCTGTCGAAGGACCAGCGTATCATATATCCGAACACAAACTCTGGGTATGGCGCGTCCGGGTCCAACAAGCCGTGCGACGAGGATACCCCGCTACGGCCGGTCTCGCTCTATGGCACGACGAAGTGCGAGGCCGAGGAGCGGGTTCTCGAGCTCGGTGGCGTATCACTGCGGCTCGCGACCGTCTTCGGGATGTCGCCAAAGATGAGAATTGATCTGCTCGTAAACGACTTCGTCCACCGTGCCGTGACCGACGGTTCGGTGACGCTATTCGAGGCCCACCACCGGCGGTCGGTGGTTCATGTGCGTGACGTGGCGCGGGCGTTTATCCATGCAGCGGAGAATTATGGAGCGATGGGCAGTCGGGCGTTCAACGTCGTTGGTGGTAACGTTACGAAGCGACAGCTCGTTGAGATCATTGCGACCCACGTTCCAGGTTTCATCTATCACGAGGCTGAGCTGCGCCAGGACCCGGACAAGCGCGACTATGCGGTCTCTGGAGAACGACTATACCAAGCTGGATTTGCTCTTATTGAGGACCTCGACCGCGGGATCGAGGAGCTGGTCCGTGGCTACCGGATGCTCAACGCGAGGAGGTTCGTTAATGTCTAACCTGAGATATCGCCTGGGAGACCGAAACCCAAGGATCGAGCCATGGCGCGACGCCAGGGCTATCGAGGACCACGAAGATCCGATGTCCGGGACCGATCCGGCCATCATCGCCTGGACGACGCGCGGCGATCCCGACTCGCCGCAGATGATCATCGATGCGCTGAACCGCGCAAACTGGCTCTCAATCGAGACCGCGCCGCGCGACGGGACCTTCGTCCTCCTTGCCGGGCCGAGCGGATACACCACAACGCCGCTGCGCGCCCACGTCGGTCGTTGGGGAACGACGTACAAGGCGAACCGCTGGATTACCCACTCGAACGACGACTTCACCGATGATGGAGAGGAGCCGATGCTATGGATGCCACTGCCGTGACCGACACCCGCGACCACACCCCGGTGACCGTGGTCCTGCCGGCGTACATGCTCGGGCCTATGCGCGAGGCGCTGACGTGGTACGCCGTCCGCCTGCGCAAGCGGGCCAAGCTGCGCCCGCCGCCGGTCGGGCAGGATAGCCTCGACCGCCTGATCGCCGGGACCCTGGACGAGGCCGCAGAGGCGATCGCCGAGGCGCGCGACCAGAATTAGTAGTTTACTTTTCGCAGGATCGCGCGTATAACTGGTCATACCAACCGAGGAGAGATCTCATTGACCGATCCGATCGCTCATAATTGTTCGTCGGCTCCGTTTTACCACCCGCCGATCAGGGTTCATCCGTCGGTTGGTGGCGAACCACCGCAGATGGTCTTGGACTTGAACGACGGCGAGTATACCGTGCCGATCTACTTTTGTCCCTACTGCGGATCTTCCATATCGGAGATTCTTGGGAGGGAGAAATGACCGAGCCTCCGCCCTACCCAGACCAGAGCTTCCTCCTAAACTGCCGCAACGCGATCTGGACGATGCGCCGCGCCGGGATGAACGAGACCCTGATCACTTGCGTCATCCAGGACGTCCGGTCGGCTACCCTCAACGAGGAGTTCCGACGGATCGTCAATCTTGTCACTTACAGCCCGCCGCACCACCACTCGTTCTCCGATACCAGTCGCGGCATCGCCGAGTGGTGCAAGGAAGAGGATCCGGACAACCATGGCACCTAACCTCCAATCCAAGCTCCGCCGGATCGAGGCACTGCGCGCCGAGAACGCCGAGGACGCGCACCCGTCGTTCGTCCGGATCGAGGCGGCGGAGCGTGCGGCGCTGCGCTACACCGACCCTCTCGGCGAGGTCGAAGCGTTCGGCCGCGCGTTCCCGTCCCTGTGCTCGATGGTGGTCCCCGCTGCGGTCGCCTTCGCCTTCGCACTGGGCCTATTCCTGGCTGCTGCGAGTCACGACCCGGGGTGCGTCGCGCGTCCGTGGGACGGCAACGTCGAGACGCTGTTCGCCACGCTAGGGTGCTGAGATGGACGACGAGTACTGGACGACCCGCGACGGGCGCCGCATCGCCGTCGGCGAGATGACCGAAGAGCATGTTCGCAACACGTTGCGAATGATCCTGCGAAAACGACGCCGAATATCCGAGAGGACGTCGACGCTAGCAAGAACGCTCGACGAATACGGGCGCGGACCAATCGCGGATCGGCGTCCACGCCGCGCGATCGAGGACTTGGACGACTACGGCGACGGTCAGGACTTCCTCAACGCGCAGTACCAGCGCGATCTGGCCAACCCGCACGCCTTCTTCCCGCTCCTGGAAGGCGGCGTCTACGGTAGCCCGGGGTTGGCCAAGAAGTACAACAGATAGACAGGGAAAACAGACGATGACTAGATCAAACGTACAGGAACTTCGCCCAAAGGCCCGTAACCTGGGTCACCTGAAGCGCGACCGCGGGTATAGGTTCGTCGACCGTGACCCGGTGCTCGACGAGATCACCCGGATGATCACCGACTCGGGCAAGTCGATCGGCGACATCATCGAGGACGTGCTCGACGCGTCGCACAACACGGTCCACCTGGGTTACTCGACGATTGCCAACTGGCTGAGCGGTAAGACGCGCCGGCCACAGAACCTGACCGTGACGTGGGTGGCCCACGCGCTAGGATTCGAACGCAAGTTCGTCAAGTGGAGGTAACCGTGCCCGACCTGAGCCGCGATCTTGGGCCAGACTCGTGGATATTATTCTCCCACGAGACCGCTGACCGAGTCCTGACCCAGGCGGCGCTGGTGGTGCTGCGCTACAAGGACCACGAGGAGACGACCGCCGGAGGGGCGCAGGCCTGCGATGACATCGTCGAGCACCTCCGGGCGCTAGCCAAGAGATGGGGAGTGACGCTGTGAACAAGCTCGACGCCTACGAGGCAGCGCTGCGGTCGATCGAGAACCTCAACAACGGCCCGGATCTCGCGTCGGGCGACTACCGCTGTCGCGAGGCCGCAGCGATAGCGCAGGATGCACTGGATCGGAACGTCGGCGATGAAACTTTCGCTCGGATCATCTACGCGCACCGCACCACTCGCCGGTCCGGGGGCGCGAATGGTGTTACCACAACTTTATCGAGAAGGGCGGTATGGTAGACGACCCGCTGCTCGCGAACTCGTGCCAGCAGATCAGCGACTACGTCTACTTCATGGAGACGTCGGCCGCGAAGGAGTACCCCGCCTACGAGTGGCAGCGCTGCCGGCTGAACGTCGACGTCCAGCCGTTCAGCGAGCCGGTGCTCCGCGCGATGAATGCGACGATCGACGAGCAGCTGCGGAAGAGCGCCAGGGCCAAGTTGAGCGACCTCGAACTGAGGGCGTTAGGATTGAACGGGGAGAAAGAGTCATGAGCCACGCGAGCGTTCTAGTCATCACCGACACCCGCCCGAGTGAGGCGAAGCTCCAGGAGATCCTCCTGCCGTGGCACGAGTACGAGTGCACCGGGATCGAGCGGTACCTGGAATGGGTCGACCATACCGACGAGTTCACCAAGGAGTTCAACGAGACCGAGCGCGCGTACGTTCGTCTCCACGACGGTGAACTGGTCGACGCCTACGACGATCGGTTCTACAGGGAGGTCGAGCCAACGAAGGCCAACAACTACCGGTCGTACGAGACGCTCCCGGTTCCCCCGGGCGCTGTCGAGGTCCAGATGACCCGCGCCGCAGCCGGAGAGAACCTGTTCGAGGCGGCGGACCGCGAGGGCTACGCGGCGATTCCTGACCAGCCCGGGCGGTTCGGCCGTCGTACCAACCCCAACCGGAAGTGGGACTGGTGGCAAATCGGCGGGCGCTACGGCGGTCGCCTGATGCCGCGCAACCTGGTTCCGGCCTACCGCAACGAGGACTCGCGTACCGGAGGTAAGTGGGGGCCAGACCACGGTCACGGTCGCGACGGGTACGACCAGATCCGCTGGGGCGATCTCGACCTGGAGGGGATGCTGGCCGAGGAGCGCCGGAAGAAGGCCGAGGAGTGGGACGGCGCGGAGGCGAAATACAGGGAGAAGGCGACCGACGACGTCTCGTTCGGATCGGTACTGCGCAACTACGATGACCTACTAGCGGCCCTTCGCGCTGATACGAGATCCGGGCAGGCCCTGTACCAGCGCATCGAGGCCGACCCTGAGGCCACCCGATTGCGCAAGCTCGTCGGCCATGCCAACGACATGTTCGGCGACTACTCGATCAGCGGCGCGTATACGCGCGAGGCCCACGTCGCGACGGCGGCCGGACTATCGGCCTTCGCCGTCGTCAAAGACGGACGATGGGCCGAGCGCGGGCAGCTCGGGTGGTGGGGGTCGGTTGCCGACGAGAAGGGCGACTGGCCGGCTCAGCTCGACGCTATCCTCGCGACCATCCGTCCCGACCAGTGGGTCACCGTCGTGGATTATCACATATGATCCCCTTCCCCGAGCGCGTCGACTCGCGGCGTTACATCCTCGTCGGCCCCAGGCTGTACCGGATCGGTCGATCCCCTCGTGGTCGCATCGGCCGCCCCGTCGCCTGGGTCCCGGGACGCGTCGCGCTCCACATGACCGCGGCCCTGTCCGGGTTGCCGTGCTCCTGGCGCGAGGAGGCTCGACCGCGCCCGCGACTGTGGCGCGGCTGGATGACCGCCTCGATGATGTTCGTAGCGACGATCGCGGTGATCGTCCTGGTCGCTGCGGCGTCGTCTAAGGTATTGAGGATTACGTTATGACCACCCTGGTATTCAAGACGCCCGGCGTGCTTGACCTGCGCGCGCTGACCACCTTCGGGATGTCGGCCAAGCCGAATTCGACGTCTCCGATCGGCATGTTCGGCACTGGGCTGAAGTATGCGCTGGCCGTGATGGTCCGTCTGGGCGCCGAGCCGGTGCTCCATCGGCACCACGCAACATGCTCGTTCCACCTGCGGCCGGTTGAATTCCGCGGCGGGGCGTTCGACATGATCGAGATGCGCCACCGACGCTTCGAGTTCGCGCCGAACCAGAGCGACGAGCTACCGTTCACCACCCAGCTCGGCGCGACCTGGGAGGCGTGGCAGGCGTACCGCGAGCTGGAGGCCAATACGCGCGACGAGCGCGGCGAGACGTACCTGACCGAGGACCCGGTCGAGGGTATCGCCGACCATACGCTAATCGCCACGGACCACCCGGCGATGCTGGAGGCGCACGAGCAGCGCGGCGAGATCTTCCTTAGCGAGCTGGACGACGGCGACGCGCGGGTCAACTACTCCCGGCGAGAGAGCCGGCACGTCTACTACCGCGGGATGCGCGCCTACGACCTGCGCAAGCCGGCGCAGGTGACGTGGAACCTCCAGACCGAGCACGAACTGACCGAGGACCGGACACTGAAGTACGAGTTCCTGATCCGCTCCGCCGTCGCCGAGTTCGTCACCCGGTCCGATGACGAGGGGCTGGTCGACCTGGTCCTCTCCTCTCCAGAGACGGCCTGGGAGCACGACCTCGACTTCTCCTACGCCGGGAGCCCGTCCGACACGTTCCGCACGGTGATGGCACGGCGCGGCAACCACGCGCCAGAGCCGGCTCAACGCTACTATGCGGCCTACGCCGCGCCGCAGCCGGTCGAGCCGTCCCTATTCGATCGATTCCCGCGCCCCTGGATCGCCAACGAGTTCGACATACAAGACAACCTTGGGCGTCAGATCCTCTGCGCGCACGACTGCGTCTCGGACGATGATCGTGGCGCGCTACTAGACGGGTTGGTTCGCTTCGTGAACGAGGCCGAGTGATGATCACCCGGATAGTCGAGATCCGCGACCGCAACACGTTCGTCCCGGCGCTGGCGATCCTCGTCGAGGACGAGAACGAGGCGCAGCGATACTATATGCGGCGAACGGGGTACCCGACCCGCGTCGAGACACCTAGCGGCGGCCTGGCGATTGTCATCCTAATGCGTATGGCCGACCAAAAGGCGCACTCCGACGTGTACGACTGGAACGACCGGACGCACCAGAACGCGCACTACTGGCTACAGGAGCAGGTAAACAAGCACGGCGGACATTGGTTCTTCGACAGCATGCTAACCGACGGCTTGGTGATCGACGTCGAGTACATTCTCGGCGAGACGACCGAGCCGAAGCGCAGCGAGAGGGATACAACATGAGCGCCCCGACCGACAAAGCCACGAGTTCCGCGCGTCGTGTCATGCACGATCAGGCCAACCACTACAGCAGCCTGGTCGATCTAGCCAAGGAGTTCGACGACTTCGCCAAGGCCGTCGTCGCCGATTGGATGATCGCCAACGGCTATCCGACCGGTCACGGCGATACGCTCGACGACCTGCTGCGCGAGCTGGTCGCCCTGGTGCGGAAGGGGTGGAACATCAATCTATGACCGACAATGACGACGAGGAGTGGGACCGCTGGATGGCACTGACCGAGGCGGAGCAGGACGCCGAACTGCGGCGCGCAAATGAGGAACTCGACCGCGTCACCGCCGCGATGACCCTGGCCCAGAACGCCGCGGCGCTGCGCCGGATGGCCGTCGCGAACTGCCTGGCCGCGCGCCGGGTCCTCGCGCTAATGGACCTGCCGACCTTCCGCGAGGGCCTGCGGCAGTCCCAGCGGAGCCTGCTGAAAATCCGCGAGTACCGGAAGACCGGGATATACCCAGGAGGGGACCAATGACCCACCGCCCGCGTGCCTCGCCAGGCGCCAGCTACCCGCGCGGGTCTACGGCAGCAACGTGCCCCCACATCCCCGAGGAGCACGTCGTCCACGACCCCGAGACGGACGGCTATCGCGCCCAGCTGCGGTGCGACTGTGGAAAGGTTACCGTCACGGCGCGACGGCTCCGGGTCACGCACGAGGAGGCCCGGGGTGACGCCGCGGTCCTCGCGGAGCTATACAGGAGGAACACGGGATGACCAAGCTGCTGAAGTCCCACCGCGAGGCGATCACCACGCGCCTCCTCGCCGCGACGTTCGCCGAGCGCGAACTGCGCCTCAAGCAACAGGAGCACGCGCTCGGGCTGCGGCTGCTCCGCGTGCTGTACGGCGAGGATGCGCTGCGGCAGATGGCGATGCTGCCCGAGGGGTGGCTGCCACTGGCTAGCCGTATCAGCTTCAAATATAGCGAAGCTGAACGGCATTACAACCACACCATCGCCCTGACCGACCCAGTGCGCCTCCCGGCGTCCCACAGCTACCCAAAAGTACCGACGCACTGGCGGAAGCTGTGGGACGACCACACCGTGGCCCAGGGGGTGCTTAGGAAAGAGCGTGAGCAGTTGAAGCTCGAGATCACGGGGACGCTCCAGGCCTTCACCACCGTCGAGAAGCTGGCCGAAGGCTGGCCCGAGGGCTACGCCTACTTCCCGCACCACGAGCTGGCTCCGGTCGCGCTGCCGGCGCTGCGGATCGAGGATCTCAACGCGCGGCTCGCCGCGGCGCGGGAGGCGGCGTGATGGCCAACCACACGGTAGACTGCCCCTGGTGCGGGGTCGACATGCGGGTCGACCACAACCACGACCCAGACGACTGCTCGGCGAATCGCCTGAAGGTGCCCTCGGCTATAGACACGACGACCGACCGCGACCGACGTATCCTCCTGGCCCACAAGGTATTCGAGAAGGAGCGAGCGATCAGCGCGGCTAGGCGCGAGCTGGAGGCAGCCAGGGCAAAGGTAGCTAAGGTCACCCAGGAGTATCGCAGCGCCGTGGCCGTGGCGGTTGGGTGCGTGGTCGAGGACCTCCAGTTCAGCGACTCGATGGTGTGCTTCGGCACGCGGCTCGTCGTGCACTGCGTCTGGGACCTCCGGCCGCCGAACACGCGCTGGCCGTTATGCGTCTTCTGCGGCTCGCCGAGGGACGGGGAATAGATAGCGGTTTACTTTTCGCCCCGATCGGCGTATATAAGCCAAGTACTGCCATAGCGGCAGGTATCCGAGGAGTTGTTTCGGTGCCAGATAGTCCAAAGGAGGCCACCATGCGACCAGCGCCGGGAAAGCCGGCGCGTTCGCCTTGTCCTCTTGATAAATCCTACGGGGATACGGTTTGCCGAGACGGTATTCTTTGGACGCTGACTTATAGCGAAATGGGACCCCCAGATAGCCGACAAGCCGTTGGCGAATGTTCGTTCTGTAAGGAGCGAAAAGAAATCCTAAATTCTCCGTTTCTTGGTCAGGCGTACGATCGATGACCATCCTCGGCTTCACCGGGACCCAACACGGGATGACCGATGCCCAGCATCGCGGATTCATCAACGTGATCGATTGGTTCGTTGCCAGCCGCGGCGAGTTCCACCACGGCGACTGCGTCGGGGCCGACGCGGAGGCGCACGCCGTCGCCCGCGTTCGGCTGTGGTTCATGTACGGCCATCCGCCGTCGAACCCGAGCAAGCGTGCGTTCTGCGCGTGCGACGCCCTGGCCGACCCGTTCCCCTACCTGGTCAGGAACCAGGCGATCGTCGACGCTGCCGAGTACCTGATCGCCGTGCCTCGCGCGCCGGAAGAGCATACGTCCCAGCGCCGCTCCGGCACGTGGTTCACGGTCCGTCGGGCTCGGCTAAAGGGTATCCCGGTGACGGTCGTATGGCCCGACGGCCGGATCGAGGAGAACTCGTTCGGGAGGAGGATTGCGCTGTGACCTACGAGATTCACCACTGGACCGACGACGCTGCGACCCCGGTCTTCACGACTGTCATCAACGGGCGCGGGCCGGGCGCCAACATCTTCTACATCGTCGGTACGGCCGTCGCCATGCTTCGCCAGCTCGCGATCCCAACGGACCGGATCGAGGCGCTGCGCGAGAACGTCGCCAACGCCGGCAACTACGACCAGGCCGTTGCGTTCGTTGAGGCGTGGTTTCCGGTAAGGAGGGAGGTGATGAGGATCGGCGACGAGTTCACCCTGGGTGACCACACCTACCGCGTGACCGACGTCGGGACGCGGACCGTCATCGCGATCCGAATAGATCAGGTCACGGTGATCCGGGACGGCGTCGAGGAGGCGCTCGACCAGGCGCAGGCCGAGGCCGCGGGCTGGTTCCGCGGGCCGCCCTACGCAGTCGCCGAGGGCGTCTTCGACGAGGACGACCTGGACGCGATCGAATGCTCGTCATAACTATCCTGGCAAGCGAGGTCACCGCGGGCTACGCGAGCCCGAACGTGGTGGTCCGCACTGAACAGGGGCAGGCAAAATAGCCGGCCTGCCCCTCGAAATTATCACAGCTAAGGGCAAATTAGGGGTTTACTTTTCGCTGCAATGGCGCGATACTACCCTTACCAACCGAGGAGAGACCTCATGATTAACAAGTACCCCGGCACCTGCACCGAGTGCTCCACCCGCGTCGAGGCCGGCGAGGGCGAGGCGTATAAGGGTAACGACGGCCGGTGGGCCGTGCGGCACGCCGGTTGCGCCTCGCAGGAGCCCGCTGGGGCACCTGAGAGCGCCGGGGCGGTAAGCCTACGCGCCGCGGTGGTTCGCGCGCCAGCGGCCTCGAGCGACGACGTCTACACGCTTCTGTCGGGGCATACCGCCTCGCCGTACCAGGCGGCGATCTTCGAGCACGCCAAGTACGGCCGTGGGTCGGTTATCGTTAAGGCGCGCGCTGGCGTCGGCAAGACCACCACGATGAAGAACATGGTCGTCTATCTCCCGCCGCGTGCCCACGTCCAGCTCTTCGCCTTCGGGACCGAGGCCGCCGCGCAGCTCGACGACGCGATCAAGGAGCTCGCCGCACGGTACCCGGACCGGTCGTTCCGCGATGTACGCGCCGGGACGTTCCACTCCGTGGGGATGGCCGCGGTCCTGCGTCACCTGAACCTCCCGAAGAGCCAGATCGTCGTCGACCCAGGCAAGTGCCTGAAGCTCCTACGCGAATGGCTGTGCGTCACCCCCGAGGGCGAGGAGACGTTCGGCCTCTACTCCGCGTTCGTGCGTGACCTCGTGGAGAAGGCCAAGGGCGAAGGGATCGGCCCGCTGGTCGCCGACACCGAGGACCGGTGGTGGACGATCGTCGACCACTACGGGCTCTACCTCGACTCCGAGGAGGCCAACCCCGCCACCGGCATCGAGATCGCCCGCGAGCTCCTCGCGCGGTCGAACGCGGCGGCGCGCCAGGGCCTGATCGACTTCGCCGACATGCTCTACCTCGTCTGCCTCTGGAAGCTCCGACTCTGGCGGAACGACGTCGTGATCGTGGACGAGGCACAGGACACGAACCCCGTTCGCCGCGCCATGACCCACCTGGCGCTGAAGGACGGTGGTCGCCTCTTCGCGGTCGGCGACGACCGCCAGTCGATCATGGGCTTCACCGGCGCCTCCACGGACGCGCTCGACGTGATCGCCCGCGAGTTCAACACCCGCGAGCTGCCGCTGACCGTTTCCTACCGCTGCTCGCGCGCCGTCGTCGAGATGGCCCAGACCTGGGTGCCGGACATCGAGTCGGCTCCAGGCGCAGCAGAGGGCGAGGTTCTCAATAACGTATCCCTACAAAATACCCTCGCTCGCCTTACGGCGACCGACGCCATTTTATGCCGCCAGACCGCGCCGCTCGTCACCGTCGCGTACGGTCTGATAGCCCGCGGGCGGCCCTGCCGGATCCTCGGGCGCGAGATCGGCGAGGGCCTCGTCAACCTGATCGAGCGCCAGAAGGCGCGTGGGATCGACCGGCTCGTCGAGAAGCTCAACCACTTCCGGGAGCGCGAGGTCGCGAAGTTCATTGCCCGCGCCCAGGAGCGGCAGGCCGAGGCGGTCGGCGATCGGGTCGACTGCGCGCTGGTCCTGATCGGCGGCCTCGCGGAGACCGAGCGGACCATCCCGGCGCTGATCGAGAAGATCCGCTCGATGTTCCAGGACGACAAGAAGGGCGAGAAGCAGACGGTCTTGACGCTTTGCACATGTCACAAAGCTAAGGGAAAAGAATGGCAGCAGGTCGCGATCCTCCGCCCGGAGCTGATGCCCTCGAAGGCGGCGCGGCAAGATTGGCAAATTTGTCAAGAAGAAAATCTTCAATACGTCGCCGCGACGCGCGCCAAGGAGACGCTGATCTACATCCGCGACGAGGACATGGAGCTCGGGAAGTAGTAGAAACGAAAAACCCCGCGCTGGTTTCCCGGCGCGGGGTTGAGAGGGCGAAGCCTCGGAGCTACTCTGTTCGATCGCTGTAGGCCGCGGCCATAACGATTTCGGCGAGGAGGAGGAGGCCGCCGATCAGGACCGATACCCCGCCCCAGACGACCGAGCCGCCGAGGTGAAGCTCGCTCTCCCCGACAACAACGAGAAGCACAGCCGCGCATAACGCGACGACGAGGGTCCGGCTCATCGGCGCTGCCCCACCCCGATCAGAATCACGATAACCAGCAGCGCCACCATCATCGCCAGCCCGATCTGCGCCATCGGGCCATCCCAGTTGAGTGAGGTGGACCAGTCGGTCATTGCGCAAACCTCGATTGCGGCGCTATTTCCTCCGGCGGTACAACATTCATATCTTCAGACGGCGGAAATCGACGAGCGCCGCAAACAATGCATTCGATCCAGATATCGCCCATGTTCCAGAATGGATACCAGTTTGGTCCGTGGAAACCCAGACGGTGCATTAGCGTTCGCAGCAAGGTGGGCCAATCGATCACGAGGCAAATGCCTTGTAGATCACGAAGCCGATCAGCAGCACGAAGTCGGTCCCGAGGACGACGATCCCAATCAGCCAGGGGATCACCGCCGCCAAGTTCTCGTCGGTGCTGTGGTCCACTCTGTTACTGATGTGGTAGCCGAGCGCGAGAAGCGCGATCCCGACCACCGCGAGGCCGAGGATGACCCACTTCACGCGGTCGGGTCCTGACGGTTGGCCGAGGCCTGGAACGCGGCGTGGCTGGCTTCGAGCGCGGCGTCGTACTGGGCCTGCTCGTCGGCGGTCGCGGCGACGTTCGACGTCGCGGTCTCCCAGATGGATTGGGCCGCGGCGATGAAGGCCTGGCCGCCGGTGACGAGCTGCGGGGCCAGCTCGAGGAGTTGAAGGACGATCGGTAGAATGACTGAGATTGCGGGCATGGATCACCTCCCTAGGGTGAGTGACTGGTAGGCGGCGATGGCATCGAGCGCCGCGCCGAGGAGCGCCTCGTTACGCTGCGCCGCCTTGACCGCGGCGTACGCCTTGTTGTCGGCGTCGGCCATCTTAGCGACCAGTGCCGGATCCGAGCAGAACGGCTTACCCACCGCCGGCAACGAGCCGCAGCGCGGCAGGTCGGTGTAGATCTTCGCGGTCTGCTCAGCGAGGGTCAGGGTGCGCTCAGCCGCGATGACCGAGTTGCTGACGCCGGTGGATGGTTGGGCACACCCCTCAAGGACCGCCGGCAGTACTAGGGTTATGCCGAATAGGAGAAGAGAGCCGGCTAGAGCGCCCCTGGCGGCGCTTAGATGTTCTTTACGTGTCATCTCGCTACTCCCTGTGAACGGTTGAGGTCGTCCGCCGTGGTCCCGGGTGGGCTCGGCGCGATGGTAGCGGTCTTCAGATCAGCGACCGCGACCGGGGTCGCGACCCCGATGTTCGGCTGCCCAGACGGCGTCTGCTGAGTGACGGTTACGACGACGGGGACGCCGGACTTTGCCGAGGCCACGGCCGAGTCCACGACCATCTCCTTCGTCTTCGTGGCCTTAAAGGTCTTCTCCATCCAAGACCATACGGAGACCGCCACGCCGATAAACATCAGCAGAGCCGATACATAGGCCTGCAGCTTACCATCCGGGAGGTTAGGAACGGCGACCCCGAACATGGCCAAGATCGGTATCCAAGCCCTGATGATCCCGGTCCACTTACTCACTATCGCCGGATCCGGCGCGTCCGGCAGGTTGAAGGTCTGCATCTCACTCATGTTCTAGCCTCCCTCGCCCGGGGCCGACTAAGCCCGGGTGCGAGAATTCCAGGGGGTTGCAGAGCAACGCACCCCGAGCGAGGAAGCTCGCGGTTCGTCGCACCGAGCGCGTTAGTCGCCGCGCGTAGTCTCGATATTACGTTGCCAGAGCGACCAGCGTGTCTTTGCCAGCGATCCCGTCTACCGTCAGGTGTCTACGCTCCTGGAACGCCCTCACCGCCGTCTCGGTCGCTGGGCCGAAGTCGCGATCGACCATAACGACGAAGCCGTGCGCGGTCAGCGCCTTCTGCAGCACGCCGACGTCCTCTCCGGTCATCAACCGGCGCAGCGGCACCCGGCCGATGCCGAGTAGCGGCTTGGTTGGCGTCAGTCCATCAGACACGAGCGAAGCACCGGTCCTATACCATGCCGTAAACGCATCCACTGAGCACGCCAACCGGTCCATGTCGACGTTGCCGGTTACCCCCGGGACGTGTCCCTCCTGGGACCATTGCCATATCAGCCACTTGTCCGACCAGTTCGTCGTCGGCTTGCCATCCCATGGCGGTAGCTTGGGCGGCGCGTCGTCGCGCCCCGGGTACTGCGCATACCAGCGCGGGCAGGCAGCGATCTTCTGGGTCACCGGGGCCGGCGGCCACCTGCCGTAATAGATCAGCGGCTGGCGCTTCAACGCGTCTATCCAGCGCTCGACGACGGCGCTACCGACTCCGGTACGCTCCCAGTCAAGCATCGTCGGGATCGTCTCGTCGCCGACCACCGAGTCGAAGGCCCGATGCGCCGCGTTGGTGTCGTCTGGCCGGATGAACGGGTACGGAATTACCAAGATGCCCCGGTCGGCCGCGGCGCGGCGGTTGACCTCGAATTTTGGGTCGACGTGCGTGCCCTCGGTCGCCTTCAGCCCGACGAAGGCCGGCTTGGTCGCGGCGACCGCATCCCAGTCGATGTCGCCGTTCCAGTGCGAAAAGTCGTAGCCACCGGGCAGGTCGTTCCAACTCATGATTTCTTTTCCGATTGCTCGACGCGCATCTCCTCGCGACCGGCCAGGCGGCCTAGCTCTCCGCTAGTCTTGACCAGCGCGTCCTTGATGCTATTCGTGTTCATCGTGAGTTCAGCTATATCTCCCGCCATTCCCGTAACGGCGGTAGTGGCGCTTTGGGCGTGCGTTGCCGCATCGGAGGCGGCCAGCTCGGCCTTCCCCGCCGCCGACACGGCGGCCTGCTTCGTCTTGACTAGTTGCCAGAGCACGAGCAGTGGGCCGCCTATCGCGCCGAGCGTATTCAGCCACCCTTGGGCCTCGTTCAGCCAGTTCATGCAAACTCCGTCAGGTCGCGGCCCGCCCTGATCTCGCGCGCCACCAGGATCAGCGCGTCGTAGATTTCGCGGTCGCCGTAACCCATCTTGCGCAGATCGTCGACGGTGACTTCCATCTCGGTCTTCATGGCTGCAGCGCGATCCTCGACCCCACCGCCGTAGGCGTCCGGGTCAACATCGTCGCTCACTTCCCAGACCGAGCCAGATGCTTCTCGATCTCTGGCAGCACGTCGCGCGGCAACGCCGGCTTCAGGAGTTTACCGGCGAACCTGCACGCCGTCTCGATATCCGGATCTAGGACCGTGAGACCCCCGGTGATCACGACGATCGGAACATCCGTGTAGCCGAGCCCGCGCAGCGCCAAGGTCGCCACGGCGCCATTGACGTCGCCCTGGCGACCCGTAGGGTGTCCCCCGTCCATATCTAGGTCCATGGGACCAGATGGACCGCCGAGACTGAGGTCCATCAGCACGATGTTGAACCTCGTCTTTCCAGCGCGTATGACCGCGCCGTAGGCCGTCGCCGCGCGCTCTACCCGGTAGCCGCCCTGCTCCAGCATGTCCTGCAGGTAGGCGGCCACTTCGTCGTTGTCCTCAACCACCAGGATGTCGGTCATCAGCGTTGCGTCCTACGAAATTCCACCTTTCCAAAAAGTTCGTCGACCCGCGTGGCCATCTTATCGACACTATCACCGACCACGCCGATGTCTTTCCTGGCATTGGTGATCGAGCCCTCGAGGCCGCGCAGCGCTATATCAAACTCACGTCGCGGCACGTAGTTCTGGTTCGTCGTCTCGATCATATCGCCGATCTGCGCCCGCACGGCGTTGTGCTCGTTGGTCATCCGATCGGAAAGCGTGCGGTGCGCCGTGTCCATCCTAAGGGACAGCGCGGTAATCGAGTCAGCTAGCGCCTGTCGGCTCCGCATACCCTGCTTGTGCATCCACCCGATGCCGCCGCCGACTACGCCTGTCCAGACTCCAAGTGCGGCGAGTAGGGCGACCCAATCTAGATGCATCGAGGAACCTCGCGCATGGTGAACATACAATCACGGCGCGAACCCCGCCGGGGGCCATCCGAAGCTGCGAACACTGAGCATCCCGTCAGCCGATACGAGGTTAGTCGTCAGCCTACAGTCCTGCAGAATCCAGTCCGGGTGCTCGGCCGGCGGCCCATCCCACGAAACAGCGGGGCAACGCGTGGCGATATCAGACGGCGGCGGAAACAGCGACCCAGGCGGCCACCACACCTGCCACAGCAGCCGGCCCCAACCCGCGGCCATGTAGAACCGCTCCATCTTCCCGTCGAGCCCCACGGCGTCGTAGTGCTCCGAGATGATCGTGTCGGCGGTGATCTGCGTCAGCCCGTAGCCGGAGGCCGGGAACGTCACGGTCTCGCGCCGGGCACGCGACTTCGAGTCGTACTGTCGCCACGCGCCGCTCGGCGTCGCGTCGTCGAAAAGCCACCAGTCAGCGAAGCGCTGGATCCCTGGTTGCCCGCCGTCCTGGGTACAGCAGATGCGCACCGCGCCGTTGCTGACCATGTAGACCTCACCGCCGTCCCCGTTGGCCGCGACAAACGGCCCGAACGGCGGATAAGACCACGTGGTGATGAAGTACGAGTCGTCGTCAGCGACGACGCTATCCGAGGTCTGATACCCGGGGAGCGGCCAGTCCGCGCGCCGCCACAGCATTGGATCGGAGGCGCGCTGCTGCGCCGTTCCGAGGCATCCCAGCGGAGGTGATCCATCGGGACACCGCGTCTGGGCGAGGTAACCCCTAACGTCAGCGATCGTCAACGGTCCGGGTGATGGCGGTACAGGGGAACTACCGCCACCGCAGGCAGCGAGAAACAAGAGACCAACGAGAGCAGGTCTCACTTCTTTATATTTTCGGCGCGACGCTTTACCGCCTCCGTCTCCGCCTGGGCGGCCTTCAGCCACTCGATCAGCGTCGCCTTCTGGGCCTCCATCTGGGTGAGGGCGGTGCCCAGGGAGATACCGAGCTGGTAAGCCATCGTCACCGGGTCGATCTGCTGCTGCGGGGCCGGGACCGGCACGGGTTGTTGGGCCAGCGCCGCGCTCGAAAGGAGGATCATCGCAAAAAGTACGCGTACCGTGATCATCATACTAACACCCCGTCATTCCAACGACCAAGCCAGCCTTGATCGTGATCGTCGCCGCCGCCGTTACGACCGAGCAGGAGGCGATGCCCTGCGTTCCGTCGGCCCAGTAGGTCAGCGAGTTCACCGAACCGGCGCCCTTATCGATAGCCGTGCTGGTACGCAGACCGTTGTCGACGGCTACAGAAGTTCCGTGAAGGTTCAGGGGCGCGACCGTATTTCCGACACCGATCGCGGTAGTCCACCCGGCATCGGAACCCAGGCTTAGCGTGGTTCCGCTGCCGGACGCCACCGCCAATCCGTTGATCGACAAGCCACCTCCGTCCCCGGTCCGGAAGGTCCCGGCGCCAAGGAGGTTGATGGCGAGCGAGCCGCTGCTACCGCTGCTCGCCAGGTTCAGGCCGGTAGCCGTGGCGGCCAGCGTCGTCGTCTTCTGGACGCCGCTCGCGTCAAACCACAGCATGTCGACGTTCTGGCTCGCAACGCTCGCACCAGCTGCCGCGGCGGCGCCGACGTGGAACGCCGTCAAGCAGCAGTTATCCGTCGTCCCCCAACCCCAGTTCCAGATGAACCCTGGTTCGAAGTAGACGGCCTGCGAACTCGCCACGCCAGACCCGGTTGCGTTGGCGCTCATTACTACCGTCGTGCTGGTATGGGACGAAACGGTCGTCCCGGCCATTACATTGGCCGTCTGGATCTTTCGCCCGTCGACCACGCCGGTCGTCGAGGCGAAGTGGAGCGTGTTGTTTCCTGAGGCCGTCGTGTTGTTGGTCGAGATCACCACCTCGCCGCTCGGCGCCAGGATCGACGGGCCGAAGGCGGCGAGCGGCTGGGACAGCCAGGTCCCGCCGATGTTCAGCGCAGAGACCGTTGTGTTTGGCGACGTGACGTTGAAGTCGTATTCATTGAATAGGAACCGCGCTCCGTGGGAGCTGACGCTCTGCCCCTCGTTATCCGTCAAGATCGAGTTGAAGCCCCAGACGCCGCACCCGTCCGCCGCACAGATGCCAATCGCGTTGAACGCCGCGCTGACCGGAAACGACCCATAGGGCGGCCCGGACCTGCCGGTGCGCTCGATAACGTAACCGCTGACCGCGTTCGTGAACGTATCCGAGCCCTGACCAGCGAGCGAATTCATGACCCCGCGCACGGCATCGTAGATCGGCGCCGTGCCGTTGCAGGTCCCGATCGCGCAGGTGTAGACGTAGTGGGCCGTCGTCGCGTCGCTCTGGGCCGTCAGCGTCGCGCCGTCCGCCGTGATGCCGGAGGCGATGTTGTTATATACGTTGGCTGGCGAGAAAACGTCGAATGATCCCGCTCCTTTTGGTAGAACCGCAATACGGATATCGGTATCCGAGCCGGCCGCGCCGATCGAGAGCGACGAGCCACTGATCGACCCAAGGAAGGAGAAATTGTTGACCCCACCTGCGGGTGCCGAAAATGTCGCCGAGTTGAGGCTGTTGCTCTGAAGTATGACGCTACCCGTGCCCTTGGCGCCCACGGTGATATCTGGGTTTGGATCTGTACCCTGCGCCCGAATTGTCGGCCCCGCGCCCGTAGCGGCGCCGTATATCGCAGTATAATTTGCTATCGTCGCGCCTGGATCAAGAACCGCCAAGCCCGCCCCGCCAGCGGTCCCAAAGGTCAGCGGGTCTCCGAGTGTACGAAATGTGATATCATAGCAATTCGGGCTACACGTAGCGGCGGGGATCAAGAAGGCATAATTGAGACTAGCGGCCGCATAAGGAGGAATTGCCAGAAAATTGGAAAAGTTTGAGACCGCGCCGCCGACCGGAGTCGAGATGTTGTAGATGCCGTCCGCCAAGACCGAGGCGGCATAGGTGATGGTGCCCGGAAGGTAGTGCGCGGTACGCCCGTAGACCCCGGCCAGATAAGTCAGTGTGCCGATATTGGGAGAGTTGAAGTACTGGTGCGGCAAACTACCAAGCGGAGACCCGGCCGTGTAGGTAAAGGCACTGTTTCTGCTCCCAAACCCCTGGTTGCCCGCCGTCGTCCCCTCGTACCACAGATCGCTATACGAGCCGTTGACGTTCGCGTTTGCATCGGAGCCCGTGAAATCGTTGTGAAAGAAAGCTGCCGTCGAGCTGAACCCGGTGAGCCCGATGCTCTTCTGTTGGACCTCCATTGCATAGCCCGGCACGTTGGCCTGTGCTGCGACTCCGATGCCGATGTTCAGTCCGGCCGCGTCTAAATATGCTGCGCCGGTTCCTTTGATCAGTTTGCCCGTGGTGTCGGCGTAGGTCGCGATCTCGTTCAACACGGCGCTGGCTGGCCCATAGACCGCCGCGGGATCGGCCGACAGGATACTCCCCGTGAGGACCAGGTGCGATCCCACGGTCACCGGTACCAGGTGGCCGCCGAACGCGCCGAGGAGCTCGCCGTTGGGGAGGTCCGGGAACGCGGCCTGTCCGTTTATCGTCGGATTGCAAAGGCTCCCGTTGTTCGCGTCGACCTTCGCGCCAAAGTACGAGTTCCACTGCGACGCGATGCGCCCGAAAACGTTGCCCCCGGCGGTCAGCGCGGGCGTCGACTGGGTCACCGGGCAGGTCTGGGCCTCGGCGCCCGACGCCGCCAGCAGGAGCGCGAGGACGACCAGAAGGCGGCGCATCACGCGTACCAGCCGAAGGTCGCCGCGTCGGCCGTCCCCCCGACACTGCCTGGGATGAACGTCGAACCACCACCTCCAGTATCGATCCCACTGGTCTTGTCGACGAGGTACCGCGTTCCGGTCGCTCCCGTTCCGGCAAAGACCGTGAGCGCGGTCGTGCAGCGGATGATGCTCCCGCTCGACGCGTCGGCGAAGGCGACTCCGTAAGCCGGCGTACCCGAGGTCGTGATCGTAGACGCGACGCCGGTCCCGCGGTCGACACTGATTAGACCACCGAAGTCCGCGAACCAGTGATGACCAGAGTTTCCCGAGTCCGTGTAGTCTCCGGTGATCCGAAGCGTCGCACCGAACTGGGCTAGCAGTTTCACAAGTGCACATGCCCCGGGGGTGGCCCCCTGATACTGGACGACTGAGTTTCCTGTGCTAACGACGTCGTAGCTCGCACCGCGGATGCTGCCACTGCCGCTGATCTGAACCACGCCACCGTTCGTCACGAAGATCCCAGCTGCGGCGCTGGTCAGGATCGCGCCATTGATCACGACGTTGAGGATTGACGCGCCGTTGATCGCATTCGCGATAATCAGCCCGGTCGTATCGGTGTGCGGCCCATCTACCGGCCCGTTCTGGGAGATGGTAACCGCGACGCCTGAAGCGACGACATGGGTGTTCAGGTAGTCGAAAGCGTACTGGAGCGTCTTCCACGGAGCCGAGATCAACCCCGTCCCGGTCGAGTCGCTGCCGGTCGAGAAGTCGACGTAGTACGTCGTCGGTGTATCGACGAACGTCTGGAGGCCGAGCCCGATCCACCCCGCGCCGGCCGCGTCCGGGTTCGTAACGTTGTTGTCGACCAGCGAATACCAGAATCGCCCGCCCATCCCCGCCTTGGCGATGACCGCGCCGGCCGGGTATCCACCGATCGCCGAGGAGAACGCCGCGTCGTAGAGAATCGGACCACCTGCCTGCTGCCACTGCAGCCCGGCCGTGACCTGGTTGAGGATGCCGTTGAAGTCCTTGCCGAGCGGCCCGACGCCGCCGGAGGCCAGCGGCACGAAGTTCAGCGGAACGAAGCCGTCGGTGAACGAGGCGCGTCCCGGGGTGATCCCGATCTGGGACGCGGTCGGGATCACCTCGATGTACCCGCCGCCCGCGCTCGACGCCCAGGGGAGAGGGATCTTGGCGGGTGTGTTGCTGTCCTGCACTACACGTGCTCCTCAAATGGATCTTTTTAGCGTGCCCGGCGGCAGTCTATCCGACCAGCAACCCGCTCGACATCGACCGCAAAGTCGGCCTGCGCCGTAAGATAGACGACCGTTTGTGTCGCAAGCCGTCGCCAACTCAGGCCGGTTGGATACTGGACAGCCTTCCCTGCGGCATAAGCAGTGTACGTCTCCATCGTCCCGTTGCTTTGATCAACCGTCCCGAGATAATCGATGGTCGGGGCGATGCCAACGCCGTTAAAAGATTGGGTCGTGGACGCAGCAGGCAGAAACCGTGCGCCTCCCCAGCAGTCCCAATCACCGGCGGGCAGCGTGACGGCGAGGATGCTCAGCGGCGTATTGTCTGGCAAATAGCCCAAACGAGTCCCCGTCTGCACGCCTGTCCCAGTATCAGATGCCGCCACAAGGTTTGTCCCGGCCAGTGCATCGGCCAGCGTCGGTGCAACCGAGAATGTGTTGTTCGTGATCGTCCCCGGCACCGTCCAATAGTTCGTGTCAGCGGTAAAGCCGGTCGGCACTGCCATAGTGGAAGTAAAATAAAGGATAGACGGATTGCTCTGCGAGAGTTCATGTGAGGTCCACGTAATCACGGAAGGGGTGGCCGCCGTAAAGGTAACGGTGGCAGTCTCGCTCCCCGACCCATTGCTGATCATCTGGCCAACGCAGCCATCACAGGCGTTGTCGTTGGTGGTCGTTGCGATCAGCTTCGGGAGCTGGGCTGGCGTAAGCTGCGTCGTCACCGCGCCCTGGGCGAGCAACCCACGCCCCGTTCCGTCTGAGGTCACAAGAGATGGAACCCAGGTTGACGCTAATTGGTGCGGCGTGTTGATCGTGCCGACCGTGACTCCGTTGTTCGCAGCGATGTTGGAGATTGCGACCTTCGGCTGCCCGGTGATCGCGAAGCCATCGAGCATCCCGATCGTGTTGCCGCCCGCATTGATGCCCTGAAGGAGTATCTGCCCCAGCGTCGTTATTGAGGTTCCCTCGATGTCGGCCTGCCCCAGTTCCAGGTCAGTTCTAACAAAGACCCCGTTGAACTGCGACTCGTAGGCTGTCTCGCCGATATTCGCGTTGTTCCACGAATGCAGTTTGAGCATCGTCCCGCGCAAGTTGACCGCGTTCGCGACAACGAGCGCCGTCCCGGAGTTCTGCTCCTCGTGCAACCCAATCAAGGAAACGTCGTTGTTAATCGTTCCGTCCGCGTCCGCGTAAATCTCAACGGCCGGGCCGATGATAATCGACGCACCGGCGGCGCAGTTCGTCAGGGCATTATCGGCGAGCGTAACCGTGGCCCCACTGACGGCCGAGATCGTCGAGCGCAGCGCCCCGATTGATGTCCCGTCTGTCGAGCCGCAGCCGAGCACGTAGACGTTTCTACCAACGTCACTCGACGACAAGTTGGCGACGTTGATCGTCAGCGTTGGGCTGCCGGCGGTCATCGCCCCGGTGATCGCCGAGACCGCTCCCAGTTGCGCCGTATGGGTGTTCGTCGCCGCGCGAGTAACCTCGACCGTGGTCGTATTCGTAAACGACGCAATGTGGAACGCCTCATATAGAGGCGACCCGAGGATCACGATGTCCTGACCAACATCGGCAGCAGAGAAGAACGTAGCGCTCGATGTCAGGGTAGTTGCCGCTGCCGTGATCGAAAACGTGATCCCGGCTGGCCGCAGATGCGCCGGCACGTTTCCGCCGCATCCCCATATCTGCACATTGTCCTTCAGGCGATCATTAAATGCGCTGCTGATCGACAGGCACGTCCCGCGATTGACCGTGTATTGCAGGATCGAGAAGTTTTCAAGATTAAGAGCCGAGGAATATCTGTGCCGAAAGCCGACCGGAGGCGCTGTCAATGCCGGATTATATATAATCGAAACGTTGCTCCACCACGTCTCGCGACCCCGGTTGCTGGTCGTTGGGTTAGACGGAGTTGTTAGGTCTATCGCCGCACTAGCCCAGTTGTTATAGTCAACGTAGAATTTACAGCCGGTCCCAGAAGTGGAGCTTACCGCCGCAAACGATCCTTCTACGCGGTACGATTTTGTGGGGGAGGCATTGACGCTTCCGGTCAGCCGAAAGACACCGTTGCAGTATCCGAGATAATTGCCCGTCTTTAGTGCGGTGAACCAAGCCTGCACCGCTGCCGTATCATCAGCCGACCCATTACCGACGGCGCCATACTGCTGCGGTGTAATCGCCTTGAGTTGCCCCATATAGGTAGGAAACGACGATACCGGGACCTCATGCATCAGCGCGCCTGGCGTAGCCCCCTCGACCACCGGGATCTTGGCGGTAGAAGGGATCGGACTCGTCGCGAGCGGCGACCCAGAGATGAAGTCAGAGGTAGTCTCGGCCCATACAGCGGACGGGCGAGGCAGAAGGAGGACCGCAGCTAGGACAAACGGCAAGGATCTGCGCATTCAGATTACCTCATAGCTCGCCGTCGCGGCCACCCCGACCGGGCGCGGCAGGACCCCGGAGTTTGTCACGATGGCGATCTCGAACGGCTGTAGGGCAAACTCGAAGTTGTAAATGATGTGCATCGGACGCGGCGAGGCGGGTATCTGATCGTCCTGGAACGTGCCCTGGTCGAACCCGGTCCGGTCGCCCGCCTCGGCGAATCCAAAGCACGAGGCCACCGGACCGTTGGCGCCGTCCGTAACGAAGGCGTTACCCCGCCCGGGGAAGAGGCCCCGCATGATCGCATTGATCGCCGGGATCGAGCAGTCCGTGATATTCAGTGCAGCTCTGGCAAAGATCAGAATCCGGTAGACCTCGTCGGTCAGCGTAAAGTTCATCGTCGAGCGATCGCCGACGTAGAAGTTCGCCTGATCGAACCCGGTCCGATCGCCGGCCTCTCCGAAGCCGAACGACGGGCCAAAGGTCGTCATCGAGACAACACGACTGACGTTGACGATCCGTCCCCACACATCGAGGCCGTAACCCGCGGCGCCGCCCTCCCGACGGATATTCCAGATCAGCTCATAGAACGCCTCCATATTGGCGTCCGGACTGATCCATTCGTCAATGTCCTCCAGCAGCGCCATCAGGCGCGGGCTGTCGGAGTATTGGCTAAGGACCGTTTGAGGCCACGTTCTCATCGCGTCATACCAGCGTCAGGTGGATCTCACCGGCCGAGATGGCCGGGACCTGGTTGATGTTCAGCGCGACGTCGTCGAGGAGGTCGGTACAGTTCATCGCCTCCGACGGGATCGTCTGGTCGACCGACACGGTGTAGGTCCCGATCCCGCCCGTGGTGCCGGTGAGCTGGTCGACGACGGTCGTCCCCGAGGCCATCAGGCCAGCATCCTGGAGCAACTGGCCCGCCTCGATCGTGCCTATGTTCATGGCGCTGACCGTCAGAACGGTCCCGGTGATCGAGCCCGTGAAGACCGCCACCTGCCCGGTAAGACCGACCTTGATACTGATGATCTGCGCCCATGAACCGAGCAGCGCGACAGGACCGTAGTAGCGCGAGGCCAGCACCGTCCCGCCGATCCGGGCGCGCGAGCCGCCGTCGGCTCCGGCGAAAGCGTTGATCACCGCGTTCTGGATCTGGGCCAGCGCATCCGACGGGACCGTAGTGCTGTTCTGAAGCGTGACCTGGACCGTGAAGTCCTCGACGATCGGACGCTCGAATGTGACGTAGTAGGTCGGGACGGGTGGGCTATAGTCCGGGCTCGGGTCGACCACGATGACCGTCGTGTTGCCGTTGTAGCCGCAACCCGGCGCCTTCTTGGTCCAGATCGCCTCTCCGACGGCCTGATCGGTCCCGCCGAGGGCGCAGACGTAGAGCGAGTGTGGACCCAGGTACAGCGCCGGCTGACCTGTGTAGAACGGCTGGTCGTTGAACCCCGAGAGCTGGCCGGTCTCGCCGAAGCGGAAGTAGCCGTAGATCACGACTGGCGTATCCAGAGGATTGTCGATGACCAGCGCGTCGACGACGCCGGGGACCGCGAGCACCGCGCCCTGGATCGAGTCGAGGATGCCGCGCGCGTTGGCCGCGACCGAGGCCGCGCGACGCGCCTCGAACTCCGAGCGGCTCTCAACGTTCCGCCCGAGGACGCCGTCCTCGGTGTTGGTGATCGAATCCCATCCAGGGATCGCCTGGTAGACCTGGTTGACCGAGGCTACCGGCGCCGGGATCGGGCCGTTCTGGATGCAGGCGAACGGGAGAACCACCGTGCCGGCGAGGCCGATCGTCCCGGCAGCCTGGCAGATGTAGATGTTTCCGTCGGTGGCGCGGGCCAGCGCTCCCACCGGGATCGGCACGTCGGTCAGGCCGCGGCACGTCGCCTGGACCGTGGTCGGCGCGCCGGGGATGCGGGTCTGAAAATAAATTCTTCCGATCGCATCCTGCATCCGTCCGGAGCTGAACGCCGGGTCAACTTGTGAGGAAAAATACAGGAATGTTGCATTACTATCACCGATGACCGCCGTCTCGGTGGTCGCGATCTGTCCCTGCGGCGTATTCAGCCTTGGGTTGACGTTGCCACCGAGCGCCAAGTTGATGTCGGCCTGGACACCGGCGAGGATCGCTGACTCCGATGGCCCGACGAATCCCTTATCGCCGAAGACCGGCTTCGGGACGTTAGTGGGCATCAGCCAAGGTCCTCCGGTCCAACGCTAACAACATACCAGGGCGATACCCCGGGCGCGAGAATCGTCGTCGACTCGATCACGGTCAAGAGGTTGTCCACGTCGTTAGTGATCTGGAGCTGGCCACCAACCTCGCGGTTGAGGCCTGGGCCAGTCAGGAAGCAGGTAATGCCGGCCACGCCGGGCACGGTCATCCCAGCCGCGACGAACTGGGCCTTGAGGAACTGGAGCGGTGGGCGCTGACCAAGGATCTGCTCAAGATACGGCACGCCAGACGTCGTATTATACCATTCTTCGCCTAGGAACGTCCGCACGGCCGAGGCGACGTCCTGGGCTATGGCGTAGTGGCCGGTCGCAACGGCCAGGTTGCCGGCCGTGTCGAGCTGTAGGTCCCAGCCTGACGGGACATCCTCGCTCGGGGCGCTGAGAAGCAGGGTGTTCATCCGACGTTCGGCTCGTCGGTCGGGACTTCGGTATCGCCGTTAGAGTCGTTTCCCTGGTTGTGGGTGTGTGTATCCAAATTCACGCCCTTCTTTGTGATGACATCTCCGTTCTTATTCACAAGGCACCCGTTGATCGTCACCCCGTCCTCGCCCATCGTGATCGTGTTCCCCTTCGCCTCGATCTCGATCCCGTCCTCGTTGAACGTGATCTTCCAGCCGTCCTTATTACAGATGACGATCCCACCCTTCGGAAAGGACAGGTATTGTTCCGGCTTCTCCTTCTGCTGGGGACTCCCGACATAGATGCCGTCTGCAAGATCGAACTTGCGCCTCGACCCTGGGTTCCCCACGTCGTTGGTCGAGCGCACGATGCTCGTATCGCGGCTGTTGACGACCATCTGGCCGATGTCGCCCTTCTCTGGATCGGAGATGATCGCGTTCCGGCCGCCTTGGACCCGGTGGTACGACAGCCGGAAGACGGTCCCGTGAGGCGTCGGCTGGCCGTGGCCGTCGATCTGGTGGACCATCGGCTGAACGTCGACGTAGCCGACGGGGACGACCGAGCCCGGGTCGATGTCCTTCCCGTCCTTGTCATACGGCGCGCGGACGATCTTGACCATAGCGGCCGTGTTAATCTGAGCAAGCGCCTGTTGAATGTGGAAGTCGGACGCGTTGTGCTGGCTCGCGCCATCGCCCTGGTCCTGCGCGCCGAGGAACGGGGTATCGCTCACGCAGGCCTCAGAGAGAAGTCACCAGACTTCACCGGCGTTGCCACGATCGTCGTCTCCCAAGGTCCGTCTGGCATCTCGCTCATCAACTCGTGGGTCACTCCAATCACCGTAAAGTCGCCATTAGCGGCCGTCAGCTGGCTCTTAACCGTGATGTTCTTGCCAGGGTCGGCTGGACTAACCTCAGTATTGAAAAGCGTCCGGACTACCAGATTAAGGGCCTGGAATTGCGGATAGCCAATCATCCCATTCTCGGGCGAGATGGTGATCTTACCGCCAGATCGACTCCCGTCCTTCGGCCAGACCGCCAACTTCTTATTTACGCCATCGACATAGGCAAAGCAGTTGGCTGCACGGATCAACGAGAGGATCTGCTGCCACGCCGTACCCGGGAAGTAGGGAGACGAGAGGACGACGTTGACCCCACTGTTCTCCAGCGTGAGGCCAACCTTCTTGACGATCTGCTCTAACGCTGTCCCTGCGGAGGTCCCAGCCTGGAAGGTCGACGGCTCGATCGGCTTCAACTGGATCTCGTTAGACGGCGTCGCGAAGATAAAGAACGAGACGTCCGGCTGGCGCGCGAAGTCCGGGTAGGCCTCGATAATCTGTCCCCTAAAGATCGTCGCGAGCCCCGAGACATCGTCCCCGGCCTGGATCGCGACGAAGTTCTGCCCCTGGCGCGACTCGAACACGAGCCCAGCGACCGAGAGCTGGTTCATGTGGTCCAGCGTCAGGCCAAAGATCCGGATCTGCGCGTTCCCGGTGGTCGGCATATTCGCGAACTCGACGTGCGCGTGGATCCGTAAACCGGGGTTACCGCTGGCGAGTTGGATCGCTGTATTACCCTTGCCGATCTGGAGCGTCAGGACGATACGCCTGATAGCGTACGGAGCGGTCACGGTAGGTTCGGCCAGTAGGTCAAAAGGAAGCGCGACCCGAGACCAGGGATACGGTTAGCTAGGTTCGGCGGCGCCTTTCCCGCCAGCGAGAGCGGCAGATTGCGCTGCCAGACGTTCCGCAGCGGCGGCAGCGGAAGACGGAGCGGCACGCCCTGCGGGTCGTCATTCCCCTCCGTGTCGATCACGGACAGATCGCCGATGAACCCGAGGTAGGTGTCTCTCACTATCCGGACGTCGTTGAGGCACGGCACCCCACCAACGATCAGCGTCGTGTCGTTGACGTAAAGGTCGAGGAAGACCGGGTTCGTATTCTCGTAGGTCGGCGCGGCCGGCGCGACGGCGTACATCCCGACCGGCCCAACATCCTGCGACGGGGTCACGATGTACGTCCCGACGCCGCCGACGCCGGTCCCGAACCTCGAGACGTAGGTCGGGTACAGCACCCCGGGTCCCCTGATGATCACCACCCCGGGCGGGATACCGCCCGCAGCGACACTACCGACGGTCAGGACGTTGCCCGCGATGACACCAAGGAAGGACCCCATCGGAATGTCGGACGGCTCGATCGAGCCGGGAGGGACGACCGGGACGTTAACGCTCTTCGTATAGAGATCGATCGTTACTGCTTGACCGCCAAGCGTCGTCTGGATGCGCTGCGCCGGAGCCTCCGTCGTCGGAACGATCTGAAAGTTCAGGCTAGTCATGTCGGCGGGTTCAGCGGAGTCGGCGTTACCGGAGTGATCTCCAGATCAGAGAAGGTCTCATCACCTGCCGGTATCGGCTGCACCTGACCCGACTGGGTCGGCGTCGCGGCGTTCGTCGACTGCGGGTTAGAAGGTACGATCGCGTTGACGATCCGGACCTCCTCACACCAGACCTCTACCTTGATCAGGGTTACTCCCGATCTGACGTCGCGCCGGTAGCCAAAATGCGTCAGGTTGGCGCTTGAATACCGGATCTCCGGGGTGACGACTGAGAAAAAGTCGAGGGACTTGAGCTTAGCCTCGATCCCGTTCAGGAACGACTCGCGCGACTGTGCGATGAAGAACCCGACCTTCGCTTGATACGGGACCTGGACCTTGTTGTAGCTCGCGAATGCGCCCTCCTCCTGCGGATAGTCGGAGATCCGGTAGTCGTGCGCATACTCGACGTCGGCCACCGCGTCGACCACAAGGATCGGCGAGCCGTTCTGGTCGAAGATCCCCCATTGGGGTGGTCCGAACGCGGCGATGAGCCCAGGACTGTCGGCTATCAGAAGACCGCGGGCCACCCTACTCCAACCCCGTATTGGCCTGGGTCACCGAACGCTGGATCGAGGTCTTGACCGCCTGGGCGACGGCCGCCGGGTCCGTCGCCTGCGTATAGACGTTCACGTCACCGACGCTCACGTTGCCGTGGTTGGTAACGGACGAAGCGTTAGCCGCAGCTCGCGCCGCGTTCGCTCGCATGTATGCTAAATCGACGTGCGCACCGGAGGCACCGACCCTCTGGCCTGAAACGTCGCGGAAGAGATCCTCGCTTATCATCTGGCCCCTGGAGTTAAGGCGAACTCCAGGAGGAAGCGCCGATCTCCCAGCGGTCACCGCTGCAGGGAGAGATGGTGCCGACCCGGGGATAGCGAACTGTGCTGCAGCCCAGCCTGGGGCACCGTGCCACTGGCCCGCGTACCAGGCGGCACCCTTGTCACGGTTGGCAGCCATCTGGTCGATAGCGAACGTGTCCTGCTCCTTCCACTTATTCGGGTCCCTTATGTCCACACCGGCGCGAAGTGCCTGATCCCCCATCCCGCCGCCGACGTGGAGCTGGAAATCGCCGAACGACGTCCCTTTGTCGCCAGTATAGACGTTCAACCCCTCGCCGCGTGCCGTCGCCTCGACCGCGTTTGGATTCAGACCCTTACTCGCTGCGTAGGAACGCATGAAGGCGACGCGCTCAGCCCTCGGTGCGACATGGCCGGCGCCTGGTCCCGGAGGGATCGGAGCGCTCGTGGCGGGCGACCCGCCTCGTAACCAGTTCAATCCGCGCCTGATGCCCTCGACGAACGCGCCGTGCGGCCCGGTATTCGCACCTGGCTCGTCAAACGGCTTCCCGAGGGTACCGGTGACCAGGTTTAGGATCCTTGTGATCAGATCATAGACCTTCACGATCCCCGGCGCCAACTGCTCGTCGATCAGGCGCGTCAGCTTGCCGAACGCCTCGCTCATCCGGTTCGACGCGTCGGTCACGCCGCGGGCCGCCTGCTCCTGGCTCTTGAGGGTAACGGCCGCCTGGTCGACGAACCGTGTGAAGTTATTGCCGGACTCGCGTAGCGCGAGAGACTGCTCCGGACTAAGACCCAGGAAGCTCCCGCGCCCGATCGCCTCCTGCTTGGACAGGCCAGCGAAGGTAGCGGCCATCTTCCGCATCATCTCCTCGGGCGTGTCCGAAAACGCGTTGATGTTGGCGCCGGTCCGCGCGGCACCCAACGCGAGCTCACTCGCGCCCTCGCCGGTGGTACGGGCGACGAACTGGCGCTGTGCCATCTGACTCAGCCACGACTGCGTCTGCTGCTGCGCGACGTTGCCATGCGTCTGCAGCGCCTGAGAGATGGCCGTGAACCGCTCGATGTTCATGCCAGCGGCACCTGCGCCGACGCTGGCCGTGAAGATGCCCCCGGCCGCGCTCTTGGCGTGGTCCATCGCCTTGCGCAGCGTCTCGATCGCCGCGAACGCGCCGAGGCCTGCGACCCCGAGGATCCGGAGTCCAGACGCGCCCGCGAGTGCGCCCTGTTGGATGCCCGCGCCGGTCCGGCGCCCCTGCGCTGCGATCTGCGCCAGGTTCGTCTGGAACGGGCTCTGCCGCGCCGTAGTTACCGCGAGGCGCTGGAACGCCATCTGGAGTGCGTTGACCGGGTGCGTGATGCCCTGGATGACTGCGACGGCCTGGTTCCCGGAGCGCTGGACGCTCGTCGCCGTGGCCTGCATTTGCCGCGCGGTTTGCTGCAGGCTCGCTATGGCATGCTTCTGCCCCTGGGTGAAGTTCCGAGGGTCCAAGGACAACGTCACGATCAGAGAGTCCACGATCGTGGGCACGCTACTCGTCCACCTTCATCGCAGCCGCTCGGTTATGGGAGTCGATCAGTAGTATCTCCAGCAGATCGTAGAGGTCCTGAACCCCATACACCGTATCGAGCTCGATCAACGTCGCTAGGCGGCCGGAGACGACGGCGCCGACGGCGGAGGCGACGTTGACGTAGTCTCTAGGCTCGGTAGCTCTCGCATCTCCGAGGCCGCTGCGATCGAGTTCAAGATCACGGCGGCCAGCAAAAAATTTACGTGGAGCCCGAGCACCTCCGAGCGCAGGAACTGCCGGGTTGAGACCTCCTCTATATCGTCGCCCTCGTCACCGTCGTCCTTGAGCGGGCGCGTCAGGCCCTTCCCGCGGTCCCAGACGAACTGGACGCACCCGAGGATCTCGTCCATCAGCGGCTGGAGCTCCGGGAACTTGATGTGCGCCACCAGGCGCGCCGTCGTCGTGATATTGGCGATCCTCAGCGTCGAGACGAGCTCGTTCATCAGAGGGCCGGCGTCGGGGACTTCGGAATCGCCAAGCAGACGCATCAGCTGGGCGATCCCCGCCATCCCGGACCGCTCCATCCCGGCGGGCAGGTCGATGCTGGAGTGGGCCAGTGCGAGGAACGCGCGGTCGGCCCAGGCCTCGGCCTGGCGCGCCGGCATCTCGGTTAGGAGGAACGCCTTGCCCTGATCGCGGCCCTCGGCCTCGATCACGACGGTCTTCGATTTCCGCATGGTAAGGGGTTTACTTTCTCGCGAAGGTAACTATGTAAATGTACTGGAACGTTTTTAACGAAGGGGAAATCTCATGGTCTACGCCGTTATGATGTGCCTATACATGGCCACCGGTACGTCGTGCAACCTACTCTCGGAACCGCTGGCCTCCGCCACCCAGTGCGAGCAACGGGCGGCCATCTATAAGGACCTGAACGGGCCGACCGGGCACGGCAACAACTACAAGAAAGTCGGGTGCGTGAGCCGGCAGACCTGGGGATGGCACTAAGCGTCTAGGGACGGCGCTGGACGCGCTTAGCCCCACAGGGTAAGGTTACCGCGCCCGGGACGCTTCCGCTCTCCAGCAGGCTCCTGGCGCGCTGCATTATACCGGCGCGGCGCTGATCGCGGGTATGGTGCCTTGGGGGAGCCACGAGATATGAAATTCCCGATTAGCTAGGACCCGCCGGACGTCTGCCATCGTGTTAACGCGCATCAATTGGCCTAGGTAACACGTGTACTTCCGACCGATTGATGGCTGATTGATAACGGCGCTGCCGTAGATCACCTCCTGAGCGGCATCCATCGCGCCGATCCAGTTCTCGAACACATCGAGGGAGGTGGACGAGGCGAGGAATCGGATTGTCATCGGGACGACGCGCGGCACATAACCGCCGACACCATAGCCGTCGACGCCGACCTGGGTCTCACCCATATCCGCAGCGTCCGTCGTGAACGCATCATCGACACCGAAGCCACGGAGCCGCTGTGCTACAGGATAAAGATCGGCGATCGTTAAAAGGAAGATCGCATTTGCAGCGGTAATCGTCGCCATTGGATTTCAAGGCTCCTTGTCTCGACGCGCTATTTACTGGATCTCGATGCTCGCGAGCGTGATCTTCTGGATCGACCCGCCGTCGCAATACCAAAGGGTGCAGGATGGGCTCGTTCGTGCCCGCCTGATAGCCGCCGTCGCGGGCGACACCTGGAAGTACCAGCCACGCTGGAAGAGGATCGTATCGATCGTCAGCCCAGCCGCTCGATTTACCTCGGTCTTCTGGGCGGCCGAGAGCGCGACCCCGGCGACGATCGCGCCGAACCGAACCCCCGCGTTGATCGGGTCCATCACGAAAGACTCGATCTGCGTGTACCCGTCGCTGTTATACGGGATTGACGGAGAATTATCGAGCCCAACCATGATCGCGAGCTGGAGCGCAGCGTTGAGCCAGATCTGATTTACATACGAGTCCTTCCACACGAACTCCCCGGAGATCGACCCCGGGTAGTACCATCGGAACGCCTCGTTCGGGGTCGTATAATCCCCAAAGAAGTTCATCCCCTTGGCGATTAGGTTGCTCGCCGCGGTCCCGTCGAAGATCTGCGGTGCCAACCCCGACTGGCGCTTGAACGCCGCGGTCTGCCGGCCATTGAGTCGCGTGAAGTCGAGCGAGGCCGTCCACCCCATCTCGAACGCCGCGAGCTCGCCGCCGACGGTGTCGACGGACGGGTCCTCATAGATCATCGAGATGCCAGACAGCGCCCCGGCGTTGACGAACGCGACCGCGGCCGAGCCCGATCCGGTTGCGATGTTGGCCACGTCGGTATCCCACATCTCGTAGACGAAGCGGTTGCGCTGCGCGTTGGTCCACGTCGCGAACCCCTCCTTGTCCGCCGTCACGGGCTCCCAAGTGGTCATAAACGAGGCCCAGTTCTGGGTCCGCGCAATCAGCGCGTCCATGAACGTACCGGGCACGGCCGCGTCGGCACCCTGAGAGAGGACTGCACCGGTCGCGGCGGTGAACTTGAGGCTATCCTGGATCGTACCCGCCCCGGAGCCAGTGGCGAACCCGATCGTCGCCGTGACACCAGTCCCAGGGGTCTGAAGGACGAGCGCCCCGGACACGGAGTCGTAGTAGCACGACGGCTTATAGATGTCGCGGGACGTCGCGGGCGAGGTCCCCGGCTGGCTGGGGGTGATGGTGTAGGTGCCCACCCCGCCGGTACCGGTGAGTTGCGCCGTGATGAATACCTGGCCCGTGAACCCGGTGCCCTGGACGTGGTCTCCGACTCCGATTGTGCCGCTAGCGACCGAGGAGACCGTCATGGTCGTCCCCGTGATGGCGACCGTAGCCGTCCCGTCCTGCGGGCCGTCCCATCCCGTGCGTCCGGCGATTATTATCGCGGCGGACGAGAAGCTCGTCGCCGTCGAGAGATTGATCGTCGAGGTCGGCTGGTCCGCCCCGGCGATCGTGATGTGAAACGCCTCGACCGGCAGCGCCTGGAGGTCGGCCAGCGCCATCCCGGAGATGTCACCGCCGCGCAGATAGCCAGAGACCGCAACTAGCGGGTACTGCGCCACGAGCAGCGCGCCGGGTTGGGCCGTGGCGTTGTCCGGGCCGTTGAAGTAGATCGTCCCGAGCGCGTCCTCTTGGGTCAGCCCGCCGAAGTAATCCGTCACGTCGGCAGCGTCAGCGAACGATAGCACCTCGCCGATCGGCGGATGGATGTCCGTCGTGAGGATCAGGCCAACCAAGTCGAGCGCGTCGCCACCGGCCGCGAGGACCGATGGGATCACGTTTACGATCTGGGAAGCGGGGATGGCCGGCGTCACGGAGATGGGCATTTAAGGTTTACTCCATTTCGGAGAAAAGTAGACTTTAGCCGCAGCGCCAGTTGACGTGGTCGCTGTAGACCGGGCAGACCACGCCGCCGCTACCAACGACGATCGCGGCGAAGACCGGCGCCAGCGCATCGCTGACCATCGTGCGCGTACCGAGGGGAACGGATGATGCGGCGGGAAGCTCCGAGACTAGCTGGACGTCGTCGGTGACTAAATAGCCGTTTAGGACGCGGGTGTGGCCGTCGCCGTCAATCTCGAGGCGCGTGGAGTAGTCCTGCGCATTGTTCCAGGTCTTGATGCCAAAATTGACCGCGGCGTTGCCGGAGGAATGATCACCAGCAGCGACGACATTTATCTCAGCGACGGTCTTATAGGTGACGGCGCCCATCGTCCCGCTAGCATAAGCAAACGCTGCGTAGTTACCGACGATCGTGGTATCTGGCAGATAGGTAGGTGCCTCGACCGTTCCGCCGTGCGCCAAAGTAATAAAGGAGAACGAGATATCGCCAGGACCAACGAAAGTTTGGGCTTCGAAGCCACCCGCTCCTACCCCGGTTGTCAACCCGATCGCAATAGTGGGACCGGAACCACTAACCGGCGGACCCTCTACGATTAGTCCCTGATCCCCATACGAATCCAAGCTCGATGTGAGCCGCACCGTCATTCCGGTCGACCCCTCATCGACGAACGCGGAGTCGTCGACCTGGGCGATACCAGTCGCGCGCGGGAGCCTACCAACAGTCAGATTAGCCAACGTTTACTCCAACTAGGACCTGGTGGCCGGACGAGGCCTGCACGTGCACGCCAGACGAGGTCGTCAGCGGTAGGAAGGGAAGCACCGGCGCAACCACAAGTGGATCGACGAAGACCTCGGTCGCGAACTCCTGCGGCGTATTGATCACAGGGTTAACCTGAAGGTGTGCGTCGAGCGACCAGCGGTATTCGACCTGATCCTGGTCGTTGACAAACGGCGCTTGACGTGGATCGCTACAGTACAGCGGCGAGACGCCATACGGGTCGAGGAAGTCCGTCGCATACTCGGAGCGATATAGCCCCTCGATGATCCGCGTGCTGTCGCCGCTGCGCGGGCCATGGACGTCGAGCTGGATCGTATACTCGGTCGGAACCAGATCGGCCCGGACACCGACGTACATGACCTCGGGCTCGGTGTACTGCGACGGCGAGACCTCGTAGGTCCCGGGTCCGCCGAGGGTCCCGGTGAGCTGGCGGACGATTGCCGTGCCCGGGGCGACCGCGGTCGTGACCGTAACCTGGCTCCCGGAGGAGGTTAGGATCGGAAGGCCAGACGAGGTATGGAGCGAGACGACCGCATCCTCGGGAGCGACCCGATCTCTTACCACCATGCCTGGACCGAGGTTCATGGCAAGGACGAGTGCCACTGGATCATCGTTAGTCAGCGGCGCGGGCGGCGTTGCATCGTCAGTTACGAGGTTCGGTGGGTCTGCATCATCGGTCAGGTAGCTGTCCGGATCGTCGGCATAAACCGTCAGCGTCGTCCCGGCGATCGAACCAACGAACACATCGTCGTAGTATGTGACCTCGTTCGTCCCGAGCCGCGGCTGCATCAACGGCGTCATGACAACGAAATCCGCGCCGATCGGCTCCGGCACGCGGTTGTCCTGCCCGCGTACTACGTCCGTACCCGCGGGCAGGACGCCGAGGAGGAACGAGCGCAGCCCGGTGAGCGTCCGCGCCTCGGTCTGGCTGATCGTCGGCAGGCCGGCCGGCTGGGGATCGGGGAGCGCCAACTCAGGACCCGTTCTGAAGATTCACAGCGACCTTGCACCACATCTCCTGGGGCGAGCCGACCGCGCCCCAGCTTTCCAGCGAGAGCACAACGAGCCACACCGTCCCGTCCGGGTACGTGATCAGGTCGCCGCCCTTGACCAGCGGGCGCTGGACGCCCTCGATATCCCCGCCGAGGTAGATCGCGGATATGGTACCTTGTAAATTCAACCCAGATACCTGCCGCAGGTCGCGCGACGACATGCGCTGGACCTGGCCTAGCATCGCGACCGGCGCAGCGTAGCTCGGCATCCGCGAGCCGTCGGCTCCGGTCGAGTACCCGGTGCTGACGCGAACCGAGACCGGGAGCATCGGATTGATCGCCGCGACGTACGGGCTGGCTATAGCGTGGAGGTTCACGCGCCGAAATGGTCCTGAAACGCACCGCGCACGACCGCCAAGAACCCTGCATGGTCGAACCTTAACCCTGCGTCGGTGATCGCCGCGTCAAGCCCAGTGATTCCAAGCGCCTTCATCCACAGATGCGATGAACGCTTCCATGACATATAGGAACCCTGGTTCTGATAGCCGGTATTCTCCGCACCAATCGCAGGCGCTACGTCCTGACCAACATACCAATGATAGGTGGCGTTGGCCCCGCCGCTGCCGGGGGCGGCCGGGACGAGAATATTGCCTGCGCTACCGAGCACTGTCGTCATGTTGCAGGTATAGGTCGTGGCGTTTACGGCTATTGTGTTGATGGCGTAATACGGCGTATCCCGCAGGTAGTTGGTCGGTGAGTTCAGCGTGACCGAGATTGGCGGCGGCAACGGAGGGTTCTTCTCGAACATGAATCGATCGCCGTCCCTGACTACGGCACCGTTTCCCGCCGTCGCTCGCACCAGCGTCCAGTTTGGTGAACTGGTCGTCCATGAGGCCACAAACGGCGTCGTTGTCGCGTACTGCTCGTCAACCGAGATCGCCGGCCAGCCGACATTGATGTCGGTGTTTGCCATCCCCGTCTTGTTGAAATACCCCGTCGTGTAATAGTACCCGAACTTGCTGACGAGGTAGGCGTGCCAATCGGCCATCTTCTGCAAGATTACCAGGGCGTCCGGATTCTCACGAGCGCCAGCCGCGAGACACATCGCCATCCGGGTATAGGTGCTTTGAAAGCTGTCTTGATAGATTGTCGGGCCGCCGGTCGCCGGGCCTCCGTAAGGCCCAAACAGGCCGTTGGTCGATGCGTATGTCCCCAGGATGTTGGACGTATACACCGCCAGCGATACGGCGCAGGTATCGTCGGACATGCCGCTCAGGCAGCCGTGTATGTCCGAGCTGTCCGGCATTACCAACGGGCAGACGGCGGCTGCGGTGTGAACCCCGCGATTGCCCCAAGCAACCTGGCGCTCGCCGCCCGATCCAGAGAAGATACCAACGGCCGTGTATGCCGCCGGCTGTCCTGCTAACGTGTTTCGTGAATTCGGGTCGCAATCGAGGATTGCGCCGATCCCCCATTCGAGAAGCATGTCGAGAAACTGCGGCTCGCCGGTTCGCAGGAACGGCCAATAAGTAAAGGCCGGGGAGTGGGTGTTGTTCGACTGGTCAAATACCTCGTTGGTATTGGCCGTCGGTGGGCTGGTAAACCCGGTATTTGAATTGAAATGATCCGCCACGTACCGGATCGTCGAATTTGCCGTCATCCCGGTATGCGGGTGGCCCGAACCACGAAGGTTGACGCAGTTTCCGTTCGTCGAATTTCGGAAACAGCGGTGATCGAGGGCCGCCGCAAATCCGTGTATCCGGTTGAGCGTATCGCTGGCAGCGCTCTGATTGAAGAAATCGCTTCCCTGATAGCCGGTCATCGCGCCGAGGTCCAGCCGTCCGTCCGTTCCACCGCCGCTCGATCGAGCGGAGTAGAGCTTCCCGATGGACTGAGGCGCCCAGGAGAAGTCCGCCGCATAGTTGACAACCCCAGTTAGCGTCATGTCCCACGGGTTGATCAGGCTCAGCTTGTTGGTCGAATCGCCGTTCCAGTACGCCCGGTCGATCACGGTCCTGATTGTCGGCTCGGCCGTGTACGACCCTGCGCCTTGAAAGAAGTTCCACCTTGCATCTGTCGTCGGCATGAACATCCGACCGAAGTGATAGAGGGTTGGCAGCGGCGTAATCGTGAGCGTGCCGGAACCGGGTCCGGTCATCGTGAGCGGCGACCCGGCCGTGCTCGCGACCGTGGTGAAGTTGACCGTTGTCGTCCCGGTCTTCGTGCCCCGGCAGGAATACAGCGTGTTAGCGTCGAGTGGTGGCGGCAGGGTGCCTGACGAGGACACTCGCACCGGGATGCAGAACTGATTGGCTGCATCGCCCGTGTAGAAGGCCGTCGTTGCGCCCGCCGATGTGACCGTGGTCGTGTTGAGGAAATAGGTGCCCGCAACCGTGTTCGTGCCGGGATTGACCCCGAGCGGATAATTAAAGGCGGTCGTCGTCGTGACCGTGCAGGTAATCGCGGTGGTATCGTACCCGGACGGGGTATTTCCCTGGATAGCCAGCGCCTTCGTGGTAGCGATGCCAAACCCGTGCGGTGCTGCGGCCGTGGCGGTCACAAATCCATAGGTTCCAGGGATCGTTGCGGGCGATGTCGGCGACGAACTGATCGGATAGGTAAAGGTGGACGCCCCCGTGACCGTGCAAGCAAAACTGCCGTTATAGTTACTCGGCGTGACCCCGGCGATCCCCATCCTCGTCACGCCGCTCAATCCGTGCGGTAGGACGGTCGTCGCGGTTACGACGCCGCCCGAGAAAGTCAGGCTGGCGAGCGAACCGCCGGTAAAGACGACGGTCGATAGCGCATGCGTCGTCAGCGGCTGGGTCCAGGTCTGCGGCGTGTAGTAGAGCGGGTAAGGCACCGTCGTCGGACCCGCCCCGTGCTGCCAATTGATCGTCGAGAAGGATCGGGATGCCTTGGCTGGGCTGTTTACGTCATACCACGGCTGAGCCAGGCACGGCAGATAGCGGAACCCGCCGAGGCCGCCGGTATCGTTGGTCAGCGCGGCGACGTAATGGTAGCACTCCATCTGGCCATGCTTCGTCCCGCCCTGCGTCGGGGCGACATGCGTCAGAAACCGCCAGACCTTTCCGGCGTCACCGTCGAGATAGACGAATTGCTCCGCGTTGTTGACATCGCTCGTCAGCCACGCACCCCAGGTTCCGGTCAGTCCAAAGGTCGAACCCTGTCCGACAAGGTTGACCTGAATCGCCTCGGTATAGACTTCTGCCGCTGTTCTTGCGCTCGTCGTCGGCGCCGTGCCGCCGCTCCACACGCCAATCGCGATCGAGCCGCCGGCCGGGACGGTTGAGCCCAGGCAAATCATCATGAACGAGGCGTTCTTGAGGCTGCCGTCGCTCCAATAGGATTGACAACCCCACGAATATGGCTGTGGCAGGGAACCGTTCTTGAACGTCGGTGCCGTCCCGCTCGGGATATGGCCCTTGTGGAAATTCCAGCCAAACATCGGCGTGACGAACCCTGACGGCTGAGCCACCGTGGCTGAAGTGTTCACCAGCGTCATCGTCGCGAGCAATTCCCCCGCGCTGCCGACGACAGAGATAGCTTGGGTAAAGGGCGAGCCGGTTGCTCCGACCTGGGTAGCGACGGCGCTAAGGTTATAGGTGCCCACCGCTACGTCGACCGCGCCGACGCTCAAGACCCCGGTCGAGACGTCGATCACGAATAGAGATGCGTCTGGCCCAGTTATCGACCAAGTGCCCGTGAACGCCGGCACCATCGGACTCATTGTGGCGATCATCGTCATGATCGGTGTGTTTGCCGATCCCGTCCCGCCCAGGAAACCGCCTGTCGTCGGCGTGACCGAGACGATCTGCGGCGGTATCGACGGCGGCCCGGTTGGAATCTTGCTGCGACGCGCCGCCCATGCCATTCCCGGCACGCTTGCGGCAAGGCCGGCCAGGATGCTTCGCCGGGTTCGCCTCACGATCTTAGCACCTTAGTTGCGAAAACAGTGTCGCCACATCGCCCGCCCACGGGACACATGTCTGAGGCGTTGACCTGCCTATGAGCGTAGCGGCCACACCAATTGCCAGCACCACAGTCAGAACAACCCAGAACCCCGAGGGGTCTTTACAGACCGCCTCGTGCCGTTCCTTGATCAGCCGGCGTGCATCGTGCCGCTCCCAAATATTCATCAGAATCCCCATGCACTGTGCTGCTGCGCGCTCAAATCCGTCCGGTTTTGAGAAGTGAAGGTGATGTTGTACCAGAACCCGCTTTCGACAATCTTCATCGTCGTGCTGTTTGCCCCGATGATGCCGTAGGCCGCCGCCGTCGTGAATCCCGTCACGGTCCCGGTCGTCTCCGAGTTGTCGATGTTAACGGCCGAGCTTGCCCCGTTCAGCAACGCGCTGCCGGCATGCCAAGTCGCATCGTTGGCGGCGGCGGTGATCGAACTGGCGTTTCCGGTCAATATCCAGTTGTTCGCGCTGGCGCTCTTGCCGTCAAACTCATTGCCACCGCCGCCCCGAACCATCTTTACCAGGCCCGTGCCGGTGGACCTGTTTGCAACGGCGCTGAACGACTCGACCCCTGTCGTCGGGGTGAAGTTCGCGGCCCCGGCGTAAGAATTCGTCCCAGCCGTAAAGGCCACATACGGATAACCCGCCGCCGGACCGCCGCTCAGGAAAATCTGCGCCTGGTTTGCGCCAGTTGCTTGCGAGATGTCCCGGCTGTTGCCGCTCTGATCCCAGAATTTCGTCACGAAGCAGGTTGTCGCGGCGCAGTGCGTCGTCGCCGTTGCCACATCGAGATAGCCCGTCGTCAGGATCACGATATCAGCGGTCGCATCGTCGCTCGCCCGACGGATGGTGACTGATTTCTGTGTGCCCGTGGCAGCGACCGCCGCCGAGTAGCCCCGCAGACCCCACCATCCGGTCGCGCTCGCCACCACGTCGCCAGGGCCGGCATAGGCTGCCGCCACCGGGTTATTCCCAGCGACGATGGTTTTCAGCATCTGCGCCTGCGCGGAGGCGCTCCACAACGCGAGCGCTACGGTTAAAAACCGCCACATCTTAGTTCACCGTGACCGTGCCGTTGTACGAGACCGTTGAATAGTGCGTAGCGTCACGGCCGACGATGCACACCTTGTTCGCCGCCGCTGCGCTCAGCGCCAGCGTCCCGGTTCCCGCCGTACCGTAGGCTGTCCGGGCCGAGTTCTCATACATCGCGCTCGAGCCCAATGCCTGAAGCGTGATTGCCGTCGCCACATTGTTGTCGTTGTAGATACAGAACTCGTACCCCGCGACCGGCACGGGGGGCGTCGGCGTGCAGGTGCCGGTGCAGACGTAATACTCTCTCGGCCCGACCAGCGCCGCTCCCGTCCCCGCCACGAGCGGCGTCGCCGGCACTTGGGCTGCTGTGATGGCCGCTGCGGTAATTGCAGCACCCGTCGTCGCCTGTTGAAGGAACCCGCTTGTCCCGCTAAAGTCCGTTACGCCCGATGGGACAGTCCACCCCGACGCAGTCCCGGCTGCAGCCGGCGGCTGAAGAAAGAAACTTCCCGATGTCGAGCCGAACAGGGTGAGGATACCGCCCGGCCCGGTGCTTGCCCCGAGGGTCAGCGTTTGCGTCGCCGCCCAGGCCACGCCATAAGCGGCAAGCGTTACCGCGAGCGTGCCGGACAGTAGCTTTTTCAAGTTCACAGCACGTCTCCTATTGGCACGTCAGGTTTCCCAGCGCCGTCGCCGATCCCGTCAAGATCGCGTTGCCGTCCGCGCCGCTCCCGGTAATGACCGCGTTGCAAGACGGCGGTGCCGAGCCACCAGAGCTTTGAATAAGCCACGCATGGGCGGAAGCTGCCCCCAGCACCAGCAACCCCAGCACCAGCAAGACCCGGGTCATAGCGGCGCCCAATCGATTGAGATGACGCCCTTGCCGACCCCGGCGAGGAACGCCGCCCCGTTTGCCGTCGAGAAGCATACCGTGTCGTTAACGGCCAGATCGTCCGTTGCGCCGCCAACCAGGGTCAGCGTTTGCACTGTATTCGCCGTTCCGTTAGCGTCAAAGGTGCCGGTATGGAGCGGCGTTCCCGAGGCCGCGCAATCAACAGCACTGGCGGCCTTCTTAACCGTAATCGCCGCCGTCGCTCCGACCGCCGGCCCTATCCGGCCCTTGATCGCGGTTATCCGGCTCGCCTGCGTTACCACCGCCACGAAGTTGCCGTCCGGGTTCGTCGCGCTGTTCCAGCCCATCGAGAACGGCACGTTGTGTAAGAGCGCCGCGCCCTGTGTCGAGGTGGTCGCCGCCGGGAGCTGCGCTCCGGTCGCCGTACCCGCGAGTTGGTTGAAATTCACCTGAGCCCGGCCGACGGTCCCATTATCGTTGATGACAGTAAGGTACTGACCGGTAACCACCGTGTCGCTGCACAGCGTCGGCGGCGCAACGGTCCCCCATGACGCCGCCACCGGCGCTGTCCACGCCGAGGTTTGCCCCGCGCATGCCATCGTTGTTCCGGTCGTGTTTCCGTCGATCGTATCGGTGGACTGGCGCGTCGGGACAACAGTGCCCGTGCTGTTGACGATCCTCGCAAGGTCCATAAAGACCAGCGGACAAGTTGAAATCCCGTGCCCAGCTACGATTGGCAACGTCAAGGTCCTGGGGGCTGCGATCTGGGTCGAGCCGGTCGTATAGACAAACCCGACCGTGGAGCTGATCGTCTTGTCCAAAACACCATTCCAGGTGTCGATGTCCGAGGGGCACTGGTTGACGGTATTGGGGAGCCGCGCACCGTCGAGCGTTCCGCTTCCGATATTCGTGGCGTTGGTGGTATCGAGCGTCGCTGAGGCCGCGAACGGCGTGCCATTGGTACTCGTAATGGTGACGATCCCGGTTGAGGTATCTAACGAACCGTCTCCGCTTATCGCTGACATGGCGTTCGGTGCGGCGCCCGCACCGCCGCCGAGAACTATCTGCCCCGCGGGTAGGGCTGCCGAGCTGCTAAGCTGCGTCCCCGAGGAAAAGTAGGGGATCCCCCCAGAGCTACCGGTCGTCGTTATGTTGAAGGTGCCAGAGGTCGTGACGGGGTTCGTCCCGCTGGTCCCGAAGATCGAGGACGCCGGTACGCCGAGAGTAACGCTCGTCACCGTGCCGCTGCCGCCACCACCCGAACACGCGGCGCGAATCATGACATTGCTGGCGGTCGCAAACCCCGCGCATTCTGCGATTGTGCCGGCACCTAAGCCGGTCATGGTCGGCGTGCCAGATAACGTAAAATTACCACTATAGGTACCGCTGAGCGCGTCGCCGTTGTTCTTCAGAAAAGCGCCAGCGGTACCAACGTTGACCGCTAGCGCGGTCGCAACGTTGGTCCCCAGGCCGCTTACGTCGGAACCGATCCGTACCGTACAGGTGTTGTCAGCGCAGTTTATCGTCTTATTGGTCAGGACCTCGGATCCGGCTAACGAGGCTAGGGTCGCAGAGGCAGCAGGGAACGTGAACGTGCCCGTGGTCGGAAACGCGAGGGTCGTACCGCTCGCGCCGCCGGTCGTCGTCAGCGCGCCACCTAGGGTCAACGCCTTGCCGCCGATCTTCGAGACCGTAATAGCGGCCGAACCGGACGCCGGTCCAGCGGTACCGTCACCGGTCAACTGGTTGATACCGGCCGTCCCGCCGGTCGTCGCAGTGATTGTCCCATCTGCGGCGCAGGTCGTCGTGACACCGTCGCACTTCGCGACACCAGCGGTCGCCGTCGAGGCCGGCGCGGTCGTCCCGACCGAACCAGGACCGGCGTTCTGCCACTGGGCGTGGGCCGCACTGGCAGTCAAGCACGCGGCGAGGGTAGCAGCAATGATACCCTTCATCGTCCTTACCACCTGACGCACGTGAAATTATGGCCAGACGTCGCGGCGTTGACGCTAACATTGGTAGTCGATCCAAAGATCCCGCCAAACGGCTGCCCGGGAGCAAGCGCGGCGTTAGTACCACTCGCCGTCGTCGTGGCTGTCGTCGTCGTGTCGATATAGAGCGGCTCAACCGCGCCGATCCCCTGGTCCGTCGCGCTCAGCGGGTTGACGATGTAGTATCCGTTGACCTTACCTGTCAGCGCGACGACCGCAGCTCCGCCGGTCGTAACGCTCGTCGCACCGCCGCAGGCCCGCGGGGTCACGGTCTGAGCGTAGAGCGGCAGCGCCGTCAGGAGAAGGATCGCGAGGACGCGAAGGAACATCTGATTCTGTCCAGTCAGGCGGCCAGTCGCGCCGCGTTTTCGAGGAGTTTCAGCGCCGGTCCCACGCAGACCTCCGGGGTAAACTTCGCCCTGAACCGCTCAAATTGGCCGGCGTGGACGCCGCGCCAGGCGCCGCGGGTAGCCAGCGCTAGGCTGATGAACTCCTCGTCGGTCCGCGCGAACTTAACGACATCAGCCCAGGGCTTCATCAGTTCGATCTCGTGCGGCTCAGCAACGACCGGCCGGCCCAGGCAGAGCGCGGTGTTGCATCTCGAAGAACTGACGAGACCCATCTCATCAAATTTCCGGATCTGAATGATGACCTTCGCCTCCTGCATCGCCCGGTCGCGGTCGACCTGACTGCCGAAGTCCGCCATGACGCGGACCGCCTTCTGGCGATTGGTCGCGTTGGCCAACTTTTTCAGCAGCCTCTCGCGGCGCCGGGACATCGTCCCATAGAACCCGAAATCGTACGCCGGCTCGCGCTGGGTCTCGGAACGGACCAGCGTCTTGGCGTAGCCGAGCTCGACGTAGGCCGAGGGCGCGTACTGCGCGTACCAATCGGTGACGTTCTGACCCGGCACGAGGTGCCAGATCGCGTCTAGGTACGGCGCAACCTTGACGAAGTCCGCCTGGCGCTTGGCCATCTCACCGGTGGCCTGATGGTTGAAGCCGACGCCCTCTACGGGCTCCTCGGTCGCTAGGCAGATGAACCGGGCGCCCTTACCGTGCCACTCGGCGACGAAGTCGACGATATTGTCGTTGAAGCCCTCGACGATGACGTTGACACCGCCGGCCGTGATGAGATCGTCGTTCTTCGGGTCCCACATAGCGCGATGGCCGAGGGCCATGAGCTGGTGACCGACGATCGCGATAACGTCTTCGAGGGAACGCTGGCCCGCGGGGGTGTGGTTGCCTAACCAAAAATTGAGGTTCACTGGTCTTCCTCGACCTCGAAATCGACTGACTGGAGCATCACGCCGGTATCAATCAAAGGCTTTGAGCTGCCCTTACGGGCGATCGTGGAAGGCGCCAGCGGCGGATCGACGAGATCCACGATCGACTGCCTGAGCTGCCCCGCGATG